TCCGCTTTCTGCTCATCACCATGCACTTCAACAAGTGCTTCCTCATATAGTGCTTCAATTAGATCGGTGTTTGCTTGACAACTCATAATAAAATTCCTGGAATAATGTGAATAATGGTTAATATAGTGGCGGTTACCTCATGTAGAGGTGTCCGCCTGCCCAGTCAACTTTGTTTGGGTCTAGTAGAAATTTGATGTGATCAGGATTCTGAAAAGTGTATCTTACATGCTTAGCGGGTGATTTCCATGATGCAGGTTTATACACGTCACCAGTATTTTTATCGATGAATGTAACAACTGATCTCTCTCTATACTCTTGTCTGTCCTCTGACCACTCACATGAAACAACTTTGTAATACTTCTTACCTTCGATTGCCTTGAAAACGTCTAAGTTTGCTGTGCCGTTTTCGATCTCAGCAAGTCTATCTAATTGATATTGAGATGGTGTAGATCTCACTTCACCGCCGAATGTTGGACGCTTATACATTGCGATAGTATAAAGTTTTAGATTCTCAGTAAGTGCATCGCAATAACCTTGAGTATAAGACTTAACGAATGCCTTATTAGTCTTTTTGACTGATTCGCCGATTACTTTAGTTTGAGTCATGTTTGTTTGTTTAATTACTCTTATTATAATGGGTAAATGTGTGGTAGTGTATTCTTATGTGACACTAATAAAACTGTCACACAACTGGTTGACTTTTTATGGTCTTACCTCGTATTTTAAATGCTCAGCATGATAACCAATAAAATCAAATATTCGATTTCTTAGGTCATCTTCATTGTATGCTGTCCACCTACCTAGACATCTTTGGTGCATTACATATTCCTCTTGGGGTGTAAACTGCAAATCTGGGTCTCCGTCTCCTACTTCACTTAAGTAGAGTTCAATTTCTGTTACTTGATAATTCTTCATTATGTTAACCTCCTATGGTAGTTGGTTAACATATACTTGTCTCTTGAATCTTGAGACTATCTCATCAAGTGTTTTTAAATCAATATCATCGATATTGTCATTCTCTTCGCCAACATAATAAAATGTGTTGTGAATGTCTTTGATGAGATCTAAGAGTGAAATCTCGTTTGCTGTGTAATCTGCTGACATAAGTTTGATTGAATGATTATATTAATATTATAGTCACTAAAAACACGGTAGTGTATTCTTATGTGACACTAATATAACTGTCACATGTTTGGATATTCTTCTTCTACTTTATGCTTAAAGTCTATTAATCCTTCGTGGATTTTAAACAATTTAAACATATCTACATCGCTGAAGTCATCCCACTCAGCAACATATCCCACTCTCTCGATATCTGGTTGACCATTCTTAAATTGTGGTGCATATCTGAAATCGCCATCGCTATCTAACCAAAAACACATGCCGAAATCATCGCTATTTGTAAAACCGTAAGGTGTAGGGGAAAAGTTATGCTTTTCCCTTAATGGTATGTTAGTAGGCATTACTTTCTCACCTCGTAGTATTCTCTAACTATTGAAGTTTGCTCACCAAACTGTTTGATTAGAAAATTTCTATATCTTACTGCTTGGGTGCCTAGGCATCTAGCGATCGCTCTCTCATTGAATGAAATTTCATCTATCTCCCATGAGTCGTTACGAATAGCATCAACAAAACTACCACTACTGTGATCAAATTTGTTGTAAGTTAATGTCCCACCATTGCTATTTCTACTTAAATCGTTTATATCGTGAGTATAGTAAACTGTAGCGATGTGCTGACTACCAACATAAACATTGCTAGTAAAACAGTTATCTGTTTGATATGAGTTGTGAATCATTACATCATTTTTAAGTGATGTGCTTTCTCTCTGTTTGATTGCCTGTAATACTCTTGTTTGATAGATGTCCATGTGAGTAATTTATGATTATATAATCATTATAATCATTAAAAACACGGTAGGTAGTTTATATGTGACACTAATCCAACTGTCACACACTATTAATACGTTTGTCGATTAATTCCTTATATTCTGAATGTAACTCACATCCAATATAATCACGTCCTAATTGCTTACTAACCATTGCGGTAGTCCCTGATCCCATAAATGGATCTAAAATTAGGTCACCTACTCTACTCCCTGCTAAAATACACGGTTGAATGAGATCAGGCGGAAATACTGCAAAGTGACTTCCTTTATATGGTTTATTAGTTACTGACCATACAGATCGCTTATTCTTCTTAGGATAAGATTTAGTTAGTCCAGTATGGGGACTTAATCCTGTGCCTTTATTATGATACTTTCCTTTACTTCTATCTCTCACTCCCCAGTCTTTAGCATCTTCCTTGATTGCTTCATTGTCATAAAAATATTTCTTATTCTTACTGAATAAGAAAATATACTCATGTGCTTTAGTGCATCTATCTCTCACGGATTCGGGCATCGGGTTAGGTTTATGCCAAATAATATCTTGCCTTAAATACCATCCATCCTGACGTAATGCAAACGCTAACATCCACGGAATACCGATTAAATCCTTTTCTTTTAATCCCTCTAACTTATTACCACGTTTATTACATTTATCAGGTAAATCTTGCTTAGTCTTACTTACTGATTGCTTAGGATATGACTGACCTTTTCCAGGACGATAATTATAATAACTATCTCCTATGTTTAACCATAGTGTGCCATCATCCTGTAAATTATCTCTTACTAAGCGAAAGATCTCCACCATATTTTTAATATATTCTTCTGGTGTTTCTTCCTGACCTACTTGATTCTCTTCTCCACCATAATCCCTTAGTCCATAATAAGGCGGTGATGTTACACACATTTGTGCTTTATGCATCCAAAGATTTGGAAGTGTTTCTCTTACGTCACCATAGACAATAGTATTACGGTCGATCATTCTTTAAGTTGGGGAAAATGTGTAGGTGTGAATTCATCTAGTTTAACATTATAACCTATTACTCTAGGTGTTTCATATTCATCTTTTACTCTATTATAATACGATGCATGACTATCAAGATATGCCTGTATTTCTTCTGCTAAGTGAAATGGATTGATCTCAGCATCGTTGCCTGCTTGAATTTTGAAACAGTAGGTAATTTCTTTCATAGTTAGTGATGTGGGTTGTAATAGTTGAGCATTAAAAAGATAATAAAGATAATAACGAGAATAGTGATTACTAGCATTGAATTGATTGAATAAGTTTTAATTCTTGATAATTATATACGGTCTTTCTGTCTCCATTGTCATCAATTAATACTGTCCAGTTTTCAGTAGGTGTAAATCCTTTTCTGTCAGTATCGTCCTTAATGTAGTTAATTAAAACTGTGTATGTATCACCCTTATATGATACGATATCACCTAGTGATATATCTTTGACTGAGTTATACATTATGCTAACTCCCTATCGTCAATAATCTCTAGCATTAATTGATATGCCTTTGATGGGTCATCTTCATTTACATATGCTTTAAGATCTTCATAGATGTATTCATCACAATTATTAAATGTGTATTTCTTGAATTGCTCTGTGTCCATTGATTCAATTTCTTTTTCAACTTGATCTTTAGCAAGTTTGAGCAATTCTTCGTTACTCATAGTTGTGATAATATACTCTACATACTCCTCTTTGATCTCTTGTAAATCACCAGTTTTTACAGTCATGATAATCCCTCCCAGATTGAAATAAATGTTGTAATCCAGTCACGATTTGCAACTGACATTGATGATAAATCTTGCTCATCAGCACTTAACATAGGTAGATTGTGATCTGTGCAATACTGCACATAAATGTCACTTAACCAGTTGATTTGATTGTCATTCATGATGTAATCTCCCAAAATTTCTTGACTGCTGCGTCAGCAATAACAGGCAAATAACCTAGTTTTGAATTTTGCTCCATAGCATATAATTGATCATCAGTTAGACCATTTTCTTTACGAAAGTCTTCCCAACATTCGTCATAGCATTGATCTAAAAGTGCTTCCTCTTGAGTGAAATTCATGTTAGTTAACTCCTATGATGTTGAGTGCATTGTTGTAAGCAACTGCTCTTGCTTCGATAACCTGATCTCTCACTCTCTCACGGTCTAGACTATCACCACCACCCCATGTTACATGAGTGCCTTCTTCACATAAATCTAAAACATTGAGAGTAGCAAGTGCTAACTCTTGTCTTGTTAATCCATCGATAGGATATAAACAGTCAGGATGCTCAGGTGAATAGAATGATTCACAATAGTCAAGAAATTCTTTGAAGTTGTGCATGTGATTTGTTTAACTATTAATATAATAACAAAAAAGCACACGGTAGTGTGTTACCGTGTGCCACTAATAAAACTGTCACTCTGACAATAGACTTTCTCTTTTACATAGGTAAGCATTACCATTGATTACTGCATCAATATAATTATTGTTTACAGTATGATTGATCAATTTGGCATAACTGGTCAGTTTTTTGATCTTGGATTGCTGAGAATTTTTTGATTGCATTGATTCCGAAGTTGACTGTGAAAAAGATAATAATAAAGGTTAGAGCGTATCTCATTAGTAATTCATGATTTGTTTAGTGGGGACTTGATTAATATAACCTTCAATAAATTCTTTACATTCACAAACAGTATCATATCCACCGATCTTAGTGTATATGAATACACCATTATCTAATTGCTTACGAGCATTAACTCTATACTTGTAAGCATTATAATCACCTACATGTGCACCACTAAGATCTTCAGTAATAGTAAATGCACTTAATTGGATACCGTGATCATTCTCTACATAATCCTCGGATACGAAAACATGCTCACTATATGTTGAGACGTTTAGATCTAGGTGTGAGTTGATGATCGCTAGTTGGTCTTCCATGTGATTCTGTGTGATTACATCCTATTATAGGGCATAGGTGAGCAAAGCACAAGTTTATGTGACACAATATTAAATGTCACATTTATATCCATCATTATAATATGATTCAATTATATTCATTTCGTCATCACTCAAATCCCATTTAAAATTACTAGGAAACAAGTTAATCAATTTTTTAAATGCTTTATTACTGACTTCATTACTTCCGAAGTCATGTCGATCTCTCTCCACACATTCGTGGATATATCTCCACTCTTTAGTAGTGAAGTATCGTCTCACCTCATCATACTGATGTTGTGTTAATGGTCTCATTTTAGTAGGATGCTTCCTCTAATTGGTCGATAGGGTTATCTTGAATACTGCAATATGAAATATCGTCAGTATGATAAGATCGATAAATTCTCTTCCATATGGTATCGAATTCATCCTGATCTAAGTTTTTAAAGATAACTTGACCTTTAAAGTAAATGTGGTAGGTTGTTGTTGTCTGCATTTAAGTCCTCTAGATACATCCATTCGTAACTACTATCCTCGGGATCTTCATTGTTAATAATGTATTCATTGAAAATAGCATCGCTATTACCAATATTTGAGTCATCTACATGTCGTTTAATATTTGTCATGTAGGTATATCTCATTGATGAGAGTGCGAATTCAATGGTATTCATGACTGGGGAAAGTAATTAAAGTTGATTACACATCTATCCTGAGTGGATGATGTGCCATAGTGAATTGTCTCGGATGGAAATATAACCATCCTACCCTTAACAGACTCTACTTTTTGGTCTCCTACCATCGTATAACCATCATTACTATTAACATAGTAAATTCCAGTTAAAGCGTTAGGAAATTTATGATCTGTATGTGGGTGTGATGACGTGGGCACTTGCGAGCGAAGTTGCAAGTTTGCTTTAATCTTAATGAGTGCACATGCATTTAAGTTATACAATAATGGTTGCATTGCCCTATCTTGACAAAAGTCAGATTGTGGAAATCCATTATTATAAAACATATGCACCATTTGTGATCTCGAATCGGGGTCAGTTGATACTATCCTACGACAGTATGACCACGAAAAAGTGTCACTCAATAAAAGATCATGAATCTCTTGTTGAATAACACTAGGGACGAAATCATCAATAATCCTCATTTGTTAAATGGCGAATTGAAGTATGCCTTATTAACTGTGTAAACAGTCACTAGTGCTACTGCAATACCCAAAAAACCTAACCATAGAATAGGTGAATGTGGGAAATCGTATGTTGGAATTTGCATGTGTGTTTGTTTAACCTCTATATTATATGGCACTTAACCTATGTATGGTAGGGTCTTGTGCCACTACTTGATCTGTCATACAATAGATTGACCCGAGTGACACTCGTATGCCATCGTCAGGTGGTAGTCCCATGTGATACATATGCGATGGGAAAATTAAAGTTTGTCCCATATGAAATGGCACTCTCTCTATTTCTTCGTTTGCATTATTGTAGAATACAGTATCACCTGATTCACCAGCTGCATGATATACAACTGAGATAAGATTAGGCATGTCACCATCATTATGGATTTGTGACTGCATATTATCAAATTGCATATTCAATAGTGTCCTCATAGTTTTAGCATGTAATCGATGCTCCATGAGTGCATTAAAATATTTGATAAACCATTCATCCTCACTACCCACAAATACACCATCTTGCACTACCATAGTGCCAAAGAATCGTGCATTCTCATAGCAGGCATAGGGACTATTAGTCCATCTAACAGGATATTCAACTAATCTGTTGGCAACACTATCTACCATCCAGTCAGGAAAAAGACCACTAACAACTTCAACCAAAACCACTCCCTCCTTTAGATTTAGGTCTATCAATTACTTCAATTCTATCTATAAGAATCTTTTTATTCCACCATAACTCTTGGATTTCTTGCCATGAATCCAACACTTTAGTGGAATTATCTTTGCAAATAACCTTATAGCAATGCCTATCATATGGGGCACTACTGGTCTCGGTGAAGTAATTAGGAAGTGAGATCATAGTCTATCATTAAGTAATTGAATTTGCCAATTATCATCCCCACCTTCTAGTCGGTCAACCCAAAACCAAAAGTCAGGATAGTCAGGTGCTGAGCAAAACACCCTATTACCTCTAATATGCTCAACAATAACCTCATTCTTATTGTTGAGATATTTGGTAAATATCTGTTGTGCCTTATTACTTTTAGGCACAACTAATGCTCTATTTTTAAGCATAGTCTAGTCTTGTAAGTAAGTTGTCTTTAAATGGTCTGAGTCTATCGATGCACATTTTATGATATGTTTCATCGATCTCAAAACCAATAAATTGTCTATTCTCCTCTACTGATACCTGAGCGGTTGTGCCTGCACCCATAAATGGGTCTAGCACTACATCATTGACACTAGACCACGTTTTAATGTGACCTCGTGCCAACTCCTCAGGCATTGTAGCAGGATGTTTATATGATGCTTTAGACGATTGTCCAAATCCACCACTATTTTTAATTCTCCATATGTTTGTCCTTACTCCCCACTCTTTAATCGCATTACTCTTACGATTAGGGTCATGTGTAGTGCCATCCTTTTTGCGTGATGTAGCATTACCCCATGATGTGATGCCTGCCCACTTGTTTTTCTTATCTTGAATAAGATTAATAGTTTTGGGACGTCCTTTAGATAGTATGAAACAATACTCAAATACTTGAGTATATCTTACTGACTTGACTCCACTAGCGAATGCTGTGCCTGTTTTCTCATATATCATTGTGTCGTGAAGTCTCAACCCTAAATCCATAAAATGTAAACATTGACGAAAACTAGATCCAGTCTCGGATCCTTTTATTGTCGCATCGTTTACATTCCACATTATTACACCACCTTCCTTTAACACTCTGACCAGACCAGTAGCAACATCCTTAAAGACATTAAAATCCCACTTGCTACTATCATTATATGTGCGTAAATCGTCGTAAGGCGGTGACGTTACGACGAGATCAACACTTTCTTTATCCATGAGTTGCATACCATCGATACAACTCATGTGATAGGTATCATTAAGCGATAGTTTCATAAACTGTGTGGATAAATTTCTGTGTCCTTCTTACACTACCGTAGATAGGTGTGATACAAATAAGATCTTCATTGTGCACTCTAAGAGTAGAAAATCCGTTGTTGTTTTTACCAGTCTTAGTAACTGAGTCAGTCCAACCAGTAGCAGGATTCATAGCAAGTGACAAGTCAACTAGACATGCAAACACCTCAGGAAATCCATTCTCTTTTTGTGTCAACTTAACACAAAAGATCTTATCAACCTTGGTCTTACTGTGATTGTTACCAGTAGCGAATGATGATGTGCTACTACCGAGTGACATTTTGTTTTCGATCTCTTGCTCTAAGAGTAGAGCATCGTAACCAACTGTCTCCTCACTAATGTAATCAACACCCAAATCTACTGCTGAGTCCTCAAGAGCAGGGTTAAAGATGTTTGCAAGAAATTTAGTTTTGTCAACTGTATTGTCCTCACCAAAGAATGTATCTAGGTTAGACTTCTTACCACCACTACAAATGTGTAGTGCTTTAGCAACACGGTCTGAAGTCAACTTGACTGCTTTAGGGACGATACGCTTAAGTGCTTCAGCGAGTTGGATGTTGTCTGCTTGGGGTCTGAGTTTCATTGTATTTGTCTGATTGATCTTATTATAGCGTCAATAAAGACGGTAGTGCAATGTAGTGGTCAGTTTCTCAAGTGTCCTACTCATATGCCTGTAACCACTACCAACATAGATCTGACCTGCTACAACACTAAGAGTTGCAACACCCCAAAAAATGTAATACCATTTAGATTTGATTTGATACCTTTTCATAATTAAACAATAGATGTGGGTGCAACACCCTTTACAAAAATCTCATCGACTACTCTCTGTAGTCTCTTGACAACTGCATTACCATAATTGTTATGGATAGGGACTGTCAAGTAACCAGTTGGTTTTCTATAAAACTGACATGCACCTGCAGGAATACGACCTTCAGCGATCGCTTTAGTGTCATCCTTATGCATACGAATCACACGACCAATAGTTTGTGCCATTGATACAACATTGAGATTTCTCAATAGAATGCAATGGGTCAGACCGTGGACGTTGATACCCTCAGATAGAATAGAATAGTGCATAACAACAAATTTCTTGTTGTTATCCTTACCCCACTCAGATAGAGTTGTCATAAACTCTTCTCTGTTTACTTTCTTGTCATTAATATATGCACCATATTTAGATGTGACATGTAGATAGTCATAACCTCTGAGTCTCAACTGAGACAATAGAGTAGTGTGACCGATCATGTTGCCGAGGATACGACTAGATGGGACTGCAATCAACACCTTAGATGCTGACTCCTCATCAAGTGTGTCTAGCACATTGATAACTGTCCTTGTTTGTGTCTCATGCATTGTATCTCTATCCAAATCCATTTCAGTAGTAAATGGGACGATAGTAGGTGACACAATACTACCGTTAGCAATCAATTCTGGTGCAGGGACTGACTCCAATACATCACCATAAACAAATTTGTTATTCATACCTCTAGTATGAATGCCTTCATTCTTTCTTGCTGTGCGTGGTGTCGCTGTGAAAAAATAACATTTATCTGCAACTTTACTTGACTCCATTGCTTTAGGGAAAAACTGACGTGTTACACTATTGTGTGCTTCATCAAAATAGATAGCATCAATAGGAATATCAGACTCCAATACACGATGTAGTGAATGATATGTTGTAAATATAATTGCATTCTCATGTAGAGCACGGCAACCCTCAACAAAATTAGCAATCTCTAGTGCCTTGGTTGTGCTGTAATAATGTGTCTCACCTGAGTGAGCATGACATACACGACCTTTAACTTGCTCCATGAAATCATCACACAACTGTTGAGCAAGTAAGATACGAGGTGCTACTACAACAATATGCTTAGGTCTATTGAGATACATGTTAGGTGTCTCTAATAGTTTCTTAGCATGCTGTATCATAATAAATGTCTTACCACCGCCTGTTGGGACGATGATCTGACCCTTGTCTGCTGTGCTCATAGCATCGAGTGCTCGTTGCTGATGTGGGCGAAGTGTGATCAATGTATTCGTGTCGTTAGACGTATTATAACATAAAAATGGGGTGCTGTGCACCCCTAGGTCAGTTATTCGATTGTCACAATGGTGGGACGAAACAAACATAATAAAGAATGTTGTTTCGCCTTTAATATAATAGCATATAATTATCTCTTGTCAACCTCTGGTAACATATCATTTCCAGGATGATCATCTATCTTTCCTTTATATGATTTACCATATTGTTTAATTGCTTCTACTTCAACATTACCCCACTCATTTGGATATACACAAATACAACACTTATTCATAGGTTGTCGTGACCCTTCGGGATTAGGTTTAGTGGATACACAAATAGTGATGTAGTCATCACTAACAAATTCGATAGTGCCTTCTAGACCATCATACTTTGCTTTGCGTCCAACTTCTAGGTGTTTCATAATGTTTCGTAATTCAACCCTATCTGCATTACTTATGATAAGTGGGATAGTCATGTTTCAAGTGTAACTTTTCAATAATCTGAGAGATAGTATCACGGTCAACAGTTGAAACACCATTGTATTCTCTCCACATCTTAGACTGGTAGAGGAATAAACACTTTCTAACGAGATTCTTCTCGTGATCAGTTAGTATGGCATCTTTTGCAAACACGTTGATCTCCATCGTTATTTGTATTTATTATAACGATACCATTTTTACTTTGTCCAATATAACAGCGTTTGCTCATACATCAACTCTTTAACCTTTTTAGGATTGAGTCCTGCTACTCCTAGATCATCCTCTGTGTATGGGTGCTTAAGTTTACTAGCAACATCTAACAATTCATTGCGTTGCTCAATACCCATAAACTTGAATGCCATCATATATCTATTCCACAAGAAATATGGTGTGGGTGTGCGTCCTGAGTGTGGGATTCTACCATCGAAAATGACCACTCTGCCAGGTTTTGGCACTACTGCGTGGACGATATCTAACTCGTGATCATAGAATATAGTTTCTCCACCATAGTTAGGTATCCAAAACTGATTCATATAGACAATCATAGTGCATTGATTATCACACCAGTATGGTGCATCACAATGGATTCTGGGTGCATCACCATGTTTCAACACATTCATATATGCTGAGTATAATGTCTCCCGTGGGGGCACGGGCACATGTGAGCAATTTTCGAGTCTGTCTAACACCCATTGATATAGATGATGTCCTGAGCATTGATCAAAAGGTTTGCTTCCATGATGATCTACACTATAGAAATCATGTGTATAGTATGTCCCTCTAAGATCTACTTTCTCAAGATTAGTTTGTGGCAAATCTTGTCTGCCATGATAATAAGGTAACTCTATTGCTTGCCGACAAATATCATCGTCAAGTATGTCAGTATCATATATTTTAATTAGAGGGTGCTTCATTCAATAAATCCAATGGTGTTGTTAAACTCATCATATCCTCTGTCAATGTTAGTCATTTGATATGCTGTGATATTCATAGTCATCACATATCTATTGCTATCACTATTGTTTCTGCCTGTCCTATGCTTCAACCAACCAGGAAAATATAATACATCATTTGTCTTTACTGGAATTTGGATCCAATGATCCTGTCTAGGTAATTCATAACCATCGTCAACAGGTTCTGCATACTTAAATGTATGCAAAGGATTGAGAATTTCTAGGTTACCACTACCTTCTGGCACATCTAAGTATGCACAAACTCCCACCTGCACATTGTGATGATGATGCTCTAACGTTGTTGCCTTGGGTGGATGTCTATTAATCCAACTCTCTGACATATTACGATAGACACCTTTAAGTGACCACATATCCCATATCCTATCTACAACACTAGGGATGTGGTTGTTAGTCAAGTCATCAAAACATTGCCATCCGTGTGGTGGGTCATGTCGGCATCTACCAACTGACGATACTCCACCCTCTTCTAGTGCTGAGTTTAGATAGTTAGACTCTGGACTCTCGATAAAGTCTAGAAATATATCTGTCTCCTTTTTAATATCCTTCCATATATCTGAGAGATTATACTGTGATCTAAAGATAAAAGGATAAGGATTAACTGATTCTAAACCATCGCCAATCGACTGGTCTGGTAATGCTGTGAGCATGATATAAAGAATAATGATGTACTGGAATACTCAAGGATATTCTCTCTTCTGACGGTTGTGCTTGATGATAACATCTTGGTGGGATGTATAGGGCATCACCTGCATTTAGCACAACATCTATAGCAGGTGTGAAACTATCATAGTCTATCATAGCATCGCCAGGATCTCCCTGTGCGACAAACGTTGCCCTTCTTTCATTATATACTTTCCAATGTGTCTTGCCTTTTAATTGCACGATGAAATTATTAGGCAAGTCCTCATGTATATAGAAACTATTTGACTTGCCTTTACCACAATATATTTGAAACTGACTATCACCTGAGAATATTTGTGACCACTCACCTACCATCTTCATGACCTTCTCACTTCTGTAAGAATAGTTGTTAATGATAAATGTATGTCCCTCTCTGAATAGTTGAAACAACTCGCTCTTTTCTTCCCATGCATGTGGTGACCATGAGCGTGGATGTTTATGTGGGTTTATCTTTCTTATCTCATGTTTACTTACAACATCGATATCGAAAAATTGTGGCATATTAAGGCAATATTCGACATCTTTCCATGAGCATATGTCATTGCACTCTTTCTCATCGATGACTTGCTCATAATAATATGGCACATCGAGATCCCAGTTTCTATCAAATAGTTTAAGGGGAAGTAAGAATGTCATCAGGCATCCCTCGGAAATTAAAATTCAACACGATTCTATACTGATTGATCTTAGGATTAGATGATGCATGAAATCTATTACCATCAAACAATACAAACTTATTCTTCTCTGGTTTGACTCTCTCTGCTATCGTGTAATCCTGTGTGAATATCTCATTGATACGTCTATTGACATCACCATTTGGGTCATCACATTGATCGAATAGAATAGTATCTCCATCACTATCGTGGAAATAATATATACCAGTCATATGCTTACTGTCATGATCTGTGTGTGGTGTGTTGAAATCCTCCACAAAATGATTATGATGTAGCATTGCTAACCTGAGTCTAAACAACTCAAATGTCCCACGTCCTAACCTGTCCTGTATATGATCTACAATAGGAATAAAGAGATCATAATATTGTGAGACTGGTTGTCCATCATGAAACAACACATGTGTCCATCCAACACTTGTGCGTTTAGGTTCTGACTTTAGATCAACATCATCAGTATTGAGATTAATATTACCAAATTGATAATTATAACCACTACCAAATGTTACGTCATGTGGTAGAAAATACCAAGGGAAACCCCTTGATGTCATTGTATCAGTCAGTCGATTCAGATAGGTTGTCGTTAATAGATTCGATAGACTTCTGGATACTACCATAATTAATATGCTGTGAGTATAGTGTCACGTTAAATGAGTAAGAGATTCTTTCCTCACTACTTTTGTTTGCTGCTACTTGATGTAGCATGTCTGCAGGGAAAATAATCAACTGATCGACCTCAGGTTTGTATGATGCAATCTCATAGTTGAGTGGATTCAAACCATGTTGATAGTTATGTCCTACACCCCATGATTTAAACTTATGCAACTCATCAAAAGGACGCATAAACGTGATGTCACCTGACTTCTCGGGCACTTTTGAGTAATATACTCCACCAAAGATTGCACCAGGATGTGAATGCACATGATTGAGATCACCAGGCCCATTTATGTTTAACCAACCATTTGTTATCAACATAGCGTAATCTCTAAAACCTAGATCTTGGCACGCTACATCAACAACCTCATAGATTTGCTCTGAGAGATATTTCAATGGTGGTATGGTATGCATTCTTTCACTACCCCAGTCATTTGACTGGAAACCACCTTCGTTAGATGCTTTTCTACCTGACATCGCTCCACGATGCACCGTAGCAAATTCGTTAAAATGATCAGTATCTAATCCACAATTTTCCTTGTGCCAAATGCCACGAGGAAACCAATAATCACATTTAATCATTTAGTCCTCAAAGGTAAATTCCTTGTCAGTAATGTTAGGGTCAACATGCATTTTAAAGAGATAGAGTGCCTCTACCGCTCCTTGCAGTTTATTAAGTTTATCTTTCTTCTCTTGTAGTCCTTCAAGAGATACACGAGTAACAGTAGATGAGTAAGACATATTGTCTAGTGCTTCGCTCATTTTCTGATACTCTTCAGTTGCTTCCTTATGCTGATCGCAAAAGTCTTGCACTAGCTGGTCAAAGGTGAGTTTAACAGGATTACCATCCTCATCACACATAATGCCACGCTCTTCTTCACGAGAGACACCTGCCAACTCGTCAATTTTAATTTCTTCTGTAGTTTGACTACTGAGATTGTTTGCTTCCATTAATCGAACCTCTCTAGGTTTTTATTTAGTGAGTTAATCTTCATGTGATCTTTAATACGGTCATTTAATTTGGTATTCTCAATAAACGATTTAGTTTTGAGATAATCCATCATTCTTTCCGCTTTGTAATCCTCATCGTTTGCAGTTTCGATGATGACATTAAACTCTTTTGTGTCTAACCACTTGCGTGGGATGGGAATCCATTGACACAATGGTGTCCCTGCTTCAACAATGTGGTCTCCCTCCATTGCATGCCAAAACAGTTGCACATTGATCTCATATGAGTATGACGGATCTACGATCCCTGTTGGTGCACTAAATCGTTTGTCATCACTATATGATACTGGGATCTGCAAAATCACAATATCAGGGTGTGCCATGACCCTCCAAGGGGTCTCTAGTTTAACTACCTGCCCTAAGGTAGGTTGTGCTTTATTAACTAGATCACGCATACCATCAGTCTGTCTCTCAATGTGAGACGTGACATACTTACCACCAACAAACAACTGACGTGTCACCCATTGAAATGTGCCTTTCTCTGGGTCTGGTCTAATTGCAAAGTCGGCAGGTGCAGGCAAAATCCATCCACTATCCATGATCGCAGTGATAGCAGGGCATGTGGCTGCATGCTCCTTGATACCATTGTCTTTCATTTTTAGGTTGTCGAATGTCTCTTTTAGTGCCAATACAGGGCAATCACTCTTGTTTTGGTATTGCTCTTTTAATGTATTGATTCGCCATTGACGTTTCAACTTTTGTGATGGGTATAGTGGGAAAAATTCGGCAACTCCTGCATCCATTGAATAAAATCTTATCCAAGGTTTCTGGAATTTACCCTTGATCTTCTTCCACATCGTCCTGACCATAAATGTATCCTCTTAGATACTCATACTGAGTTGGTAATTGTTTTACTGAATTATATATTGCTTCACGATCACGTTGCCAATCTTTGTGCACTTGCTCCACCTCACCCTTTCTGAGTGGGTATATATGATGTGCTTCAGCAACACTATGCTCGTTGATAGGACGGAATCCCATACCAGCTGCAATATATACGAGACCATCAAATTTATCTGCTGACCAGAAATTCTTTCTCAGACCTTCATACAGTTGAAAATATTCCCTTCGTGATTCTAGCATAGAATGCCATCCAAGGCAATCATTCATATACTGTGTCAGGTCATGATTACTGAATAGTGCAGTATTTTGAGTAGCATCCCTCCAATACTTCGTGTCTTCACGTTGTGACAACACATAATGCATGCCAATAAAGTATTTCATAGACTCAATGGCATGATCGACAGTATAGTTATAACTGTCAATATCAATCTTAGTTACGTTACCACGACGTTTGAGTGAGTCCACCAGATACAACAGATTCTCATGTGTAGTCATCAGACCAGTAGATTCTAGTGGCTCCAAGAAACCATATGCTAGTCCAATACCTACAACATTCTTGACCCACGCTTTCTCACGTTTGCCATGTCTGATACTAATCAGGCGATAGTCAGCATTGTCGGCAACTTTGGGCGAATATCGTTTTGCCAGATAACTTACAAACTCTTCGTGTGCAATGTCAGGGTCAATATATTTTTTACTGAATACATATCCTGCTCCTACTCTATTCCATAGTGGAATGTTATAACACCATCCATTAGACATTGCTACACAATCTGTGTAATTGTCCATCTGATTTTTACGATCCGTATATTCAACCCTAGCAGTCATTGCCATGTCGTTGAATAACACATCATTAAATGAGATAAACTTAGATCCCATCATACCTTCTAGGATCAGAGATTTAAAACCTGTGCAGTCAATGTATAGGTCTGCTTCAATCATCAGACCTTCATCCCATCCCTCTGTGATATTTACTGACGTGATATGTCCTGTTGCATCTTTACTACAACTACCTACGATACCCTCATATACTTTGACCTTCTTAAACTTTTTGCGTAGAAACTCACCAAACTTCTCACTATCCATATGGTATGCAGTATCCTGCTCCATATTCCAGTTACGCATTTCTTCTGAAATATATTGTGGTGAGAGTTTATTCTGCTCTGATAGAATAGTATTTGGATTAAAGAAACGTGCAAACTCTTCGGGTGGATACAAGTGTGGATACTTTACTTGCAACTCAAAGAATGTCATATAATCACTACGATAATCGTTGTGATCTATGCGTCCAAATGGATATTGAAACCTCTCTCCGTTATTCTCTCTAAAGTTTTTAAATGCAATCGATGACTTGTAAGTAGCATTGCAATATGGCATCCACTCCTTGTCTTTGATGCCAAGAAATCTAAAAAACCTATTAATATGTCCGAGTGTAGATTCTCCTACTCCAATAATATCTCTGCCTTTAGGTTGGATCAGGGTTACCTCAGCATTTGGGAATGCTTTCTGCATAGTTGCAGCTGCCATCCATCCAGATGACCCACCACCCACAATACAAAATGACTTATACTGCATACAATGTCCTATTGTAATAATCTAACGGATTGACTCCTAGTCTAGCATGATTCCACTCGTGTGTCCAACTGTTGAGGTGTGAGTCCTCAGGAATTCCACCATGAAATAGGATCTCACTTTCAATAACATCAGTAAATGGATTCCATCCATGACCTGCCATCACACAATAGAGTGAGTCTCCATCAGCATTTTGCCAATTTAGTTTATTACCAAAATTATGTGACTCCTCTAGCATTGTGATCTTCGCTGCCTCAATCATATTACCATCAGGATATCTTATTTGCGATACCGCTTTCCAGTAATCTGAGTCATGACGCTGTGTAAGAGCATAATGAAGAGCAACAAAAGAAGCAAAACCATCGAATGCAAATGCTACTGCCTTGTTATATGTATCCCTCATCATTTGAGTGGTGTGCGGTTTCCACATCCTACAGAATTTGAGTAGGAATTCATGCACCGACAACAATCCATTAGATTCTAATGGTTCGATGAAACCACCAGACAATCCAATAGACACCACATTACCACACCATATCTCTTTCTTTCTTCCTGTCTTAAAATGTATCTTTCTAAACTCTTCAGTATCATATTTAAGGAAAGATGCAAACTCTTTTAGTGCACTTTGATGATCCTGATACTTACTAGAGAATACATATCCCGTCCCAATACGGGCAAATGTGGGCACTGTCCAGACCCAACCACTACTCAATGCTGTGCACTGTGTATATGATTTTAATTCCTCTTGTTTATCTTTATATTCTAAACGTGTGACCCATGCTGTATCATTTGGCAACCAGTCACTATAATCTAACCACTCAGAATTGTTGAGTAGAGATGTAAATCCTGTGCAATCAAAATATAAATCTGCTTCGTGTTGTTTCTCATCTATCCACAGATATTTTATATCGTCTCCTACCCTCTCAAAATCATCTACTGTGCCAATAATACGCTTGACACTCTGGCATTTATTGTCTCGTAACCACTCAGCGAATTTTACAGCATCAAAGTGAAATCCAGTATTCTTTTTGATTTTAAAATTAGGATCCTTGATAGGTAACAGGTTATGCTCTGCACATTCTGCTGCTATCCAATAATCTCTGGCAAATTTATCATTACTCCATCCTTTCTTATATTGATTCCAAAACCAGACATCAGGGTGTGCCAAATTATAATTTGGCGATCCAAATGGATATTGCCATGGTGTGTCGTCCACATCATGAAAATTACTAAATCTTACACTAATCTTATATGTGGCATCACATGCCACCATCCAGTCCTCATCTTTGAGTCCTACATAATCTGCCCAGATCCTAAAATACTGAGTCGTAGACTCTCCTACACCCACAGGGGGTTTACTAGGTGACTCTACGACTGTGATGTCTGCGTCTGGAAATTTTGTCAGCATTGTGGTTGCTGTCATCCAACCAGATGACCCACCACCAATAATATAAATTTTCATACTATAAATTATAGCACATTAACTAGGATATGGCTCCCATGCCATACGTCCTTCTACTTGAATTTTCTTAACATCCTCTGTGAATGCAGGTGCACTACTTGGACTAGGCACGTTTGCTTTTACTGCTGCAACATGATCTTTAAATCTTGTGCCACCATCTAGTTGGTCTTTGTAAATCATGTCCAACTGCTCACCCACAGAACCATAGGCAATCGTGCGTGCAACAAGGTATGCTTCTGCCTGATTTTCTAGCTCTGCTCTTGGGTAGATAACACCATTAACCATACGGTGCTCGTTGGTTGTGTCGTCAGGGACTTCCATCCACTTCATAGTAGCATCAGCACCATCGTAGATTTGAAACTCGTCACCGTCTTCACAAATGTCGGTGATCATTCCAGACTCACCGTGGATAATTGCTTTTTTCATTGGTTTTCTGAAAGAATCTTAGTTATTTAGCCATAATATTCGTGGACTACCACAACACCTACACGTCCAGATGCACCTCTGTTACTGTGCTGTGATCCATTACCACCTGCTCCCCATGCACTATGACCTTCGTGTCTATGAGAATAGTTACTTTGTCTGTGTGAGCTGGGTTGCGATCCACCATAGTATGATCTACCACCTGAGTGGTTACCATATGAGTGATGAGATCCATGACCATTACCTCCACCACCGTGGACGTTTAGGTTACCACCTGAGCCGTTACCTCCATATCCACCTGAGTGTTGTTGAGAGCAGTTTGCACCAACTCCACCACCTGCTGAGCAGTAACCACCAAAACTAGATGAGTTACCGTTACCTCCACAACCTGAGTAGTTTGTGCCACCACCAGGATTTCCTACTGTAACAGATACTGAGCTGACATTCTGCACGTCAATAACTCTTTGTGACATACCACCTGCACCACCTGCTTCGGTATATCCTGACCCTCCACCACCTGCACCAACAACGGTGACCATGATAGATTTACAGTCACTAGGTCTTGTCCATGTGCCATTAGATGTCCACACCTGCACAGCTCTAAAACCTGATACTGCAGACGCTTCAACCCATGACAGGTTTGTGCCATCGGTCTGTAGGAATCTACCTGACTGACCTGACTGGTTAGGGATAATATACTTTGATGATCCAGTAACGTTACCGTTAATAGTAATGTTACCCACAATCAGAGTCGCATTGGCAGTAATACCACCAGTGGTCAAAGTGAAACCCGAGATGCCTGCAAGGTCTTTTACATTTGTAACTCTAAGTGTGCTCATCTGAAATACAACTCCACCCTTGCTGATCTATTTATTCCGTTACGGTTCTGGCAACAGTTGATACGGTCTCCTGCTGAGTAGTTACCAAAGTTACCAGTCATACCAATACCACCTGATACGTCATCAGAGTTCATGTCTGCTTCTGGATAACCACCAGACCCACCACCGTTTTCATTCCATCCAAATCCCCAACGTGTGCGTGCCCAACCACCATTGTTTCTGTAGTTGAATCCGTAGAATCTAACGTGTGACTGACCAGAGAAATTACCAATACCACAGAATTCGTTGGCATTAGACTTATAGAATCTATCTACCTGATTCCAGAAGTTGATAGGCTCAATCCTACCACCTCTACCATATCCTGTGTTGAAATCTGTTTCAAACCATGTCCATCCTCTGTTACTACTAGGGACGCATCCTCCGTTACCAATATCTGGCCAAATTGCCATGATATCCTTGGCACGGAATCTATTCATAACTTCAAACTTAGCATCACCATCGTTGGTGTTTGTTGATCCTGTGTTGAGAGTATTGTTAGATGTCCAGTAACTAGATCCCCAGTTAAATGTGGTGCCACGAGTTGCTTTCATACCCATCATCCAACCACCACCTAACCATCTATTATCCATCAAACAATAGATTTGGGTTGCTCCTACGCCAGGTAAGTTAATCCAATAAACTCCATCACCTGCACCAGGATTTCTAATCTTGATTTCCTCTGCAGATTCTGCAGGGTTACCAGATGATTGACCATAAGAAGTATCGGGCGATGTTGGGCGTCCATAGAATTCATGGACTACGACAACACCTTGTCTACCACTAGCACCTCTGTTACCGTGCTGTGATCCGTTACCACCTGCACCCCACGCTGAGTGCCCTTCATGTCTGTGACTGTAGTTACCTTGTCTGTGAGAAGACGGTTGTGATCCACCGTAGTAACTTGCTCCTCCTGCATGGTTTCCATAAGAGTGATGAGATCCGTGGGCGTTTCCTCCTCCACCAAATACGTTTAGTGTACCACCAATACCTTCTCCTCCTAATCCACCTTCGTGCTGCTGAATACAATTCGATCCTCCTCCACCTCCACCAGTGACATAGGAGCCGAAACTTGAAGAGTTGCCGTTTCCACCACATCCTGCGTAATTTGTACCTCCGCCAGGATTTCCTACTGTAACTGATACAGATGTTACGTTGTTTACATCAATGACACGTTGAGACATTCCGCCTGCCCCACCTGCCTCACAATAACCAGATCCACCACCGCCTGCTCCGACGGCTGTAACCATAATACTTGTGCAGTCAGACGGTCTATTCCATGTGCCGTTTCCTGTCCACACTTGCATACTTCTAATACCTGCAAGACCTGCTGCTTCAACCCATGAGAGTTGACTACCATCAGTCTGCAAGAGTTTGCCTGCATTACCTGCCTGCCTTGGGATAATATGATCAGAGTTACCAGAGATAGCTCCGTTAATTACAATATTACCTACAACCAACGGAAGTGTTGCTGTAACACCACCATTAGATAGAGAGAATCCACCTGTGTCGGTTAGATCATTAATTGAAGATACTTTTAAAAGACTCATTAGTTAACCCCAGAATTCGTGCACAACAACAATACCCTCACGACCTCGGGCACCCCTGTTACTATGTCGAGATCCGTTTCCACCAGATCCCCATGCTGCATGTAGCTCATGTCTGTGTGACCAGTTTACTTGGTTATGACCTGCAGGTTGTCCACCACCGTAGTAACTAACACCTGATGCATAGTTACCATAAGAGTGATGACTACCATGACCATTACCCCCGCCACCATGCACGTTTAGTTGTCCACCACTACCGTTACCACCATAACCACCTGCGTGCTGCTGTGAGCAGTTAGCTCCTACACCACCAGATGCACTACAATATCCACCGAATGATGAGGTATTACCATTACCACCACAACCTGAGTAGTTAGTACCTCCACCAGGATTACCTACTGTGACAGATACAGATGAAACGTTAGTCACATCAACTTGGCGTTGTGACATACCACCTGCACCACCAGATTCTGTATATCCTGATCCACCGCCACCTGCACCAACACATGTGACCATGATGTTTTTACATCCCTCTGGTCTATTCCATGTGCCATTAGCAGTGAATACTTCCATTGATCTGATACCAGATCTAGTTGTTAATGATGACCAAGAAGGTGTTGATCCATTAGTGGTTAGAAACTTACCACCTTGCCCTCCTTGTGAAGGTACAACGTAGTTTGATGATCCACCAATAGTGCCGTTGATAACAAGGTCACTAACAGTTAAAGTACCATTGATCGAAATGGTAGTATTGGTGATACTAAAACCATTAACACCAGAGGTATCTTGAATTGTATTAACTCTTAGTAGTGCCATGTTAATTCACAAACGGTTTAAGTGCTTCGTAGAAAGACCCAGTATTATTTAGCTTACCTTCATCTATGTCTTTCCATAGTTTTTCTAGTAATTGAGCATTAGTCGGGCGATATTTAGCAACATCAAAAGTCAAATCCTTGACTTTATTCAAGATCAATACTGGATCATATTCTCTATTATCGCTAAATGTAATGTTGTATGGATCAATATTTGTCAATACATAACCTGCACCAGGATATACTGCCTCAATCGCCTCTTTGAGCACAACTTCATCCTCAGGGATAGTTTGCTTATCCCTTACACGGTCTAGGAATTTTCTCCAATCTGATTCAATCATTAGTTACCTCTGACCTCCAAAGCCATTAGTGTGCTGACACTTCTCATGTCATTGCTACCTCTATCATTTATGTAGAGATCTCTTACTGACCCACTCCATGATGCAGACGCCCCAACAGTGTATGTGACAGCGTTTGTGGTGCCAGGTGTGTCATGATAGTGCACTGGCCACGAATACATGTGGTCACTGGTGTCGTCACCAGTATATGTAGTAGCAACAGATCCACTACCAACGTTGTTGTTTCCGCTTAGTCCACTAGTGATTAGGTTACCATCACGGAAGAAACCAAATGATGTAACATGTCTAGCGTTACCTGTAATCATTGCAATCAATACAATCTTAGAGTTTGTATGTGTAGGTGCAATGGATACCTCTAAGTCAGGTATCTGAGTTAAGTTGTTATCTCTAATCAAATAACGATTAGGGGGTGTTGATGCAAACTTTGCCTGCACAACCTCACCCTCTTTTAGGTCATTCTCCTCTCCACCAAGAATAAACCATGTTGCATTATTTTCAACAGTAACAGTATTACCACTAGCAATTTCCACAGGACCTGCAGTGAAACCGTTAGTAAATTCTACTCCTCCGTTTGCAATAGGTCCTACAGTGATATTCTCACCGATTGTAGGTCCATTTGTACGAATGATAGAGTCTTCACCTACGGCAGGACCTCCACCACCCACGTCATCCCAACCTGGCACACCTGCTGCAGCATCTTGTAAATAGATTTGTGCCATATCTTCGGTGGTATTATACACCAAAGTACCATAGGCAGGTGTCCCAAGACCATTAATTGCAGTTTGAGTAAGAGCAGGCAGGTTGATCTGCTCTGTCACAGTTAGAGCAGTAATAATTGCTCTTGTGGCAGCGTCAATCTGATTACCATTAATCTTAGTAGACATCTACTTCCTCTTGATATTTTATTTAGATAACCAACTCTCTTACATGGATAGTGTCACCTGTTTGTGGCACTGTGCCAATAGAGAAATCAACAGAGTTTCCACTCACTTGATAGTCAACACCAGGCACCTGACATACTCCATTTAGGAATACTAATAGAGAGTAAGATGTATGGTTAGGGGAGATAGCGAAGGTTGCAGTTGCTCCATCACCATTGTATGTGGTGCCGTTGTTGCTGTTAGCAAGACCAGTAGCAAGTGTATACTTATCGGCAGCACCGTAGTATCCAGTTACTTCTAGGTTACCTTCAACATGGAAGTTACCTCCAATCTTCATTCTATTTGTAGCGTCAGGTGCTATACCAACACCATAGTGTGTAACGCCACTATAACGATTAGATGTGATAGGCGTAGTATCACTCAATCCAAACTTATACCATGTGCCTGCATCATAAATCCAACCAAGTGCTTGACCTGGTTGCCAATCAATGTTGTAACACATGTCTCCTGTGTTGAATGCAGAATCTGCCTGTGTAACAGGAAGTCCAGATCCGTCATCCTCAGCAAGGAATGTCTTTCTCAGCACCGTGCCATCGTCGTTAGAGTATGTAAACTCTAGTGACTGGATCTCATCCTGTGATGTAACTTTCTTCTGGAAAGTAACAGGACCTGAGAATACTGATTCCAACTGGTTAGATGCACCACCAATAACAGTTAGTTTATCAGTCAGCACCAATTCAGAGAATGTCTCAATCGTTGTGCCTTCCTCACCCAACACGTTAAGTTGTGCAATATCTTCGTTAGTGATCTGACCTGTAACTGGGTTAATAACCTGGTTACCAACAAACAACTCACCATCACTGTTAACACCTGAGTAGTATGCAACACCTGCTGATTCTTTGAGTGACTGTGACAATCTAACCTGAGCAGGTGACAACACTTCCACCTGTGTAGATGGGAATGCAGTTGAATAGTTACCTGGTCCGAAACCAAGGTATTCAAACGTGTGACCTGACGCTCTAAGGATAGAGTATCTTCTCAGCTCAACCAGTAGCGGTTGCACGCTGCTATCAGCGTTAAGTTTCAGAGGAATCTTTCTTTCCTCTGCATCACCCAGACGTGCAGTAACTGAGATACCATTCAACACGTTAGATGCTGTAGTATATCCTAAGTTATTTTGTGACTCCTGTAGATAATACTGTGTAGTCTCTTTTGTGATAGAGAGCTGAGTATTCTCATTTGGTGTAGGAGATGCACCGTCAGTTGTCTTCACTAGACCCAACACTTCATTATCTGCAACAGAGATAGATGCTGCAGGGTCTGCAACAGGATTGTCTCTGTCAAATGCAGGGTAGAGATCAACTGTTTGTTGAGAGAAGTTGAATTCGTTGAAGTTAGTTGTTGTTGGGCTAACTGAAGCATTAAGAAGAGTCAGATAGTATACACCATCTGTGACACCTCTTTCAAACTCTTGATATGTCTCGACTGCATAGATGTAATATGTCCGTGAGTATGCAGGAGAGTTAGTCTCGGAAGATCTGGGCTGAATAACGAAACCAGTAATCGGTGTCCTAGGCACTGGGAATGCGTCTTTATCAAGGACGTAACGATAACGATAGATTCTGTCAACAAGGTTTCTAGCATCAGGCACCCTACGGATGAATGTAGTAGGTGTGAATCCGAGGTTTTGATATGTTGTATTAGACTGTAGTGTAGTATAAATTGTATTCTGACTACCATCTACTTGGATATACCAGTTGCTTTGCACGCTATCCCACTTGAGAGGAGAGTCATCATCACCAGGTGATGTGCCTGTTACAGTAGGACCTGAAGGTGTAATCTCTGCGTAGTGTGTAGTTGGCTCAGATGCACCAGATGCAACCAGTAGCACATAAACTCTATCTGGGGTGTTTACGTCGTCTCTTCTAGCACCAACTGTATAGCCTTGGACTTTTGAAGGTGGTTTGCCAGTTTCTACGGAGTAACCATATAGGAATAGTTTTGTAGGATCTGCTGCTGCTCTAGTCTTATTAATATCAATGGTCACCCAGTTAACTGAGATCTCTTCAACATCTGATAGTCCTTTTGGTGGGATAACGTGAGTTATTTGCCCAGCCTTGTCTTTTGTAAAACTTGCCGACTTAAATCCTGTTGATCTAAGTGAAGTATTTCCGAAGTTACTGTTACTATTAGTGATAGAAAGGTCGCCACCACTATTGCTAAAGAAATGATCGCCAAATCCCACAGCGAAAACAGAAACGACTTGAATGAAAGCGTCGTTGGATGCTTTGATATGGCAGTTACGCCATCCTTTACGGTATTTTGCCAGTCCATTAATATGTGCTCCACTACCTGCTGCTTGTGCTTCATATTGTCCTGTTGTTGGATTATATAAAACAAATGCTCTATCGTCTTTTTGTAGAGAGATACCTGTAAACTGTGCCACAACCATGGATTTGAAACCAGTTGCCTCGGCACCATCAGCGTGCATACCATTGATACCCCAAACTGATCTTAGCGAGCAGTTGAATACATATGGAGATGCAGAGTCAACAGTATCAATCTCAACTTTAACAAGGACGTTACTACCAATAGCATTACCAGATGGCTCAGCACTCATCTGATAAGTAAACTGGTTACCTTGTGCAGACGTAACAAAGAATGATCCATTATACAATAACTGATCCTGCTCAGTAGGACCTGTTACACCAGAAATATTAACAGCAACACCAACAGAGAAACCGTGGTTTTTGGGGTTACCCAATTCATCCACGGTAAATGCAGTAGCAGTCTGTCCGTTTCTAATGATCTGTGATACAGCAAATTCATCAGAGATCGGACCTACAATTCTGTTTTCCTCAACTCTTGCCTGTAACTGGTCTTGTGCGATAATACCAGATGAGTCGGGGATTGTAGCGTATGCTTTAGAGATCTTCTGATAGTAGAGGTTTAGATCATCTGTATTAGCATACTCAAAACATGTTAGTTTATGATGTGAGAAGTTAGGTGCGATCTGTGAGAGGTCGTCTCTATAGAATACACCATTGTTGTCCCCATCAAAGAAGGACATCTGCCAGAAATATGTTGCACCAGTTAACCTAAAGATCGCAGTAGGATCAGGTTCATTAGCAGCAGTAATACCGAGACTACCCTGTACTGTGGGATAAGGGACATATTTCGGAACGATTTTGGTTCGACGTAAGTCCGAACCAACAACAGAGCAACCACGAGGGACAATAATACCACCACGAGTTGAATTAAATTTATAAAGCTCATTGGATGCAGACGTTATATCAAAGTTAGTATTCTCATTAAATGGTTGGATCTGGTTAAAATCTGCAAGACCTGGTCTATTGTCTAGCACATACTCGGAAGGATACAGATAGATCGAGAATGCATCGAATTCGTCATTACTAAGACCAACTCTGTATGAAAATCTCGATACTTCTAGAAATGCACGTTGCAACGTCTTAAATGGACGTAACGCTGAGTTACCTCTATTATCAAAACTATCTGACGCATCAAAATCATCGGGGTTAACGTAGATAATACGTCCAGTCCTCGATGTAATGATATTTTTAAGACGAGTAAGTGCCATTTACTGTTTCCCTATATGGTTATTTATTATGGGGTTGGAGCACCGCCACCTTCACCACCAGTTGAAGTCTTAGTCATATTCACGACCTCAAAGTCGGAAGATGAAGACTCAAAACCATTAACAATAAAAGATACGTTTGTGTTTGCTGCACGACAGACTAGGTTTTGACCAGGTCCGACAACGATAGATGAATTCTTTTCACTAACGTTTGCAGCGATTGCCTTATCATAGAATAGGTAATCACTTACGTTGTAAACTCCTGTTGCAGAAGTTTGAATACCAGATGAGATAGTTGCTACATTGAAGGTTAGGTTTGCAGCACCTCCACCACCTAGATCACTATCAAGGATAGTTACAGTATTACCAACAGTGTGATTCTTACCACCATTCAAGACTGTCACAGTTGCTGCACCTGTAGATGCTGCGACTACAACAGAGAATGATTGTCCAGTGCCACTACCGTTAGTAGATCCACTGACTGTGTATGTCCCTGCAGTCCTACTTGCATCGGCAGCACTGATAGTATCAATGGTAAGAATCTTACCATCTACAACTTCCGTCATAGATCTTACACCATTGTTAAGAGTAGGAGAGTCATAGAATTGATCACCCACAGAGAATGCTGCTGAGTTTCTATCAATAGAAACTTTCAGATGATTAGTTGCAGGATCCCATCCATGGACGTAACCATAAGGACCTACGCTTACACCGTTTGCTTCAACAGTTTGTGTGATACCACCGATAGTAAATGTATCAGCAGCAGCAAGTGGCTCACCTGCAACATTGTAGATGTAAACTCTTGTGTAAGTAGGAGTCAAACTAACGTTAGCAGTAAAACCACGACCACCAGTCTGTGAAGGATCAAGTCCATCCTCAGAGTAGATATTCAATAGGTTACTAGTAGAATCTGTGATGCTGATAGTTACTGTGCAACCTGCTTGTCCTGCAGTACCTACCTTAGTAACACCTGTAGTATACTCAGTACCTGATCCATTAGGACCTTCAGTGTCATCTGCTGAAAATCTAAATGCGTTACCTGCGTTTGTTGCGTTACTTTGATCAAAGATATATGTCCTGTCAAGGTCTAATTGTAGTGCCTGATTATAGATATGATCGGTTGCACTAGCACCTGTAAGAGACAAAACAAACTTAGTAGAGATTGTTTGAGATGCAGTTGCACTGAATGATACAGTTGCTGCTGCACCACCTGCGAATGTAAGTCCCTCGTCAGTTGTAAACCAGTTAAGAAGATACTGTCCATTGTTTGTCAAGAGTGTGACATTGGATCCGTTGTTGTGGTTAACATCAGATGTGCCGTAAGACCCACGAGTAACAGTAAGATCATTACCTGCAACACCTGTGACCTCTAGGATCTCATTGTCAATCAAGATAAATCCACCAGTCACAAAACCAGTAGAGTCTGTAACAGTAAGAGTTACGTCACCTGCAGCATATGTGCCACCCTCATCAATGGTAGTGGTAGTAGCAGATGCTGACCATGCAACAGACAAACGACCTGCAGGAATATTTGCAGGAGTTGTGCCAAGTGCACCACGAGTAACAGTCAGGACGTTAGTCGTAGTGTTAATTCCAGAGGAATTGATAGAAATAATTTCGTCTGTATTATCTGAGTTAGCAGGGTCACCAACAGTTAGATACATACCGTCAGCAAGACCAGTATTTCTATCTACGTTAACTGAAGTGCCACCTGTGCCAATATCAGCGATCTCAATATATGCAGAAGTACCTCCTGCCTGCACACCACGGTTGGATGCAGTAACACCAGAAGTTGCACCAGTAATAGTCTCACCATCGACAGGAGTACCAGTCAGAGAGTCAGCAGCGAAACTAAGTTGAATAATCTCAGCAATCTTTGTGTAGTAAGTTACAGCAGTCGTGGGTTTGAATACATCAAGAATAGTGCCAGTCGCACCGTTAGTAGATGTAAAATTAGTGCCAGGAATTGCTTGTGAATCTTGGAAACCTGGATTAAGATCCAAGTAGTAAGATGTGATTGGATTGCCTTTTGCAAATTTATATGCACTAGCATTCAAACCATCTAGGTGTAGCACCTGATCGTAATCTCTCAACGCTAATCGATATGAGCTACCAGATCCATTCTGGTTGCACACATTGACTACCGTCGATGCTGTGTCTGTGATATTCGCCTTATAAAGCGTCGTATCTGTGGTTGCTGCGGGTGATACGGCAGCTAGTCTACCTGCTGTCATTTTTTAATTACCATCCTGACTGGAAATGTGATTGTAGTCTAAGTTGTCCACCTAAGACTGGGGCGGAAATAGGACCACCGAAACTAATACCCACCTCAGCGATGTTATTAGTAGAAAGTAACGTTGCGTCTGCGTTAGGGAATTGAATCGTTACTGCCTCAGTAATATTAGAGACATCAATAGTAACTAAACCGTTTAAATCGTTAGGGTTGTTAATCTTAGCAGATTCAAAGGTCTTGTTAACCAACGTTTGAGTCTTCAATTCTGTTACAAGAACCGAAGGATCAGTAGTATTTAGGGGAGCAGAAGGGTCGTTGTTTGGGAAACTAAAAGAATAGTTTTGGTTGTCTTCAATGTTAGACAAGTCAAAAGTTACTTTCCTATTAATACCTACACCTGCAGTAGTATCTGCAAAAATTGCACCCTGATATACTTTATTACTTAGTGTTTGAGTTGAGTCTGTACCAACGAGAGTAGCATTAAGATCATCAAATGTGATCGTGCGATCAGCAGTAATACCAGAGGAATCAAAGATAACCTGTGGTGTTGGGTTTTGAGGATCACCAGAGGGAGTATTCGAGAATGTGGGGTTAACCATATTCTTGTTGAATATATTCTGCTCTGTAATGTCGTCAATCAGCGTTGATTGTGTTTGTGTTGCACCGAAATCAGGCAGTCTATAGATATGTGTGCCTGGTGATTGCCATGCGTCACACTCTAACTTAGCAATCTTATCGGTAGATGTAGATCCAGTAATAGACAACTCATTATCTTTGATGATAAGAGTCTTATTTGTCAGTGTCTGGAATGTGTCGTTAGCAACGAGAGTTGTAGACGTGTTTGCACCTACATCTGGCAAGTCAAATCTTTTTGTACCTGACTGTGTAGAGATAGTATCAGCATTAAAGAATGCTCTCTTAGCAGGGTTTTGATCACCTGTTAGATAGAATTCAACGTCTTTAAACTGAGTCAGACCCTGTACAGTAAAATAACCACTACCCTGAGGAGTGATTTGTACATTGCTGTTAGCACTAGCCGTATCAATAGCAGTGATGTTTACCGTTGAAGATCCATCAGTGTTTGCTACTCTAGTGTTATAGATTGTCGCAGATCCAAAGGTTATACCAATCTCATTTGCTTGTGCTTGGTAGAGTCCTGTGTCCCTGTCCAAATCGAAACATAGACCAGGCGTGGACGCTGTACCTGCACTCACACCTCTATGCAACTGGTTAACTTTGGCTTTGCGGTTAGGTTGTAATGGATCAGAAATAACTACAGGGAGAATCGACTCGCCAGTAACCTCTGCATCCGTTATAGTACCTAATTGTGATATTCTTTTGGTTGCCACAACCGCTCGCTATTTAGTTACAACTTTATTTATACTAGTCAAGAGTCAACCTTTGTCGGTATTCTTCAGCATAAGTCCCTCTTTGACCGTATACACCCCATCCTAACCAACTATATGCAGGTTTCATATACTGGTCGATAGTTTTACCTCCTTCTTTTAGGTCTGGAAGTATGGATTGGAATTGATATTCATTCATCATATAACGAGTCTGACATGCAAGACTACTAGGATCGCAATTATATTTCATTGCAAATGCTCCTAGACCCGCATACCTTGCAAGGGATGTCCATTGGATCAGACCATAACCACCTGTATGACAGTTTTCGTATTCTACTCTTGCTCCACCTTCACATATATTAGAGTGAAACATTGATTCTTGTTTAATATTACCTAGCACAGTGGCTAGAGCATTCTTGTCTGTAATTCCTTGTGTTTGTAATTCTTTCAATACATATGCCTCTGCAAAGGATGCATCAGGCATTTTATATGTCATGCTCGCTGCTAATAGAATCTCAAGCATCGGGCACCTCCTCAAAGTTAACAACATACCCTTCCAGATCCCACATCAGTGGGTGACATTCCTCCTCACAAAGATAACAGGAATACTTGAATAAGTCTTCCATTGTGTATTCTGAGGATGTCTCTGCATCTAGAATGATCTCTTCGTCTTGTTGCATAAATTCTGGCAACTCATCAAAGGTATAGGGCATACCATTGATTTTATAACACTTGACGATTTGACGTCCTTGATCAGGTAATTCTAGATAACAATAGTTTTCGCTTACCTTGACCTGTAACATTTAAAAATCCTTCGTCATTTCTCTCATGGACTCTGCTACATATACTCCGACAGCAGCAGGGTCTGGGACAAATTCCTCAGCGTCTGGGATGTTTACATCATCTGGAAGTTGAGTGTAACCCATAACTGGGGTCAGCAAAACTGCTTTTTCATCTTTCGTAATAACTTTGATCGTGTGACCCTTTTCGCAAAGTTTCAACGCAAAGTCAAAGTTACTTTCAATCTCATCTTGTGTGAGAGTAATAATAGTGCTCATGGTGTGATTGTAAGTAGATCTCTAGGGACTGCTGCTTGGAAGTTGGCAAGAGTTTCAGAGAAACCTTCTCCTCCTTCCTCGTCCCACTTGTATTTAACAACTTCTTCATAACCTGCCTCATCAAGGATGGTTATCTTCCGTTGACTCATCTTCACAAAAATGTGAGCGACGGCATCTGAGTCCATAATATAGGGGGGTCACTCCCTATACTATACATCAATTCAACAGGACTGGCAAGCCATAAATCTGAGTAGGTCCTGCAGAGCAACCTGCAGCGAAGAATCCAGTATTCACACCGTATGATGCGATACCGTTGTTTACTTGGTTAATGATAGCACCACCTGCTGCATTAACGATCTCAGCGATACCACCTGATGAGGTGTTAACGAAAGTAAAGTGTGCACCAGTTGTGCCTGACACTACGTCTGCCATACCACCCACAAGAGTTGTGGCATTAGCAATACGAATGTGTAGTGGTGGTGTAGCGGGTGGGATACCTGGTTGGTCAACACATGCATCAACAATAGATCCCTTGACCATCTGGAATACACCAGAGACCTTAGGCATAACGTCAAGACTAAACATATTAACGAATGCCAACTCACCAGATCCTAGGAATTTACTGATCCAGTTTGCTTCCATAGTAATCTCACCGTCAGCAACCAGATCAATAGCGTTACCTTCAATCTTAGTTACCTGTGCTGACATATTAATTTTATCTGCTGCCTGTATTTTAACGTCAGCACCTTGGACTGTAACAATACCAGAGTATGCAATGGTATGGTCACCGTGCTTCACTTCAACAGATGATTGCTCTTTGCTACTACTACTCTTCGTAGGCACGGCTAGAGTTGATCCGCCTTCTCTACGTCCCCATTTATCAGTGCCTGGCTCCTTAGGATATGCAGGATAGTCGCTGCGACCATAGACAGGTGTAGGTGGTTTAAAGAAGTTAGCATTGTCAGTGCGGAATGCATACTGCCCTCTTTCATTCTTAGTCTTAGGTTTAGAGGGTTTAGATGATCCTGTAGTTTCTGTAGGATCTCCACAACTCTGATTTATATTCATAGCACCAACAACTTCAATGTTGAAGTTACCCATGACCTTCAAGAAGTAGTCACCTTCTACAGTTAGAGTCTTATTACCTTTTACAGTTTCGCAAGAATCCTTCGCAATAATTCTCGTGTCATTGTTAGGGACATTCTTATGGACATTGCCAAGTTTATCCTCAATAGTAGATACACCACCAGGACCACTGACAATACGCTTTTCCTTCTTAGGTGTAGCGTCCTCAATAATGCTTGTGCCATTTAAAAATGTTTGAGTAGTTTGTCGGTAAGGATCGATCTCACCAAACATATCATTAAAGAATCCTCGACCGTCTTTCTGCTCCTTACCCCATTTACCTGCAGGTAGTGGATTCCCACTTTGTTTAAGTGTCTCTCCAAAAGTGTCGCATTGGGTAGTCCCCAGTAATGGAAACCACCCTTTCGTCTTACTGACCTTCGTCGTTCGTCCGCAGTCCTTTGCAAATAGTGCCTTAAGGATACCCATGACGATACCCAACAGAGATCCCCAGTCCAACTTAGAGAAGTCTGTAGTAAGAATAGTTTTAATATTACCAGTAAGTGCTGTCACACCTTTGCCTGCCTCGGATACACCAAGGATACCAGTCATCACTGTGCCAATAGTTTGTGCTGTATCTGACATGGCTTTCTGTGCACCATTCAGCATACGATCAATGATATTATCTACTTTATTAGCTACGCCATCTAACGCATCAGTAATCTTATCCGTAATACTATTTGCCAGTCCATTGGCAAAACTAGAGATGTCACCTAGTGCACTGTTAACCAGACCTAACCATGATGGCACAGGCATACAGAAGATATCTAGGATCTGCGATAGGAAAGCCATGATAACTTTCAACACTGCCATCGGCACAAACTTTGATACAAGTTTCACGATCAAGTTTACTGCCTTGGAGATTGCTTCTGCCATTGCTTGCTTTAGAGGTGCAAGCATACCAGATAGACCACCACTTACAAAGTTTACAATCTTATTCAGTCTTTCTTTAATTGGGTCGCCAGGTATAATTTTACCAGTGATGATAGAAACATATGTGCCATCCTTACCTCTAGCGAGTTGGTTACCCATGTTGCCCAACTCTTTCAACATACGACTTAAGTCAGTCTGGAATCCTTTACCCGCAGATCCATTTACACCATCAGCAACACCTTGCATCTCAGATGGGACAATAGCAGGGTTAGTCGTAGGGTCACCATGACCTGAGTTAACAACTGCTGCCTTACCTAGTGCACCTCTAGACTCATCTTCTTGACCACCAGGATCTGCAGGTGGTGAAACAACTGCTACAGCAGTGTTACCTGAGTTTACCTTTTCACCTGTAAGTGTCTGTGCTTGTGGTGGATTATCATCATCTTTCTTTGCTTCTTCTGGGTTAGCAGCAAAGGTGTCACCCTTCTGATCTTTAACAGTATGGAATGCACCCATAACCATAGGGATCTGACCTTCTTCACCATCCATGAAGAAACCAACGACCATTGCACCTTCCTGCAATTCGCCCTTGGATCCGATCTGTTTTACCTGTGGTTTATCTGTAGGGACTAGACACATTGCCCACGGCAATGCCTCGGTTGGCATTTTCTTTAGGTAATCCTCTGAGTCATTACCACCAGTATGCCATCCATAGATACGCACCTTGACACGACCAAGTTGCATCGGGTCTTTATTAGACTCGACTTCCCCGACCCACCAAGTGAATCCGTCCGATCCAGAATAATCTGTTATCATTATAATTGGTATGGATATAAGTTATTTAGGAAGTTTTACGAAATGAAATTCGCCATCCTTCTCTTCTTTGCCCCAAACAAATGCACCTGATCTTAGTCTACGACCATTGTCGAATGACCAGTAATCAGTGCCATTGAATCTTGCAAGTGCAGTTATGTTAACATCATTTACTACACAAGGACCGTTTGTCTCTCCCCACCATGTCCCATCGTCCATCTTGACGAAGACAAAACCGCATCCTTCTTTGTTTCTTTTTAGATCTAAAGTATCACACTCAATTATATCTTCGTGAATACGTTTATATTTTGCTCTGAAATGTTTATAGGGTTTATTAGGACCCTCATACTCATACCAAGATTTACATTCTAAAATCTTACCCTTTTTGATCTCAGTCCATTCAATGTGGATTAGTGGCCACTTTTGTGGATCTGAATATGCTTGAGATTTATTTGAGTAATGTCCACACAGAGCCTCTTCAAAGCTACTCATCGTCTGAAACCCAACAAGCTAATTCTATTTGTTATTTTGTTTCTTGTCAAGCCCTTTCTTTGCTTGCTCTCTCATCATCCTAGCGTATACAATTTCTGCTGATGACCAATGATCTGGATCTTTGATTATTTTGTTTGCTGCCTTTTTTACTTCTTTTAGTCGCATTTGTTACATATTTGTTAGAGTTTGCTAACTCTATTTATAACAAATACTTAACGTTTTACATCATGGGCACAACCGTCACCCTTGTAGTTATCCGTGTCGTAATATCCACCTCTAGACCCAAAGTATAGAGTCGCCATTACAAATGGAAAAGCAGACCACAGGAGTATGTTACCTAGCATCAATATACCTCGCTACGCATACACCCCAAAAAGTAAATGCTCCAAAAAATATTAGATATTCCATCAGTCTCGTTGTCTCCAATCGTCAGGTCTATCTTGTCTAAACCAGTCTGCGATGTCTCCTGCATCAGTGAAACCCCTTTTGTGTTTACTTGAATCGGGGTCTCCAATATTCAAGTTATTCAGAAAAGAGTCGTCTGGATTCGTTGCCAACCTCCTTGCTGTTTGCAACATCCCTCTTGCGGATGTATTTGTTTTTGCTAACTTTTCTGCCCAAATCATATCTTCCAAACTAACTTCCATACCTGCTGCGATGCTCTTACAAATTTCTTGTAGGCGGAGACGATACTGGGTTGATAACATAAATTTACGGTTGCTTTTTCTTTAGTTGTTCATAGAGGATTGCTTGCATAAAAGACTTAGGTCCTTTTTCAAGCAGATCTTCCTTCCACTTAATACTTTTAAGTGTAGGAGGATTCTTTAGTTTGTTTGTTTTTTTGCGACGTGCCATTACTTTTTAAATACACCTGCCTTTGCAAGCAAGTATACAGACAATGTAGTCCAAAACAGCACTTCTAGTCCAACATTATTCATAATTAATCTTCATAAATTAAGCACTCTGGCTCATCTGGGTGTTGGTCACAGAATAGCTCAATGCAGTTAGGATCATGGTGATCTCCTGCTTCGATCTCTTTCTTGTGGTGCTCAACATAGTCCTCCAAATCATGCAACTCCAACTCGATGTGGCGACGCATTTGTGGATTTGTGGTAGGATCGCTAAGGATTTGCTTATCCTTCTCGATGTGTGCTTCGATGCTTTTCATGTGTGATACCTGTGTGATTACTACTATTTATCTTCACGGATCGAATCTTTAGTAAGATAAAGAGTGGTTGTTATGCCATCCTTACGATAGACATGTTTTAGACCTGCAATCAGATACTTACCACTATATACACGATCTTGCTTGACGTCATTCTTATTCTCCGTTTTAGATGCGGGAATGCTGACTTTAACCAATTCGCCTACAGCAAGAGCGGTGTTACCTGGTACGACGATTGTTAGTTGTATAGCATTTAGTAATGCATACCTAGCAGTAGCATACGATGATACAGATAGCGTGTCAAGATATGTCCTGGTTCCCCCTTCTGGATCTCCACCACCTGCAGGTTGGTGAATCCAAGTAGGCATGACTCTTAGTTTGAATCTAGTAGCTGCTTGTGCTTTAGAATCAAAACCCGTGTCTTGAAATGGTCTGCCCGTGTCAATCGTCGATGCTTTATCAAATATAGATTCAAACGTAGTTTCAAAATTCTTTCTCTTCACCTCAGTGGTATTATTCTCACCACCACTTGAGGATGCTGTTGGTAGATGTGTCAATCCTAGAGAAGGGACTGATACACCAAGCACAGATGTTTTATATAAACCTGTCCTTAATTTTTCTAGATGATTAACTTTATCTGGAAATGTAATAGTTTCAATTTTAAAGTATTCTTCTACTGCAGTTTTAGTCTCTACACCTGACTGCATGTAGGTATATGTTTTAATCTCATCGTTTTCATTACCCTCACATAGTCTGTCAATAGATTTGTAATGAAATCCATGCTTATTTTCATAGAATAAGAAACCTGATTGCATGTTAGATCTCTTACCTGTGCCACCCTCTTGTCTCAATACCTTATCGCTAAGATATGCAATAGTGTCATAGGGTCTCCAATTAGGGCAACTGAAACAAACTTTGCTAGGTTTTTCAAAGTTTTTATTTTTTGCTTTTTCACCTGCCTTGAGATATTCCTTTGCAATAAATCTAGGAAGATTGTCCTTGTCTTTGTGCTTCTCACAAGGTCCGAATGCACCAAATACTCTGTTTGCTTCATTTAAGAATGCTTCATGTGACACGAGATGCAGGATATACATCGCTGCTCTCTCATTCTTGATGAAACTACCCATCTTAAAGATTCGGAAGATAACCTCTAATGGATCCTTGTTTGAGCTCTCTGAGGTAATTTTAATCTTTACAATTTCCTTACCACGAATCTTTTTGTATAGATCAATAGAGTCAACGATTGCTATGTCACACCTTAGGAAAGGACTATCAATAGACTCATAGTATTCTATAGATGCAACAAGATCACCAATATCAAAGACATTATCACCCTTAAGTCTATTCTTAGGTGACAATGGCTCAGACCACTTCATCCTACCCTCTTCACCAAAGGCAATGGATGCTTCATTCAGCTCTACAATTTTCGCTCTTCTTTCTGCCATTATTTAAGTGTAGGTGTGTAGGTCAAGTCAGCTTGTGTTTCTCTGAATCTAGAGAATCTAGATACAAAGTATGGATCTGCTTCATTCCATTGATTTGAGTTAGGTATTACGATAGGCACTTCTTCTGGTTGTGATGCTTCTCCACCACCTGCACCCATTGCTGCAACCTTTTGATTCTGAGCTTCAACTGCCTGCATGACAGCCATGTTTGCATTCTCTTTAGTCTTTCTCTTGTTACTATTCTCTTCAGATTTAAAACCAAGTAACCGTTTACCAACGTCTTTAACGCTGTTGAATACTTGACCTGCTTTATCTAGGGTCATTTTAACTACCCTTGTTGCAGGATCTAACTGCTGATTCTGTGGCTCGGTGTCACCTTTACCCTTAAATGCATACTCACCTCTTACATTCTTCTGTTGATCGCCACTAAAGTTACCACCTACTCTTCCTCTATCTTTAGCACCCGATCCTCTCTTTCTCCTCTGGATAGGCTCAATGTTTGGTTTGATTTTATCACCCTTAATCGTCTCTGTAGGTTTAGTTTCTGGTGGCTCAACCTTACCCCATACGTCTCCCATCTTCCATGTCACAAAGTCCTTTGTAGACATGTTCATATTATCACTACTTCCAAATTTGAATCTTCTTCTCTGCTCTTTTTTACCTAGACCTAAGAAACCTGTCTTGACTGTGTATGTAGGATAGTATACGTCAACCATACGCATACCTGCTGCGATACCATGGTCATCAACATAACCTCCAGCTTTGTATAGTGATTCATATGAATTGATAGATTTATATTTTGCTTCACCACCATCTGCAAATCCTTTTGGTGTTGCATATCCTTTACTTACTGCTTCTCTCATTCTTCTACCAGTAAGACCAGAATCTGTTTTTGTCTTAGGTGTGTTGAATGGGACGATGAATGCTGATCCACCACTTGCTCTATTAGGCATTCCAACCCACTCTAGACCGTGACCAATGAATGATACAGAGTTACCACCATCCAAACTTACAGGATAACCAGACTGAGGACCGTTGATCCATCCACCTCTAGCATACTCTGGGACTTGTGGTTGTATTACACCACCACCTGCAAACCAGTTGCCAGGATTCCACCATCCACCTTCGCTGCTCTTAGGTGATACTGCATGGATTATTTTATTCATTAATCCAATAACAGACTTCTCACCTCCACCAATCATCTTGTTGAGAGCTTTGATCTGATTACCTTCTTCTTGTATCTGTGATTTATCTTCGTCAACACCGCCTGATCCACCTGAGCTCTCTGATCCCATGACACTCATGGGGACACCAAATACTTCTGCTAGTGGTGCAATAAAGTTGCCGATCATTGACTTCAGAGGACCTGGCAAGAATTTTGCAAACATAGATCCTACCTTTGCAATAACAGATACGATAGAGATACCAACCGCTTTGATAGGTAGTGCCAACAACTGTGACAGTGCCATGACCTTACGAGTCATCATCTGTCTGTAGTCATTTGCAAATTCAAACATAGCACCCAACTTGGATTCACCCTCGGATGCTTCTCCACCGTCGTCCATCTTGGGGACGACTACCATACCACCTGCTGCCTTTTCAATCGTAACGCCATAGTTTTTAAGTTTCTCAGCATAGCTCATATTGTAATAAGCCATGTATTCATCTGTAGAAACCTCTTTGTCATTAATATATGCCTGACCAGTATCCATGTCGAATCGACCAGATACCCTCTTCGTAGGTTTGAATTCCTTCTTCGGTGTAGGTTTAGGTTTTTCTACTTTTGGTTTCTCGTCTTTCTTACCGCCTCCTGCAAAGAAACTTAAGATAAAAGTCAATGCCTTCATCAAACCAATCAAAGGTGCAAATGCTACCGTGCCAAAGAATGCACCAACCTTCTTGATCATTGGCATAGCAGGCTCAATAAAGTCTAAGACCTTATTAAATGCACCACCAAGTGCCTTAAAGAAATCTCCTGCTGCCTGTTGTATAGGTGCAAAGACAGATGCAAATACTTCTCCGATTGCTCCGAAGAATTTCATGAATGGATCAATGATGGGTTGCATTGCCTTACCAATACCACCACCTACAGCACCACCAACAAATGCACCTGCTGCACCTGCCAACGCACCTGCACCAGGTATTCCAGTCGCTGCACCCAGAGAAGCACCGATTGCTTGACCTGCACCTGCACCAACACCTGTGCCTATTGCTTCTCCTTGCTCTGCACCAGATAACCGTGCTGCTGCATATGCTGCACCACCAAATACTGCTGCACCACCAACTCTACTACGCAGAACGCTACTTGCTACTTTCCTGAGCTTTCCTCCTAGTCCACCTGCCTTCATCAGGTTTTTGACCATGCCAAAAAGCATGCCCACAACTGCTTTTATGCCTTTGAGTGCTGCTAATGGATTCCTAAGTATCGTGAATGCTGCAAATATAGGTGCTAAGCCCAGTGCAAACTGCATCACACCAAAGAATCCTCGTAGTGACAAAGGATTCTCTAAAAACTTTATTAAACCTTTTCCTGCTGTGCCTAGTAAGAAGGTGGTGACTCCAAATGCCCACTTACCTATAGCATATAAACCTTTTGCTAATGCTTTGACTTTATCTGGATTTTTCATGATCCAGTCAAAGATTGCAAACTTAACTATCCCTGCAAATAACCATGTTGCAATACTACCAAGCATCGCAAAGAAACCACCGAATGTTTTCGCTGCTACACCAACAAAACCTGCAATAATCTTTCCAGATGTAGTCTTTACCTCTGCTGCGTCGTCTCTCTTCTCTCTTTGTGCTTCTTTCTTATCCTCTATCTTCTGACGTGCTGCATCACGTTTTTCATTAGAATCTTTTAACTTCCTATATCTCTCATCAATACCTTTCTGTGAGATTTGGAATTGCACCATCTCTTTCATGGCAATAGTCTGTTTCTCTAGTGCCAGTGCAATAGAGTTTAATGTGCCACCAAGACTATTTGCTGCATTAAGATTCTTCTTTAAACCTGTAGTAATCTCTTGTGTTTCCTTACTGGCACTCTTATCCACCCCCTTAAAAGATACCATCTTATAAAGGGCAGGTTTTTTAATAACTGTCTTGGGTTTTTCTGCCATTATCGTCTAAGAATACCAGGTGTCAATGGTTGAGTGACTTTCTTGTAGGTCTGACCACCGCCACCTCCACTATTTATTGCGATAGGCATGGATATAGGTAGACATACAGGAGTGTCAGTCTGCTCAAGTGCTTCCTCTGCCTTTGCTCCATCTATCATCATTTGACGGTCTGCTTCATTCCTATTTTCTAGTTGTTGATATTTGTCTATTGATGATTGGATTGGGACGTCTTCTTTCTTAGGTTTTCTCTTGAATCTACTGAATATATTTACAACCTTAGTAATAAGATCCTTAACACTTGATCCTGCTGTAGGCACACTTTCTCCTGTAGGGACAGCATCAGCAGCAGGTATCGCTGCAGGATTAGCTCCTTGCATCTTAGGCTGAGGTGTCTGACCTCTAAATTCTTGTGTCTGTGGCATATCACCATCTGTATCACCCTCTACCTCTGCACCAAGTTGTGCTGCAGCAAACGATCTATGATCACTTGGCGATGCATCTAAGTGAATATGGACTGATCCACTAGGTTTATTTCCTTGCAATCCAATGACAGACTTAGGTCCTACCATTGATCCTACACTGGTTTTAATACTGTCAAAGTGGTGAAATTGCATCCTGTCCTTACCATGATTAGCAATCACCACAGTGTTATGACTGTCACCACCTGCGTATACAACTTTACCAGTAACACCTGCAACAACTGGTGTGCCTCTATCTAATCCTGGTCTATTCCAATCTCTTACTGCAACATAGTCTCTAGGCACGATAGGATGACCACCTAGTCTATTGTTGTTATATGAATGACTATCAGATTTATTATGGTGTAGAGCATAATCACTGAATGGAGTTTGAGGTGTCAGTTTAACATCAGCAACTGCTCCATTGGTTGATAACAAACCACCTTGTGAATATCCCTGTATCTCTTTCTTCCTTTGGATCTTCTGATCCATTCTCCTATACATCCCAATAGAAGGAGATTCACCCATACCAGTCCTAGAAGATCTCTTCTTCTTGGTGACCATCTTCTTGACAAAGCTGCCAATTCCAATGGCAGCACCCATGAGAAGACCACCCACTGCCATTTCTTCTGTATCTTCATCAGTATCCATTGTATCTACAGCTCTCTGTAGAATACCAATAAGACTATTCTTACCTACACCTATCATCTTGATAGTTGTAGACAAATCACTCTGTGGTTTCTTTCTCTCCTCTGCCATCAAGTCAACCTGTGGCACAGGAATTGCTTTCACACCACCACTACCACCTGAGCTTGCAGATGCACCACCTCCAAAAATCTGAGATACTACTGACAGTTGAGGACCTAATATCTTCTTGACGTTAGGTGCAAATATACCAAAAAGTGCAATACCACCAGTAATAGCAGCAACTAGACCCTTACCTAAAACATCTACTGCTAGTGCTAATCCCATCAAAGGTGATGGTGTGAGTCTATTCTTAGATGATATCTTAGGTTTAGTATCCTGCTGAGTAGGAGCTGGAGTGAAAGTTGCTCTATCTCTATTCTTATCAAATTTAGGAGTCTGACTTCTACCTCTAAATTCTCCACCCTGATCAAACTGCTCAAGATCTGGTTTCTTCTCTGATCCTTTTGCATTTGCTACCTGATCTAATTCTATATCTCTGCCAGGATCCTTACGTCTTATAACATCCCATGCAAATCCTATAGGATTTAAAGTAAATGCGACAATATTCTTAATTAAATTGAAGGTAAACGACAATACCTTAAAGACTGTCTTAATAGCACCACCTAATACAAAACCTACAAACTTTGTAATAGGTATAATTGCCTTCATTATAGTGCCGACAATATTACCCAATGCTTTAAAGAATGTGCCGAGTAACTCTTTCATTGGCTCAAGCACTGGCATGAGAGGAGCTAGGAATATGTCCTTCATCATTCCAAATGCTCGTGCAATAGGCTCAAAGATAGGTTGAATAATAGGTCCTATCTTACTACCAATGAATCCACCTAAGAAGTCACCAATAGCAGCACCAATCATAGGTCCGAAAGGTCCTAAGAATGGTAACAATGCACCACCTGCTGCTGCTCCCGCTACACCACCGATTGCTTTACCTACACCTTCACCTGCTGCTGTGCCTTTTGCCTCTCCTTCTCTATCTCCACCCATGATGCGACCGATACCACCAACTACGGATGTAGCACCTGCCAACATTGTGGCACCACCGCCAGGTATCCTTCCTTTCAATCCTTTGAATGCATTACCCATACGTCTGGTAGCACCCATCTTCATGCCACCGATCTTAGACGTCGGTCTAACTCTATTCTCAAATGCTTTTAATCCGCCAGGCTGCTTACGAGCTGCCTTACGCATCGTATTATACTCTTCTTTAGTATAAAACTTATTAGTCTTTTTGTCGTAATATCCGTTTTTTACTCTTTCAGTTGCTTCTTTAGCACCCTGCTCAGTCTTTCTAGCACCTTCAAAGATATTGGTTAGTTTACCTACATCACTAAACAACTTCCATGGCATGAGTAAGTATTGTGCACCTCTAAGTGCTGCAAGACCTACCAATAACTGCATTCCTCCCTTAAAGAATCGGAATACCCTATTGATCTTATTCTCTCCTAAATTATCTGTCCGACCAAACATATTGGTCAGTCCATTTAAGACATTATTAACACCAAAACTCGTTATCTTATATACAAACTTAACTAGAGATGCTACTACTTTAAATACTTGTTTAATTGCTTCTCCATTCTTCGACATCCAGTCGAGACCACCAAACAAGAGAAATGCACTAAAAATTGAGCTGAAGAATCCACCGATCCTATCCAACATCTTCTGGAAAGGAGTCAATTCCTTCTTTCTATTCTCTTTCTCCTTCGCTATCTCCTTGCCTTTCTCTAGATTCTTAGACATGTCCGCAGACTTGTCTCTCTTTCCTCGTAACTTCTCTCTTTTCTTCTGGACTTTTAGGCGTGAAGCGATAAGTTTCTTCTCTTTATCCTTACCTACATCATATTTTCTATCTGTCTTGACTTTGCTTACAATGTAATCCTTTTGGAATTCAGTAATGATTGCCATCTGCTCGATGGACTTACCGATGCCCTCAGTGGTCTGTCCGAGTCTGTTCACACTCTTCCGAAGTCCATTCATGTTGGTGCCGACCGTAGTCGTGGACTTGAAAGGTTTAACAGTAACGAATGACCGTATTGCTGACATTAGAGATTAACTCGATTCCTGTTATTTTCTGCTGCACGGCGTCTTTCTTCTTCTTGAAGATAGGCTAGTAACAAATTAACATAGACATCTCTCTCCCATGGGATCATATTCTCTAACTCAGTCAAAGAATACTTGTGATGCTGCATCAAAGCAAAATTAGTCTTGTATAGGTTTTCAAGACTATCATGCAACAGACTTATGCGAAAAAAGCTGCTAAGCCCTCAAATACAATGTCATTATCTTTTTTGGTCTTAGGATTCCTCACACTCATGGTATAACTGAGTTTTGGAATAGTTTCAAAGAATTCTTGGATCTTCGCAAATTGGTCTGAATTCAGACTCTCTAGGAAGTCAACTGCTTCTTTTTTAGTGAAACTATCATAAACTTCATCACCATCGAATGCTTGACCAATACAACTTGCTGCAAGTTGGAAAACGTCATCAATGGTTTGCTCACCATCTGTCATATTCTGTTGGACGAAAATGTCGAGTGAAGGATACTTCATTACGACTCCAACATCATCAGTAAACATGATTTTAGGATTATGATTATCAGGTACTTGTAACTCAACCTTGTCTAAAGGCACTGATACATCCACCTGTGTTTCACCATCATCAGGCATTGTTACCTTGAATTCACTAACCTCTCCGACCGCTTTTGATCTGATTTTGAGGAAAACATACTCAATTTCAAAAGTCGCGAGTTTTTCAACTTCCTTGTCCAAGAGAGACGTGCAGTTCTTAATGATAGTTTTAACTGCCTTAACCATCTCCTTTTCATCCTTCGATTCCATGGCGAGATAGAGGAGTTTCTCTTCTTTAACAAGGAAAGGACGGTAAGTAAGTTTCTTACCCGTGATCGGGATTTTAAGGTCATGCTCAGGTAGTGCAATTTTGGGTAATGGCATAATATACTCAAATACTATATGTTTTATTTAGACCCCAATACCGACGAAGTTTTCGAGACTGGAATCTATGCTAAGTGAATCAAGCACAGAAGAGTTGTCCATTGGAATTTGGACATCCTTAAGTGCACCTTTAAACATCTTAGCATTGTTTGGTGTGTCCATACGGTATCTCTCGTAATAGAAAGAGATATCCAATTTAATTAGATCCGTAGGTCCATTATTTAGTGTGATTGCAGACATGTCAAATGGAAATGCTCCATACATTGTCCAACAGGCAGATACACCGTTGAAACGCTGCATATAGGTTGCTTTTTGACCATTATCTTTAGTCCTAGTCTGCTTTCCAACGTAGTTGGATGCTAATTCCCATTTAATTAGACGAAGTTTACTTGTATATTGATCATACATACCCACTCTATTCTCTGAGTCGGATGCTGTGTAATTCATCCATCTCTCAAAATACTCTCTATGATACATGTCTTTAGGTAGCAAGAATGATACTTGCATTTCACTAAAACTAGTATCAGTGGCAAATCTTCTCATTGCACCAACGTCTCTTACTGTGCCAACAGTAATACGTCTGCCAGGTATACTCACAGTGTCAGCATAGTAATTCATCATATCAGCATGCTCACGGTATTTCCTCATCTGCGTCTGGTCTTCGATACCGACGAATCCAAGTACGTTATCAAGGAATTGGTTACCAGTCAAAGACTGCTCAGCAAAGTCACCGCCAACACTTGTCATAACAGGTGGCGGGTCAATTACCACTTGGAAGAGATTAGATCTTGCAGGCTCTTTATTACCTGTCCCGATTAACTCTCTAAAAGTGTTTATTGAATTGGGTTGTTTGTAGCTCATACTCTGCTCCAGATTACGCTACTAGGCACTGGCACTTTGACTCCCATTCTTGTAAATAGAAACTGCTCTAATGGCAGTGGGACATAATCTGTAAATGCCGAAGGTGGCACTATGTATATATTTGATGCACTAGACATAAAGTATTTATGATAGCAACGCGAAGGATATGTATTTGCACCTCCTGCCCATGATTTTCCTACTATTTGCCTTGCAGATGGGCGTAAATAGTGGATATTACCACCACTAAACTGTCCTAAAAAGTTGTCTACATCAGTCACAAGAGTTAGTGGGTGCATGTCATACCAGTCTAATCGTTGTGATTGTGCTACATAGTCATAGAATAGAATATCACCTTCTCTGATAGGACGCCCTAAAGACTCTAGACCATATCTAACCTGTGAGCGATACCAATCCTTAGATTGACTACGCCCTCCTGCTAGCTCTTTTACGTCTTTGAATAAACTCATACCTTAAGGTGTTTTTCGGTGAGTATCATAAATTCCATGTTTCTGTCAAGACAGTATTCAGTCGCTGCTTTCCATTTTGCCTGATTAATACCGTAGGTCTTGACCTCATTAATAAACTTTTTTGTTTGTCTCTTAGGTCGTTTTGGCACCATACATTGCTTCTCTGGTTTAACCTCAACGATGTATTTCTTGATTTTATTGTCTTTTGTGCGTGCCTTTACATAGAAATCAGGGAAATATCGGTGCACACGGCGATCCACAGGTGACACATAGGGGATAATAATCTCTTCACTACCCCATTGGAGCACATTTTCATTCTTATCACACCAGACCATAAACTTTCTTTCCCACAAACTCCTATAAATAATATTTGTAGGATCACCTTTATATTTTTTCGGTTGTGATGGTCTGTATCTTCCCGAATATGCCATGGCAAATAATAGACTATTAGTATTCCCTAGATCAAAACCGTATGGCGGAAGTCGCTCTGAGACCAGAGGCGACGTAACTTCTGCTGACGCTTATCCTACACAGGTGATTGATTACCTAAAACTTGACATTTATGATAGTCAAGAGAGTAATCCTTACAATGAAATAGGTGGTGACTCAAATAATGTCATCGCTAACTCTATATATTTATACCTCCCTTCCAAACTTTCTGAGCAATTCAGTGCTAACTACACCAACCATAAACTAGGTCAGGTTGGTAGTAACCTAGTGCAGATGGGTCAAGGTGGTATGGCAGGTGACGGTTTTACAGATAGTATTCAAGAAGCTGCAGATGCTGCAAAAGCACAACTTGGTTTTAAGATGGCAGGAGATGCTATCAATGCCGTTGTTGCTAAAACTGGTGGATCCAGTAGTTTGTCTGCTAACTCTCTTTCAGCATTAACCCAAAAACGTGTCTTCAACCCCTACGAGGAGACTACATTTGAGGGTATGAATTATAGAAGACACAATTTTAACTTCAAACTAGTGCCTAAAAGTGCGAAAGACGTAGAAATGATCGGTGAGATCATTAAAACTCTTCGTATTGCTATGCTACCTGGCAGTAGTAAACAGAAATGGTTGACTATCCCTGATTTCTTCAAAATCAGTATAATTAGATATAGTGACGACGGTCAAACAGAAAAAATACAAACACCTGATAAAGAAGGTGGTGTGTTGCAGGATCTATACAGATTCCCAACAAAACTAGTGCTAACAGATATGGGAATTGACTATTCACCTGATGGCAACTATGCCAGTCTCAAGTCATTCTTCGGTGAATCGAAAAACTTCTCTGAGTATGATTATGGTCCTGTTAGTTATAACTTATCACTTACATTTAGCGAAACTGCTCTTCCAATCAAGAATTTCTACGATAAGAATTTCCAATACGACTCTGAAGGTGAATGGAATTGGGAAGATTGGGCAGGTGAAGGAGATTCAACTGAAACAAGCTCATGAGTCAATACTTTTCCTACTTACCTAACATCAAGGTCAGAAAGACTGGTTATCGTCAAGATAGCACGTCTCCCTATGTTAATGCGAAGAATATCTTCCGTAGAGTCAAAATTCGTGATGAGTTGGATGACATCATTTTAGGATTTGAGAAATATTACATCAAAAACAGCGAAAGACCAGATCAACTCGCTCAGAAGTTTTACAATGATACTAAGTATGATTGGGTTATTCTACTTTGCAACGAAATAACCAATCTATACAATGATTGGCCAATGAATGAATATGAGTTGACTGAGTATATTGTAAGGAAATACAATTTCACAAATCCCACTGATATTGGTAAAACTAGGCATTGGGTCACTAAAGAGGTCAAAAGAGACGGTAGAGTGTATCTGCAAGAGGACATGGAAGTGCCTCAAAACTTTGAATTTACCCTACCTGGCGGTGAAGTGATTCCACAGGCAGATCTTGTAAGACCCATTTCTTACTATCAACACGAAATGAGGCAAAATGAGCGAAAACGTCTTATTTACATTTTACGTCGAGAATACCTAGATGACTTTGTAGAGGAATTCTTCAGTTTGGTGTCTTATTTGCCAAACGACGAATTAGAGGTAGATATCTTTGGAAAGGAAACAAAGACTACTTTCCGCACAGTCCAAGAAATCTTCAAACCGACGAAAAAGGAATATACGACCGAAATCGGAAAAACACCAAGTATCACATTCTTGGCACAACAGCAACTTACGTCCAGAGTGTATACACCTGGCACAGGGTCTACAGTCAATGGCACGAATGTTGCATCAACATTGTCACCTTTCGATTCAGCAGGAGCGTTTACTGGGGATGGATCTACAACGACTGATCAAAATACTTACAGTAGTGGTAGTAGCAGTAGTAGTAGCTCGAGCAGTAGCTCTTCTTCTTCTAACTCAAGCTCTTCATCTTCTTCTTCTTCCTCCTCATCATCTTCTTCCTCCTCAGGATCCTCTGGGTCGTCAGGATCATCAGGATCAAGTGGCGGTGGATACTATGGAGGAGGTTACTAGGTATTAATACTTAACGCGACCCCCCAGACCAAAAAATACCCCGAATTTTTTTTCGGGGTATCTGTAACTGGAAAGTCGATTTTGGTTTCAGTTAATATAACCGTGCTGTTTTAAATATTGCAACGCATCCTTCAATCCACCCAAAGGTTTACTACCTAGGGCAATCTGAGGGTAGTGAGCATCACCTCCGAATTCCATTTGGAATTGTTGCTTTGTAAAGTCTTCATCAAGGAAATATTCTCGAAAGTTACATCCTAGTGCCTTTAAAAGTTGTGCTGCCCTCTCACACTCCTGACTTTTGTTAGAGTAGATGGTTGCAATATTCATTGTCATGGTTTGTGTGCTGCAAACTTGTCATGATTACCGTCGCCTGGCATCTTACCAAAGGCAACGTATTCGATTGCTTGCTTCGATCCCTCTAGTCTTTTGAGATCGCTTTCGTTTTTCACATACTCTTCGTATGCTTCTTTCAACTCTTCGTTTCTTGCGGAGAGTTGCATTGTCCTCTTCGTAAAACGTTGGAGGAGTTGCTCATAAGATTCAACTGATTTCATTCACCTAATCTGTGGATAACAGGTTTTTCGTTTTTCAATATATTATATAGTTTCATACACTCTGCACATGATACAGGATAAAACTCTGCAGAGGGATCAAACCCATCGTATCTCTTTGCTTGATTGATAACTATAGATCCATTCTCTCCTGACACTGACCTGTGAAATGTGCCACGAGGTATGATCAATGCACCACTATGCACATCAAGGTGCACTATATGGTATGGGAATTTCCATTCCTCATTGACCAACTCAAACATCCTTGTCCCTGAGACTACTCTATTGTAGTCATCTTGGAAAGAATGAATATAGAATTGCTTACCTCCCACACAATCAGGTGGGGGTGACTGAGCAGGTCCTTCATGGACTACTAAGTCAGCAGCATTGGATTCATCTACTGATATGTCATAAAAAATAACACCGTCTGTTTCTCTAAACACACGGTGTTTTTTAAAATGTATGTCACTCATGTGACCGCCACTCCTTCCTCATCTTTTTATATGTATCGTTGTTAGCAACGATGTCTCTAACTTTCTTAAAGATCTTTGCAGACTTTGCATACTTACTGGTAGCATGGTCTTCTTCTTGTGGTCTCACGTTACCATCATCGTCATACTTTTTACCAGAGTTATGGTTTGCGTAACGACGTGCTCTTGTGAAACCCATCTCCAAAAACTTACGACACATGTCCATGCCTATAAAATCTTCTTCGTCTCTGTAATCTAGATACATTGCGAAGATTTTATTCGCAGACTCTACTGCAATCTCTGGAGTCTTAAATCTCCAATGAGCACATATGTCGTTAGTATAAGGGCGTACCAGTAAAACTCCTTGCTCCCCCCTTCCAATGCGATAAAGCATCCGAGTTTCTGTATCTGTAAAGTCAAGAGTCTTGTAATCGAGGTCATAATCAAACTCTTTCATCAACCCCCATCAACTTCACAACCTGCGATGGCACCACTAACGATACCAAGAGGGATAGACCAGATATAAGCATCTGATTCAGAGATAGCACCTGCTACACCGCCACCAAGGATACCGCCTAAAACGGCACCCTCTGAGCAGTCGTTTGTGTCTTCCTCTCGTGGGACAGGGACAGCACGAGGACCGTTGTCCCTATATGGTGGTCTCCAATATCTGTCTCCATAACAGGGGACAGCGACAGTCTTGCGTTTGTAGTCAACGTAGCCAGGACTATCTGAGGTGCCAGGAATATATACTTCCTTATATCGTTGCTCATAGCATGTGCGAGAGCGAGATCCAGACCACCCACGATACTCACGCTCACCAGTAGTAGGATTGATTGATCCGTTGTGGTGTGCGAAAGCAGTAGTCGGAGTGGTGATGACACCCAGAAGTGTCATGGCAGTTAACATTGACTTCATTTAGTCTTCTTCGGCAAGTTTAGCAAAGTAGGAAAGGTCTACGTCCTCATCCTTCTGTAATGATTCTACCTTATCTCCAAACCCTGTGCGAAGATCAGGGACACTTTGTGAAGTGTCTTCCTCTTCGTAAGTCTCAGGGTCAGGACGCTTAGGTGTAACCTTAAGCACAGAATTGAGACGTGCTTCCAATTCTTCGTAAGATTTAAACTGTGATGGGTTGGTAAAGTCCTTAAGACTATAAGATTGTTTCCAAACTGCTTCCAACTCAGCGTCAGTCATCTTACCAAGAGTAGATGGGTTAGCAAACCCACTCTTATCATAATTCCAGAAACCTGCAACCTTACAGATCTTCAGACGGAAGTCCGCACCATTCCAAAGATCGAATGGATTGATTGCTTGCTCGTCTTCAAACTCAGGTTGTGCAGCAGCGACGATCTTGTCATGAATCTTCTTACCATACTTGTAGAGGAAGACCTTGCCCTCATTCTCAGGATTCATTTCATCCTTAACAACATAGATGTTGCTGTAGTATGAGAGTTTACGCTTCTGCTTTCGTGCAATTTCCTTGTCAGAATCGTTGCCACTATTCCACAACTCTCGGTTGAGGTCAGAGACAGGATCCTTTTGTCCTAGAGTAGTCAAACTATTTTCAATATACCATCCACCAGGACCTTGGAAGGCATGACTCCAAACCTGTGCCCAAGGAAGGTCTTCCCCATCAGGCTCTGGAAGGAATCGAATAACAGCATACCCATTACCGCTCTTGTCAAGAGTTGGTTTCCATAGACGCTCATCAACTTGAGCACTGCCCGCAGGCTTTTGTAGTTTCTCAATCTCCTTTGTAAGTTTTGCAAAGGAAGATCCAGAAGACTTCTTGAGTGATGCAAATGACATTTTTGTATTCTCCGTGTTTGTATTTGGCATTAGTGCCACCATTCATGGTGACATACTATTTAGGTCTTGTCAAGACCTTGTGTTTTATTCCTGATAATTATATTCTCTCCATCATGTGTGAAAATAATCTCGTCATCGGGATCCCAAAGTAACTCCTCCATGACATCATTCAAACGTTTCATGTCTTCCCATAGTTGATCAGGATTCGGCATTGTTTAACTCCTTCTTCCATCCTAACAATTTATCTTCCATAACTTGTAGCACAGACATGAGATCCATACCACCTGTCGTCTTCATTGATAGTGTGTCTACTCTGTCCTTAATATATGCAACAGACTCATCGCTATCATCTTCATGTGATGCGAGTGCTAGTCGTGCATAAAATAACTTCTGTTTAGCAATCAACTCTAGCGTCTTGTTGATGTGCTCAATTCTTTTCTTGACATCATACTCTGCAAAACCTGCAGACATCTTTAGCAAGTCAGTGTAACATACTTGGATGTCTTCGAGTGACTCTCTTACTTGATCGCTGTGGAAAAATTCTTCTTTCTTGGTCATAGTGGGAGGACACCTCTTGAGGTGCGTTTAACGTAATTAAGTTGTTGAGCATCCCATTTGATTTTATCTTTCAATGGTCGAGAGATCAGTTTATTAACAACTTCAATCTCTATTCCATACTCTTCACATACTGTAGTGACTGCTTCAATATAATTTAGCAGTCCTTCACTGTCTTTAACAAGGTTTTCTACCAGTGAAGTAAATTTACCTTGTGTCATAAATTCCTTTTCAATATCATTCATTTGGTGACCTCCACATACATGCGAGAGACTCCACCAGATTCAATGAGACCTGAGGGAAATGCATTCGCTGCAATAGTCATGCGGGGTCCATTAGTGGTGTTAGGTTGTGCGTAATGCCTTATAGTAGGAGGGAAACAGATAAACTTACCTGCCTCTGTAGGCTCCTCATGCATTATGTGGTATTTTGTGTCCGTATAATCTCCAAAAGGTGAGATGTTAGTATTACTATACCACGGATTCGGCAAAAGCCAAACTGTTTTATCTTGTGGCAAACCAGATGCATAATAATTACTGCTTAGGAAACAGTTAGGATGCGTGTGGTCAAAGAAATGATCACCAGGATCATTCTTGTTTGCCCATGACGATACAAATTTAAAAGAGGTAGCGTTGGGTGCTATCTCTTTCCTTACTTCTTCCAGACATTCATTCATCCATGAAAATAAATCAGCAAACTGTGGTAGATCATGTAACTGTTTACCTGTCCCACGAGCATTAATACCTGCCCAGATCCAGTTAAAATCATTACGTTTCCACTGTAAGTTTTCTAATTCATATGCAACCTTCTCTACGTCGCCAGGATAATAGAAGCGAAAGAAGGGGATGCCTAGAAAAGTATCTTTCATTGACGAGATTCAATATACTGTCTGTATTCTTTAATGTAATCAAGAAGTTTGTTGATATACTTCTCTTTATCATATCTCTGCTCGACTTGCATCTCGCCAGACTCTGATACAGATATTGTAACTAACTTGTCAACCTCAATGCCAGTGTGCTCGTAATACATGTAAGCATAAGCACTACACTGCACGAAATAGTTTTCCAACCACTCAGGTTTTTTCAATTCCTTTGTGGTTTTGAAATCAATTACAGCAAGCTCGCCATCAAACTGAGCAAGGCAATCAACACGGCCAGCGAGATATAGATTGCGAGAAAATAAAGGGGCTTCAATAAGATGAATATCAGTGATCCGATCAAGATCCTTACGAGCAGCCCTAAAAAGGTACGAGGTAAGACCCTCGCCTTGCGTACGATTTTCCACATCTTCATTTCTTAGATACTTTTCTACTAGGTTGTGATACTTGGTGCCTCTCCAAGAAGATTTCATACGAATCTTCTCTGCCTCGTGGTATCCGACACGCTTCTGCCACTCAAGGATACCTGCCTTAGATTGATGACCGATAACTGTGGTGACAGATGGCACCCACACCTTGTCAAGTTTGTAGAATCTTCCCTGCTCTAGGGTGCGTGATTCTAACTCAAGGATCTCACAAGGAGGTCCTACATGATTAAACATAATTAATTAATATCCAAGAGATAATTTGCTAACGAGATACTCTTTCACGAGACCTGACCTTACTATATCATCAATACCAAACTCTACGCAAGTAAATGATGGCATTTGCTTAAGAATTCTAAGGAAGTCTAGGATACCTTCTCTCTCATTAGATTTTGTCAAGTCTGACTGAAAGTAATCACCACAAAAAATAATTTTGCAGTCTTCTCCAACACGAGTGATAATAGAATCTAACTCGTGGAAGTTTAGGTTTGAAAACTCATCAACAAGAATGATAGAGTTATCAAATGTGGTGCCTCTAATAAAAGAGGTTGACCAGAATGAAATAGTTTCTTGTGCTCTAAGATTAGAATACAATGCTTCAAAACTATTGTCATCAGGCATCTCAAACATATACTTCACCATATTTTTATATGGAATTTGATATAGGTTTGATTTGTCTTCATGATCACCTGGCAAGAAACCAATCTCCCTTGTAGGGACGAGTGACCTTACCATGTAAACCTTCTCATACTTTGATGCAGGGTCAAGACATTGTTTCAATGCAAGATACAAAGAGATGAATGTCTTACCTGTCCCTGCTGCACCATGGAGCACTAGATTCTGTCCCTTACCATATGCTTCCCAGATCTTCTCCTGATTCTCTGTGAGTGGCTCGATGGTTTTAAGGTGCTCAAGGTTGATAGGTTTCTTCCTTCGCAATACCTTGGTTGGGATATTTGCTAGTGACTTCTTTGGTCTAGGCATTAGGTGTATTGACTAAGGTTTGCTTTAGGGTGTGCTGCTTGGACTTTAGACATGACTTCTTTGAAACCATCAGACTGTTTAGGTTTGCCGTAGGTTGTGCCTGCGACACCTTTTGACCAGTCTTTATCCCAATCGGGATTGTCTTTTCTCCATTGATCGTATTCCGCCATGGTCATACGAAACTCTTTCTCTTCACCTGTCTCTCTGTGTTTTACATTGTAGGTTGGCATTAGTCTATCCTCAAACATGGTTGGATGTCATCCCATCCTTCGGGACAACCGCAGTCTTCGCACCATTCAAGTGCTTTAGAGACGATAGGGAATTGACACATGAATACTTTTTTACAAGCATTTGCAATGTCCATGTGCTCTTTTTGTGTGCCATTAGCAGACCTCAATTCAATATAATGAATCCATGATCGGACTGATCCTGTCATGTAGATTCTGGTTGGTGTTGCCAAAGGCAATACCATTCTAGCACACTCTTTAGCAATTCCGTGTCTCAACAACTCATTATATAGATCAACTCCTTCGTTAAAATACTGTGCAATCCTACCCTGCAGGAAATACTTCTCCTTTTGTGGCACATCATCAATACTATTCTGTCTATTCTTACTGTCTTGACGACGTAGATCAGGGACAGGGATCTCACCTAGCAGATTAGTATCAGCATATCTCTGTGAGAACTCTTGAAATGTGAAGCTACGATGCCTCAGAATTTGAGCTGCGATTGCTCTTGTAGTATTGATCTCAAGTGTCAAACTTGCCTGCTCAAATACAGACCAATGATTATGTTTGATGCAATAAGATAGAAGTCCTTCTACCTTTGGATTGTCTTGATTGTTTGGGTTGCTTACTCTCGCAATGTAACCCATTGTTTTTTCTGCCTCAGGTGTGACGCTTACGAGACAAACTTTATTAGTCATGCTTAAAAATTAGACGTGCCATTACTAGTAAACCAAATGATTTCAAGTAACCCAATACAGGTAGTCCAAACGTGCCAACCATGATCCAATTCCAGAAGAACATAAAAACAAGAGGAGATATAAACAGTGCACCCAATGCAGCAGCGACCTTACGTCCTACTGTTTCGTTGTCCATTGCTTTAATCTTCTCTGTCCACTCCTCTACAGTCTCTGCAGGAGCAGGAGTTTCTTCAATTTTTTTTGCTTTTCTTGGATCGATATAGACGCTCAAGACCTATTACCCCATCGAATTTCTGGAAATGCTTCTTTAACTACCGCTTCTGTGATGCGATACTTCTTGTGTAGAGACTTATTAACTGCTTTAATAAATGCCACAGCGTCATCTTTGTAGAGACCCTCTAGCATCTGAATAAACATATTCTCTACCTTCATGTTAGGGAGGTTGTCTGCACCACCCTTGAAGAAATAGTAAAACTTCTTTGCTTCTACAATCAAATTAGTATGCTCTGTCCCCAACGGTGCTTCGTTAGGTGTGTAAGGTACGTCCTCACCAAGAGGCACACGAGGCACGACTGACCCATCAAAGTTGATAATGAATAGTGTGCGAAGTGCTTGACTGTTGTTATCACGAAGAATTTTAATTTTCTCTGCTTTTGTCTTAGCAGAGTGAGTCTTTTGCAAGACCTCACAAATCATAAGTTTTTGTGCCATGATTAATCATCAGTGTCAGTAATTGTATCATCTTCCTCTGTCAAACGCAAGTAGAATAGATCTTCTGTGTCCAGAAAATTACCATTCTCATCATACATCTCGGGATGCATGACTATTTTAGCATAGTCTGCCTTTTCTTGCCACTCGTCAAATGCTGCTTTGATATTCCAAGAGATCAAGAATCCAACAAGGAAACTACCTAACGTGAGGAAGAAGGCAATGTAAAGGAAAGAAAGATCCGCCATGTAATTGCCTCCTAAGACTGTTGTTTTTATTTAGTAACTTTTTTCCTGCCTGGTCTCCTATCCCTTTCATATTTCCATGCATCCTCAAGGATACCGTAGAGATACTTTCTAATCTTTCTTGCTTCTGGTTTTGGGATGTGTCCGTATGCTTCACGCAATACTTTGTCACCTCCCTTGATATATGCATCAAGATCTAGGATAGTATTGTTTAGAGAGTTAGCAGTTGGGGATTCAATAAACTCAGTAGTCTCCTTACGAGTATACTTTGCTCCTTTTAAATACCCATACATGTTAAATAAGAAACGTTTCTTCTCGAATGCTTCATCAATCGATCGCTCGATCAACTCATATAATTCGTTAGCGTTTCTGAGTTTCATTAGAGGAATTTGCCTTCTCGTAGATGTTTTACAGCATCGGTGCAACCACCGACTTTATTCCCACCAATGATTACCTGTGGGAAGGTAGACCCCATACCAAACTCCGCATAGAATTGGTTGCGGTCGAAGTTAACATCGAGTTTCATCTCGTTGTAACTCCATCGATTCATATTATACACTTCTTTAATTTTTGTGCAATAAGGACAACCAGATCTTGTATAGATTGTTGTCGATGGTGGAATCTTTGCCATAATATTATAGAAAAAAAGAAAGGGGTCAGAGACCCCTGATGGTATTATATATCCTTTCTACTTAGAAAGCATACTTCACACCCAACTTACCTCCGTATCCGTTGTCTGCAGAGTCTGCAGTAACAAAAGAGACTTCAGTGTAGAGATCCATCGCCTCAGAGAGTGGAAGACCAAGACCTGCCTTACCAGAGAAGTCAGTGTCAGTGTCACCACCGTCCACAGAAGTCACTGCTGGACCTCCTTGGACGTAGTAAGATGCGATTCCAACTTGTCCTTCGTAACCAACGTGCACGTCAGTCGTCGTCCCAGTATAATCCGAGCCAGTCCAAGAGGAGTTTGCTTCGATATTAATATACGGTCCTGCAAAGGAAGCAGATGGGGCTACCACAGCTGCGGTAGCAGCAAGAGTTGCGATTGCAGTTTTGATCATGTGTTTTTTACCTTTAGTTTGAGTTTATGTAACAGATAGTTACAATGGGTATTTATACTATTGACAAATCACGATCCCCTGACAATCCACAATGTAATTGATACATGCATGTAATGCCAAAGATATGTGTGTGATCTGGTGCATAGTAGTAGTCAGGATGCTGTGTGAGGTGAGAATTTTTGCCCTCTCCCCACGAAGATCTGACTTTGTGGATGAGTCTACCATCATTCCACCATTTTTGTCCAACCCTTGTGACACTTTTCTTACTGACCTTCTCCCAGTATCCAGAATTGTGAGCACTACCATATTGATAGTGGAAGGCAAGGGCATCAACATATGCCTCTACCATTCTTAGATACCAGAGATTAGCGAGTAGTCTCTCCTCATTTGTTTGGCCATTAACCAAATAGTCGCAGATTCTTTTTGCGACCATATCATAATGTAATAGCGAAAGTGCTTGCAATGGCTCGAAGAAGAGCAAAGCGTTACCATTGAGTGCCAACTTATTATTGACAATCATATCGGGTGCGTAAGATGGAGTCCACTCGAAGAGGTCTCCATGTGAGTATACAACCTCAGCATCTACATGTGACTGATAGTCCCTGTGAAACAGGTAACCTGTCCGTGAGATGCCTTGCTTAGGAAATGGAAGACTAAACTTCCATCCATATTCATGGGCGAGGTGGTAGGTATACTCTGGGTGACCATGTATTTTATGGTCATCGAAATATAATACACTATTGACACATGGAATGTCAATCTCTTTTCTATAGTTGCTGAGAGCACCTGAGCAGTTGATTACGAAATCATATTCATTGCTAATAGAATTAAGAGCAGTGATACGTTTTCCAATAAACTTTACTCCTTTATATTTCTCTAGATTCTCTTGGAGAAATGGGTTAAGAGTCTTAGTGTAAAAGTGAATAGCATCTGCATGTAGAAATCTATGATAGAAATGCTTTGAGTTACCCCAGTCAACAAACTCAATGCCCTTCTTATAGGACGCAAGTCCTAGGGCAATAAGATCATCGATAGTTAAACCCAATGTGCATTCTATCAGTGATGCAAATTGAGGTGTGGTTGACTCACCAACAGGAAGTTGTTGGGTGTCGGGATCATAATAACAATCAACTTTAATGTTGTAGGTCAAGAGATTCATGATGGTAATTAAACCACCACTACCTCTGCCAATCACTGCTACCTTCATTCTCCTTCTAGATACTCTCGAATTTCTGCTGCTCTTGTTTCAGAGACACTCATCTTTTCTTTAGGTGAGTCTAGTCCAACTTCCTTTCGGTAGTCTTCCACTATCTTATCATAGGGGACTTCTCTCAATTCGTCAACAATGTTTTTGCCTGACGGTTTTGTATCAAGATCTTTGATGGTATTGATATTGCTATTCCAATACCTCTTCATCTTCTTAAGCATCTTATGACGACCATCGGGATCGTCTTTATACTTTTCGATGACCTCACGCAGAAGTTTCAACTCTTTAGTTGTCTTCTGTATTGTTTTGTCTGCCCAGTCCTTGTGTCTTTTACGACCTGGCTGGTCACCAAATCCATTCATTACTGTACTCCGTTAACTCTGATTTTGAATCTGACTCGATCACGGTATTCTTTCTTATCTATAAACCAATACATAGACTCCTTGTTATGTGACTCTTGGTAGAATGCATCATACACAGGACGTTTTGTATCTCTGTAACCTCGACCAGATGGCTCGTATCCAATCTTAATTTCTGACGGTATGTCTTTAGTTAGTGGATTGTAATTAGGAGCACTGGATCTATGTGCTGCGATGGTAGGACTAAATGGTGCAACATTATTATCGGTGGAGTAATCCATGATCCGATCAGTATACTTAGGTGGCCAGTAGAATTCAAATTCCTGACCCTCTCCATATCCGTCACCCCAGTCCAAGACTTCGAGCAATTCTATTGTAGCATAGAAATTTGTAATTCGCTTAGGACCTGCCTTGTTGCTGTAACCTTCATTCTTTGCCCAGAAAGTTATACCAACACGAATCTTGGCAGTGTTAGCACCGATGCCATGATCCTCTACGTTATCATCATCCTCTGGAATCAACCAGTAGTCTTGGATAAAGTATCCCATCTCATAGTTTGTAAGGACTTCTGGATTCTGTTGCATACCATCGTAGAGGTTGTCAAGCATCCACTGTAAGTCACTAGTTGCTACGAAACTATTCATCTTGGTATCCCACCATGAGAAACCATCGTCAGAATACTTTGCAAGTCTTGCATAGTGTGTCTCTGATTGGACGTGTCTCTTTACAGCAGTGGGTGCACCAGTGCCATCCAAGTAGATAGGACCTGTCTTGCCATCTTTGAATAGCATTCTGGTGACAAGTTGATTGTAATGTTGTCCTTTATCTTTCTCTTTGAATCCATATGTATCAATGTATGCATTCCTATCACTGCCATCCCATCCACGGAAGGACATAGCAGCACGGTTATTAGATCCTCCCTGATCTGCTGTCCAGTGTGTGTAGCGTGGGTAATCATCATGGTCATGGATCTGATTATTAGCATCCATGTTTACTGCTTGCTGATTCTCCCAAACAGTATAGTATCTCTGCCAGTCTTCAATCTCTGAGTTTTTACCTCTGTCATCTAGGTTGTGCATGTAGCACATATCAAATCCTGTGATCTCACCACCCACACCCTTAGAAGATTCTGCCTCTGGGTTGATAGTTGATGGGTATGGAATTGACCTAGCGTCACCTGGTTGTGTCTGTAGACGGAGGTTGAATGTTGATTCAAAGAGATAATTATCTTCATCAAGGATGCCTAACCTAGGTGTAATCTGTCCACTAGTAGGTCCTCGTTTGATCTCTGTGACTTTGAATTTAATTACGTCACCCTCAACTACCTCAAAGAAATCATCATCATGTAACTTCTGTCCGATCTCTGGCCATGCTCCTGCTCTAAACTTCTGCTCCCAAAGAACGTTATTGTTTTTCCAAAGTTTTAATATGAATACCATGCAGTCACCTGCAAGACCTTGAGTAATACCTCCAAGACTACGCAAAGAGAATTTACCTTTGGTTACTATCTTACTCTTCTGTGTCCTGTTAACTTGGAATAGATACTCACCATTACATTTACCACATGAGATGTCTCCACTATCTCCTGTGACGTCAATGACCTCAGATCCACAATCATTTCTCATCAACAAGACATCTTTAAATGATTTCTTAAACAGTCGTGGATCACAATCTGACTTAGAAAGTAGAGGTTTAGTTATAGATGGAGGTTTGTCCTCTCTCCACACATAACATTCAATACCCTCATAGGCTGTAGCACCACCTGCCCATACAACTTCGTGCCAGAATTTACAATCATCAAAGTCACTGTCACCACTGATTAGATCCTCCCACCACTGCCAGTGATCACCTTTCCATACTGTGTAGTCTCTACTGTCACTAACAGATCCTTCTGGGTTGAGTGATTCATCAGAGAATAAAACATAATTAGATTCTGAGGATGATACACCATCAATCCTCCATCCATCTGACAACTGAGAGAAGTTTGTAAATGTATCACCTACGTTATAACTGTTGAGTTGAGCACCATTAGAGACAAGCAAGAATCCTAAGTTGCCACCCTTGTATTGTTGAAGGATGTTGATAGGTATCATATGCTGTGTCATACCAGCCTCATTAGTTGCATCCACAACCAAAAGTTGTGCCCATCGTGGGACACCATCTGTCTCAATGTATGCCATCAAGGTATTTCTATACCCTGCCCTACCTTTTTCCACATCTATATTCATTAAGATGGTGTTGTTTACATCATTTGGAATTAGGTAATAGTTTTTGTTAGAGTCCTTGGTAGGTGGCTCTTCTATTGTTTGCTTACGAATAGAATAGAAATGATTATCCATTTCTATGTTGCCAGTGCTTGCTTTATCTACCCGTGAAATTCTAATCGTCCCGTTACAATCGTCTCCATGTCCATCAAGAAGACAGACAGATTCATTGTCATTGTATATCCTATCAGCAAAATTACTATTAGCAGAGTGTAGATTCTGGAAAGTAATAGGGTAAGTGCCTGCTGACATGTTGGTAAATCTTTCAGTCTGACTACCTCTCGTGCCTCGACGCTCAAATGTCTTGTTGTCAATAGTAAAACTATCACATGTCACACCTGCAATATTTGGAGAGTCTTTCCATGACCACTCGATAGTGAAGTCACAGTTACCAGAGACTGTAATACTTTGACCAGAGAATTTTACTTCTGCTGTAGAGAATAGTTTGTCATAATACCTATGTAATTCTTGTGCCTTTTCTTTCTTACCTAGGTATGGATTCATGGCTGCAGCATCTTCATATGCCCATCCTAAAATTTCTACGAAACCATACCCACCTGCGTTTAAGGTTGCTCTCTCACCATTGCCTGGTGTGTCAGGCTCACCTGGTTTAATTGTAAGTAGAGTATCTTTTCTAGAGTTGGAATAGTATTTGTATACTGCAACTGATCTATCGTCTTTCTTATTCTTATGTAAGTAGAAGACAGGTTGATTAGATGTCAGTGTATATCCTGTTGGAGGTGTAGAGGATGTGCCATAGTCATGATTAGTGCCTGCCTTGTTACCTTCCAACACCATGAATGTGACATCAAAACTAGCACTGTCACCAGTAAATGATGCTGTGGTTTCTGTGCCTACAGCAGGTAGGTCACCAGTGTATGTGCAATACCATCTACTATCAAACTCACCATTGTCATTATATACTTCAACGTTAACAGTGATGTTAGCACTACCAAGAGTAGCACTGTATGTCCTGTTACCTGCAGACGTATAGATTTTATTACCGCCAGGATTATCGATCTTACTACCATTCCATGACCCATCATAGTTTGTGGTCACACCTAATAGATTATGCAGACCACTACCATAAGGTTTAAATGCTAGAGCAGCACCTTTCTGTGTCACATACTCATAGATACCAACTCTATCTGGATAGCAGTTAGCAATACAGAATGACTTGATGTTACCGTTATATCCTCTAGGGTAGAAGGTAACACAATCCTGTGAAGGTGGTTGCCATGCACCATCAATGTATGGTTTAAACAAACACTCTAGTGCTTCCTCTACACACTTACCCCAGTCATCATTTTTCTGCTCAGGTGGACAATAGAATTGCTCTCTTGTATCAGTCCTCTCCCAGTATCCATCACCAATATCTTTAACTAAATTATCTCTTTGCAACTCCCATATTTTATCACAGTCTTTACCTCCTCCACCGATAGTTGGTGGAAGAATACCTGTGCCAGGTGTAGGTATCTTAATAGGAAATTCTACACACGTACTAGGATCTGTAGCATACTTCTCACACTCTGGACAGAATGGTAAGTATGGAAACATATCACAGATCATATCGATCGGTGGGTCTACCCTGAGATCAGGTATATCAAACGGAGGTAGATCAATATCAGGTTGTCTAATCCCACCATCATCAAGTCCTAGAGGAGGATAACATCTTCCAACCAACTGTCTGATAACTTCCCTAGGATCTATATCCTCATCAGATGGAGGAAGTGGAGGGGGTGTAGGTAGATCAGGTGACGTGCCTCGCTCAGGACTGTTAGGTATAGGAATAGGACCGTAACATCTATTCGCAGGGTTGTCAGCAGGATCATCATAAGTTGGCACACCACTACTAGGAGGTGGCGGTGGTGTGGCGAGTGTGATTCTGACGGGATTAGATGCATCCAACGGGTTAGGTTGGAGTGACTCCTGTCTAAACGGACCGTAGCATCTTCCATCAGCACCAATGATGGGATCACTAGGCTGCAGAGTCCCAGCCGCTTGCCTTGGGTCACTAGGAATATACTGTGTAACATCCCTAGGGTTGGCAGCGTCGAGTGCGTTAGGTTGTAATTGAGGTATCTGTGGTGAATAACTTCCACCATAACACCTTGGGTCCGCTGTCATTACAACTAGTTATCTTCTTTGTTATTTATTTCCTCTTCCATAGTCTTGTATGCCCACTCATCTGTGTGTCCAACTGACCACCATTTAGGTAGAGTTTCTACAGCATAGTTTTGTGTGCAGACTTTGAAGTCAGGTTGTAGTAGAGCATCATTGTTTACCAAACTGTTGTCAAAGAATTGACATCTATTGTTAGGTTGTGCAGCAAACTGTCCATTGTCCAGTGCAATAATATTAAATGTCTTATGCTCAGGATCATGCTCTGAAAAGTTTGTATCCAATACAGAGAAGTCAGGGTGTGCTGTATCAATAGTGAATTCATATTCACCAGGATGCATCTTCCTATCTTTACCAAAGAAAGAGCAGCGACCAAGGATAGGTTTCTCAACCACTGTAATATTGTAGTCGAAACAATCCCACAACTCTAGGACATCTAGTGGTAGTTGATTATCTTTATCATAATCTTCCTTCCATACGAATGCACTGAGTGGTAACTTGTCAAACAGTGCACCGTAATCAGTCAGTAGGGTCTCAAAGTATAATGCTTTCGCTTGTATACTTCTTACTGAGATCCAAATACCAGGTGTGATCTCTCCATGACCCTTCTCTAGGTCATAAAGATACTCTTTCTTTACCCATACCTTTCTTGGAGGTAAGGGGTGGACTAGATAACTCATTCTTTAATGTAATTGTTTTCAATAAGCCACTGCTTAGTGAGTGGAGTGGGTGGATATACTTCCCACATAGGAGTGCCAGATGCACAGACTTCAAGTGCTTCCTGTGTCATGCCCTCTTCATGACCTGCCCAGAATGCCTCCTTCTCCCATGGGATCGCTTTAGGATTCTGGTAGTATGCTTTTGCTGCCATGTCTGCCCACAGACCAGGCACATCCTCTTCGGGTTTGATAATAGCAAGTAGTGTATTATCTAGCGTCCCTGCCATACAGTCTTGTGCAGCATGCCAACCCTCATGCCTGAGGACTGCCATCAAAATATGAGGACGACTAACCCATGCCTCATTCAGATACATATGGTTGCTCACCGTGTGGTATACACCTCTGTGAGCAGGAGGAAAGTATCTGGGGGATGCAACGTATACATTGATATCTAATTTATCAAATGCATTTACAATGGCATCAAATTCTGCAGACACTACATCCCAATTCTGATTGGGAAACATGTCTCTAATATCATCACTACTCTTTACTTGTGTAATATCTTCTTTGCATTCCTTTAATAGCATACACCCCATCGCATCATATGTAAACCATCCCTTCGTAATACTATCCTCTCCTGTCCAGTCACTTTTTACAGGTGCTGCTGAAGCACAAGTAGCGACACCTAGTGCGATCCCAACGGTCAATGCTGCAATTAATTTTTTCATTTCTTACTCCGCCGTACCTACTAATTATAACATTAAAAAAGAGACCTGTGGAAGCAAGTCTCTTAAAAGATACGATAGATTTTATTGGTCTAGTAGTCTAACACCTCCTTACAGATTCGTTTGCACGCTGACCTTGTATCTGTACACTCAACCAAGCACTCGTAGTAATCATCCTCGCGATGATTTTGGTTAGGCTCAAAAGGATGCCATGCCTCTAGTTGATTGTAAGGTAGTACGTTTTTCATAAGCATTTCCGTTGTCGGACTCATAACAAAGATGAGTTTGATTCATCTTCCTACCCTCTAATTCTACTATTATTTATAAAAAAAGGGGGCATTTCTGCCCCCGACGTAATAAAAAGAAATGCCTAGTTTAAGTTAGGACTGGTCCTAAAGTGATACCTACAGCAACAAAGAATAAGAATTCAAAGATGGGTAGATAACCTGCATTCTTTAGTAGAAATTGAGTCATTTGACCTTGTGCTCCTCAGGTGTAACTTAACCGATTGCAGGTGCAGTCAGTGCAACAGGCACGGACTCAGCAGCAGCGAGGTCAAGTGGGAAGTTGTGAGCATTACGCTCGTGCATTACTTCCATACCAAGGTTTGCTCTGTTAAGAATGTCACCCCAAGTAGGAATAACTTTACCACCTGCATCAACAACTGACTGGTTAAAGTTGAAACCATTCAAGTTGAATGCCATAGTAGAGATACCCATAGCAGTAATCCAGATACAAACAACTGGGAATGCTGCAAGGAAGAAGTGAAGACTTCTAGAGTTATTGAAAGAAGCATACTGGAAGATAAGACGACCAAAGTAACCATGAGCAGCTACGATGTTGTATGTTTCTTCTTCTTGTCCAAATTTGTAACCGTAGTTTTGAGACTCTTGCTCAGTAGTTTCTCTAATAAGAGAAGAAGTAACAAGAGATCCGTGCATTGCACTAAACAAAGATCCACCAAACACACCTGCAACACCAATCATATGGAATGGGTGCATAAGAATGTTGTGCTCTGCTTGGAATACAAACATGAAGTTGAATGTACCTGCGATGCCAAGAGGCATACCATCAGAGAAAGATCCTTGACCGAAAGGATATACTAGGAAAACTGACGCTGCTGCTGCAACTGGTGCAGAGTAAGCAACACAGATCCAAGGTCGCATACCTAGTCTGTAACTAAGTTCCCATTGGCGTCCCATGTAAGCTGAGATACCGATAAGGAAGTGGAAGATAACGAGTTGATAAGGTCCTCCGTTGTAGAGCCATTCGTCAACTGTTCCTGCTTCCCAGATTGGGTAGAAGTGTAGTCCGATTGCGTTGCTGCTTGGGACGACTGCTCCTGAGATGATGTTGTTTCCATAGAGTAGAGATCCTGCTACAGGTTCGCGAATACCGTCGATATCGACGGGAGGGGCTGCAATAAATGCAACGATGAAACATGCTGCTGCAGTGAGCAAGCATGGGATCATGAGCACACCAAACCAACCAACATAAAGTCTGTTGTTAGTAGATGTAACCCACTGACAGAACTCATCCCATCCAGAGAGGAGTCCACCACGTTGGCGAATGCCAGAGTTGATAGTAGTCATTAATTGAGAGTTTAAGTAATAGTGCAGGGAACACTGAGTATAATATTCCTGTCTCACCCTCAGAGGCAGGTATTAGAGACTTGCTTTACATCCCCATAGGTCTCGGTTAATGGGATGTTATGTAACGAAACCGTTACATGGTGTTGGGATCAACACGCTTCTTAGTATATAGGCTTTTTGGTTATTCTGTCAAGGGGTCAGGCAAACCTAAAAATTCTTGCCCATACTTGTGATAGCAGTTGATTATCTCCTTGTGGATTTTCTCTTCATGAAAACCCTCTCCTTTTTTCATCTTCTCCAAGTGCTCTTGGAATAACCCTTGACTGATGTAGAGTGCACAAAATTCATAGACGTCGCGACTCAAGGGAATCTTAGCATAGATAAATGCGTTCAAACAAAACTGGCGAGCATGCATGTTTCCATCATTGTATCGCCAGTCGGAGGAGATGTCAGTCATCTTCTGCAATCCTTACTACTTGGTTAATGTCTCTACTCATCTTAGCACACATGAGTTGACTTAGGTAGTAGAGAAAGTTTGCTTTTGCTTTTGATAGGTTACGGTAGTGGACAAGTGACATCCACTCCTGACCATTCCATACTTCCAGTTTAAATTTCTTCACCAGTCCTGATCCAGTTGACGACATTCTCTGGATAGGATACCTCATAGGGATCCTCATCCGTGTCATCTACTTTACCAGGTTCTTCAAAAAGTTTAGTAATCACACCGTCTTCAATGACACATGCGTATCTCCATGAGCGGAGACCAAAACCCTTATCATTTTTGGTGACAAGTTGATTCATAAGTCCTGTCCACATAGCATTGCCATCAGGGATCAACTTGACCTTTTCAATACCTAACTCTCTCTGCCATGCATTCATTACGAATCCATCGTTAACAGAAATACACCAAACCTCATCTACACCTTCCTCTTTGAAGTTGTTATAACATGCTTCGTAGGAAGGGAGTTGAAATTGGGTGCAGGTGGGAGTGAAAGCACCAGGCAGAGCAAACACTACATGCTTGCCCTTACCTAGTAGATCCACCGAGTTTATTTTGTCAAAACCAAATGCTTTGTCGTTACAATCTTTTTGACGGACGAAGACAAATTCGACACTCGGGATATTCATAATTATTAGTTACGCTATTTTATATAGTATCATGCAAACACAGGAATTCCAACAGTTGCTGTTAGACCTGTGGCAAACATGAATGTAATAAATGGGATGTATTTAACTGACATTGGTCTTTTGTAAACTTCCATTACCTCATGATATGAATTAGACATGAGATCGGACATTAGAAAATACCGAAAAACATATGTCCAGTTAGAATGTCACTTGTTGCTGCTGCAACTAGACCAAGCATTGCTAGTCTACCATTCCAAGTTTCTGCCACTCTCTTCTGTGGCTCGATTGATTTAGTATTTGTCATTAAAAGATACCAGGAATGATTTGTCCTGTGAATGTGTAAGCACCAACTGCTGCTACGAAACCAAGCATTGCTGCCCATCCATTAAATCTTTCTGCTTCTGGGGTCATGAGTTTGCTCCTATAAGGTTAGTTGTTGTTAGATTCCGAAGGCACCAAAAAAGAAGATGCTTCCAGAGAATGCGTATGAAATTACTCCTGATACAATCCCTAGCATTGCTAGACGACCGTTAAGTAATTCCGCTCTTTCGTTGTGAGTCACGGATACGTCCATTACTTGCATAGGTGGTTCCTTTGCAAACATGTTTTGCCTTCCGCCTGATTCAGTAGTAATTGTCATGAATAACGTTTGTTAAGTTATGTTACATAATTATATAGGAAAGATTAAATTTCTGTCAACCCCCAAATGTGATGACATCCGCACCTGCTGCTCCTTGAATAGGCACTTCCCCTGCAGCAACTGGGTAGTTATCAAAATCAATGTGGAAACTTTCCACAGGTTTCTGTGTCTCTGCGATTGTCTTCAAACCAAGATAATGTCGCCACAACTCACCAGTGGTCTGGTCATCGACGTCGTTATCTAGTGCCCACTTAAAGGCAGTCTTCGCTGCAGCGACAGCATCGTGAAATTCATTAGCGTAAGCCATCATGCTCCTTGATAAGGTGATACAACAACATCCCTACGTCCACCATAGGCAGCGACCTCAGGATCAGGGTCTAACCACTTAGTGTATTCGGGATCTTCGATACAATAGTCCAACTGGATCGAGTTGTCAAGCTTATACATGGTGTAATAAGTCTTGGTGATCTCGTTGTATTTGAGAATGCGATAGTCAGGCATACCGTTGATCTCTAGTGTGCCACACTCGGCAAAACGGTATGGGAATCTGTCGAGAATTACTTTTACCTTCATGGTGTGTGTGAATCTATATGTATTCTAACGTTATCACACCAAGACTGTGACCTACTAAGGACAGTTATATAATTGTCACCTACGAAGAGTGTTAGCGTGTGTAATCATATACTCTCTGATCCACATCAACTCGTTAAAACATTTCTGATTGTGAGCACACCCACGAAGTTTAGGGTCTGGCTCGTGGAGAGACTCAATGAAGAGATCAAGTCCTCTATTCCACTTATCATTTTGCGAATCAAGATGTGCTTGATCTCTAGGTAATTCGGATCTGTCTAACATTTGTTTATTGGAATGAAAACCATCCTGTGATAATCATCTTCTCCTTAGTATCAGATACCCTTCCTCTATGGAAGTGTGTCCAATCTGCTGGCCAGATGACTGTGTATCCTTTTTGTGCGGGGACATACTTATCTTGATGAAACCACTCGGTGCCACCATCAGGGACATCGTTTAGGTATGTCATAAAGACAAGGTGTCTATAAACATTACTTGGTAGGCAGTTTGATCTCTCTGTATGCCAGAGTTTAAAACCACCACCCTTAGGATACCATTGTATAGAGAGTGGCTCGTTGATACGGAAGTTAGATAACTCACAGAAAGGAAATCTATCCATGTATTTCTCTAGGACTTCTTGCAACTCAACAAGATACTTCTCTAGGTGCATGACTGCTGCTTGGAATGGGACATGCAGGTCACGAGAATCTTTAAATTCTTTATTTGTTTTTACTTCTCCTGCTTCCATGAGTTGACCTTCAATATAAGGCAACCACTGTTGATGCCTATAGAAATTTACAACCTCTTGGACTGCATCATCAGAAATAGTAGCACCCCAAATGAAGTCACTATCTTTGGTGCAGATCTTATTCTTATAGGTTGTGATCTCAGGATCTAGCATCTATTCTATAACTAAAAATTGCTCTAGGAGATTTGGGGGATGCCTCATGATACATCCCTTTAGGTATGTATAGTGCATCGCCAGGATTGATTGTGACGATATCCGCCATGCATGTTTCACATGCGTTAGTATCAAATCGATAGGATGTCCTACCCTTGACACCAATGATAAGGACATTCTCCTGATCATTATGCCTGCCGAATGTATCAGCAGGTGCAAAGTATGAGACATAGACATCCATGTTTTGACACTCGTGTCCTGCCCACTCTTCAAACTCTCTCCTTGCCATAGTAAAAGAAGGAGGAGCAGCACTCCCCCTTCGCCATTTTGACATATAAGAAGGCGGTCCTCCATCACTAATACAATGACAAAAACCTGTAGGGTCGTTAAGAGTTGCATTTACATACATCAACACTGCATCCCAAGGCACTGCAACATGCTTAGGGAAGATGTCTCTGTATACAATGTATCTCTCGTCATCCATAAACTAAATCATCACTAAGGTGGTCAATTAAAATCGCATAATCTTCTTCAACATCAATACCCCAGAAATGGACGTGGCGTTTGTCGGCATAAAATCGACATAATGCTTGGAAGAGAGATGGATACTCGGTATCCAATTCCACTTCACCATTGACTGCTGACCTGAGAATGGACAAGCAATCGGCAAAACGCTTTTCTACAGTCATAAGTAGACTCCTATTCTGTTGTGGCAATGGGGTTACCCCCAACGACTCAGGTTGGATTCGAACCAACGACCGACTGTTTAGAAGACAGTTGCTCTATCCACTGAGCTACTGAATCAATAGGTGAGGAAATGTACCTCAGTAAACCGTGGTCTGTCTATGAATGTATTACCTACCAGTCTCATGGAATGATAGATGTCTCCATTGAAAAAGACAGCACAGTTATATCGATCTAGTATACAGTGGGTCTCATCTGCATCATTACACCATGGGTTGAAGTGCTCACCTCCTCCGTTGTAGTCAAAGGAATTGTAGAAAGATGTGCCTGGTCCATAATCGTTACACTTGTTGAGATAAACTAGTCCGTTGATGCAGTGGGGGTCAGTATGGGGAAACCAATGACCCTTTGGTAAGGAGTTTAGCATGGTCATATTAAACATGCAACCTCCTTGGAAGTATGTATTCTGGTGGATGCCTAGTAAGGAGGAGGCTTCCCTGTGTATGTCAAACCATTGTCGATCATATGCTTCTGTAATTGCTTGTCTACCATCAAAAAACTCAACACCATTTGCTGCCTGAGGATCTTGTGGTTTGTGTGAAATAATAGGACAGTTTTGTAGATACTCTACCACTCTGTCTGGGTTTTTATATACGTTATCAACGTAGACAATCGGTCTTCCGTTTACGTCTTCCTTGGTAAATGTTAAGTTTGAATTTAATTGAAAGTCATCGCCTGTAAAAAACTTCATATTACTTTTTTGGTTTTGTCTACATGTCCTTTAATATTAAATGATATGATTGTGCGTTTAACTGGTGATCTATTCGGTGGTGCTTCATGGTGCAGTGCAGCAGGAAAGAACACAATAGACCCTTCCTTGACTGGTGGCACATAGGACATTAAGTTGCCATCGATGAAGTCGTGGAAGGGTGAATAGAAAGTAGTAGGGTGATGAATGTTTTCATCGAAGTCATAGTATAGCACACATGACCATCCATACATGCCATGATTGTGGACACGATGTTTGTGTGATGCAAATTGAGACTCAAACCACATTGATGAGATCTCCATCATGTGATTGCGACCAAGGCAACCACTTTTTTTGAATTTATTTATCGGTAATGCTGCTGCATCAAACACTTGGTCAGCATATGGTGGCAAGATACCCTGCTGATCCCACTCAAAGAAATCAGTATAGACTTCCACACCCTGATCCAGATGTTTATCTGTAGGGTCTGGTAATTTAATGGTATCTTTCTTCTCCGCCCAGTCTTCAATCTCGTATGTGCAGATCGGGACTCGGAATGGGAATTCCATCATGCTTCTTCAAGCTCTCGGATCTGCTTTGCTACCGTCTCTGCCTCTTCGGTCTTGCCTTCCTCAATAAGGTAGTGCAATTTATCGATAAGATACTCAACTGAGTCTACGAATTCGATGGGAGCCATGATTTGGTAGTGTAACTCTCGTAAGTATATATGGTCTCTGTCCATCTGTCAAGGATTGTAATGCTTAATAAACCATTCGGCATCCAACACCACTAGTGCCTTCTTCCGATTTTTCTTCATAAAAAGAGCAGGTGTATGGTCACCTGCGTTTGCACACGCTTGATCGTATGCATCGTAAACGTTAAGTTTCTCTACATTTTTACATTCAATAGAGAAAGGAAACTTTTCTCTTGCTGCTCTTGCCATGATAAGATCTTCGCCACCTGCACCCATACTACGAGACTCAATGTCCTCAGGGTGGACGTCACGATGCTCAATGAGCATTTCTCTTACCCATTTCTGGAAGTTTCTTCCTTTAGCTTTAGCACTTTGCGGTTTCAATCTGCGTAACCATCATCATCTCCATTGTATCTATACGACATACCTTCCTTAACTAGTGGATCGGAGACTACAGGTCTGTATGCATCCACATCTTCTTTAATAGCATCTTCCAAACTCTCTGCGAGGAGTTTAAGATTGTGTGCAATGAGTTTTACCTTTTGATAATTCATGGTTTAAGATTTTCTTGTAGGGTTTGCCAGTCCTTGTCAAATTGCTCTAGACCTTTATCGGTCAAGACATGCTTATACATTTTGTTAAACACGGCAGGAGGGATCGTGCAGATATCTGCACCAACTCCAAAACATCTACCGACCTGATGCACATCCCTAATAGATGCTGCTAGGATTTGTGTCTTTACAGAATGCCTAGAGTATACATCAGAGATTGCTCTGATCAACTCAACACCTGAGACAGAATTATCATTCAATCTACCAACGAAAGGTGACACATAAGTAGCACCTGCTTTCGCAGCAAGAATTGCTTGTGAGACTGAGAAGCAAAGAGTAACGTTAGTGGAGATACCATCCTCCGACAACTCTTTACATGCTTTAAGACCCTCTGGTGTGAGGGGCAATTTAATAGTTACACTAGGATGTATATCAATATAATCGTCTGCCATGTCTAGCATTTCTTCTGCTGTAGATCCAACGACCTCTGCAGAAACAGATGCTGTCCATCCAAACATGTTACAAATCTCAAGGATAACATCCCTAGGATCTTTCCCTTCTTTCATCATCAGGGAAGGGTTGGTAGTTACACCATCAATCAATCCAGTTGCAACTGCATCATAAACTACTTCGGTATTGCTACTGTCCAAAAATAGTTTCATGACTCTCCTCATAGTTAAAGTTATTTATTTTCGTGAAAAAAAGGAGGGAGGTTGGGTTACTGTATACCAACAAAGAACGGGCATTACTACAGAGTAAATACGTCCTTGCCTACGACCTACTTGGTTGAGTAGTTCTGCTATTCCTAGCAGCGAGCACCACCTCTGTCGTATCACCTTATCCAGCCATATGCCAGAAAGATTATTCAGTCACTCCCAGTGTGCTGATCAGGCACAGATATATAATGGCATAAAAAAAGGAGGGTGTCAACCCCTCCTTAGAAATGTGTATGAATGATAACTATTTTTCACCCTTTCTTGGATTCTTTAGATACCAAGAAGGTGTGCCAAACACGTTTAGTGTAACCCATTTGGCATACGAAACACCTCTATAACACAGTAAAGCAAACACTTTATCTGGGTCATGTTTTTCTGGATCGTATTCTGGTAGACCGTAGTCCCATTCAATTTTAACTTTTAACCGCATCGCTGCCACCCTTTAAAAAATGGAGGAAGCGAACTTCTTGGTAGATGAAGTAGATGAATACAACAGATCCAATAGTTATCCAACTAACAGTCTGTAGTGCTTCCATCTTTCTACACCACTGCTAGTTTCTTTTCGACCTTAATACCACGATACATAAGTTCATGGTTTCTTGCCTGTGCGGCTTCTGCTAGTACCTTTGCTTTGTACTGCTCAGCGTCATACTTGACGCCACGATATGTGATAGTAGTCATTTGTTTCTCCTAAAGTTGGTGAAGTTTCTCCTTTAACCCTTGCGGGTGATCCGAGTTCCCGTTCCTTTAGTCGTTTGCGTCCCAATCGCATGTGAGACCTACTGCCTCAGTCAGATGTGTCTTGTACAATTCCACGATCTCTGCCCTCTGTTGAGGTGTAAGATCGGGATGTCGGTCTGCACGGTCAAGCTTTTCAGCAATGTCCACACAAGTAATACCTGCTACAAGTATTCCGACTAGATGTATCATGGGATGAACGCTCCGTTCCGCGACTTACTTGCGTCCCCTAAGGGATGAACGATACAGATATGTTATCATATCCACAACTATTTAGCAAACTTAGTCATTTAACTTAACGTTAACCTTAAGTTTTACGTCTTCTCTTCCCATGGGTCGGGGTATTCGGTAATATCCGATGCCTTTTCAGATGTGATTTCACCTGTTTCAAAAACTTCAAGTGGTCCTTTATACCAAAGCTCGGGTGGTGGCCATGAAGAGATGTACATGTCGTTGAGTCCTGCGACTTCTGATGGTTTTTCCACGATGATTGTGTTTTTCTTTTCTTCCTCATTCCATTGATCAACAATGTTTTCAATTTGTTGATCAACATCATGCATGGTCTTATCGACCTTAAATTCTAACCACCATTTTGCATACCAAGGTAGGCAAAAATTCAGAAGGATGAATCTAAAGATACCCTTCTGTTTCTTAGACCAATCCTCAAACTGTTGCACTTCAGTAGGGACACCGCCCCACCTGTGCGTAAACTCAAAGTGAAAATCCTGCGAAGGTGTCTTTCCCAACATCTTGTTTGATGCCTCCCACAATGTATGATTCAATCTCAGTTTCCTGAGGAGCATTCTGTTGCCCTTTGCTATTTAGCCAGTGGTTTGTCCATGGGAGTGGGTTAGTGCTCAGTGGTTGATCGAATACTGGTGTCAATCCAATCGCTTTCATGCGACGGTTTGCAGTCCATTCAACATACTGAGTCAGTAGTCTTTCATTAAGACCAATGATGCTACCTTGTGAGAAGAGATAGGTTGCCCAATCTTTCTCCTCTTCTACAGCATCAACAAACATTTGTGTAATGTTTTCTCTTTCTTCGCGTGCAATCTCTTGCATCTCTGGATCATCACCTTGATCCCATCGTTTAAGGATCTTCTGTGTGATGTTTAGATGTTGTGATTCATCTCTTGCAATCAATGCAATGATCTTTGCTGACCCTTCCATGAGTTTCAACTCACCGAAAGCGAAAGAGCATGCAAATGAAACATAGAAACGAATACCTTCTAGGATGTTGACGTTAGCAACTGCCCTATAAAGTTTTCTCTTGAGGTCGTGCAATGTCCACTGTGAAGTAGGTGAGTCTCTCCAATCCTTCTTCCAGAAGTTGCTGTCTGCATACTGTCCTACTGCTTCAAGGAATTCATCGTATGCACTTGTGACAGACTTGGCACGAGCTAAAATCTTTTCGTCATCTAAAACTGTATCAAATACCTCTGATGGATCTGAGTATACATTCTTGATGATGTGTGTATATGAGCGTGAATGAATTTGCTCCATGAAATTCCATACACCAATACATCCTTCCAACTCAGGAAGACTACAGTAAGGTGCAAATGCCATGCCAGGACCTCTGCCCTGCACACTGTCAAGAAGGATTTGATACTTAAGGTTAGAAGTATAAATGTGCTTCTGTTGATCGTTTAGTGTTTTGTAATCTGAGCGATCCTTCTGTAGAGATACCTCCTCAGGTCTCCAAAAGAATCCTAGTTGTGATTGAGTTAGTCTCTCAAAGTCTGGATACTTATATTCATCATACCTCTGCATCCCTAGGGGTGCTCCAAAAAACATTGGTTGTTTAGTAGTGTCGGTCTTGTTGCTATTAAAAACAGTTACGGACATTCGATTATTAGGGATAGGGTTATACATTACAAGCGTCACAATCTGCCTCATCACCAGACAGAATTTCATTTACTAGGTCTTCTACTTTAGCAGAAGTATCGTCTTCATCTTTCTTATTATCGTATGTGTTTTGATAGTATGATGTTTTCCATCCATATTTGTATGTCGTAAGCAAGTCGTTTGCCATTACTGACATAGGGACATCACTATTCGCATAATTTTGTGGATTGTATGACCAGTTACCACTGATCGCTTGGTCAAAGAACTTTTGCATGACCGCAACAACCTTGATATATCCCTCATTGGATGGCATATCCCACAAGAGAGTGTAGTTATTTTTTAGTGTGTTGTATTGCGGAACAATCTGCTTAAGAGGTCCTTTCTTCGATTTCTTAATGGACAGGTAGTCGCGAGGTGGTTCGATTCCATTTGTTGCATTTGACACAACGGAACTGCTCTCCGATGGCATCTGTGCGGACAGAGTGCTGTGTCTGAGTCCGAACCTGAGGATGTCATCCCGTAAAGAATTCCAATCATGTTGATACTCTGGTGCGACGATGTTATCTACGTCCTTCTTATATGTATCGATCGGAAGAATTCCATCATGATACTTTGTGACTGAGAAATTACCACAAGGTCCTCTCTCTTTTGACAGAGTATTTGATGCTCTCAACAGGTAGTATTGGAATGACTCTGTAAGTTTATGGACAAGATCATATGCCTCTTGTGAGTCATAACTTGCACCATTCTTAGCAAGGTAATGTGCTAGTCCAATGTAACCAATACCTAGTGAGCGACGTGCGATAGTAGAATCTTCTGCTGCCTTAACAGGATACTCTTGATAGTCAATCAACTCCTCAAGACCACGGACTGCAAGGTCACATAGATTCTCCAACTCCTCTACTCTATTGATCTTACCTACGTTGATAGCAGACAAGATACACAATGCAATCTCACCCTGTCCTTGGATAGATTGAATAGGATCTGTAGGTAGAGTGATCTCTTGACACAAGTTACTCATATTCACTTTGTCTTTGAAAGATGAATGAGAGTTACAGTGATCGATATTCATAATGTAAATACGACCTGTCTCTGATCTCTCTTTCAATAGAGAAAGAATTATCTCCTGTGCGGAGACAACAGTCTTAGGGATGGTTTCGTCGGATTCGTATCTGGTGTAAAGATCGTCAAAGCTATCAGTGCCAAAGGCATCATAAAGACCAGGCACGTCATGAGGACTGAATAGACTGATCGTTGCATCTTGAATAAACCTCTTATAAAATAACTCAGAAATTTGAATGCTGTAGTCTAGTTTACGGACACGATTATCCTCTGTCCCTTTATTATTTTTTAAGACAAGGATGTCTTCTATTTCTTGGTGCCAAATGGGGAAGTGGACAGTCGCTGATCCACCACGGATGCCATTTTGAGTGCAACATCTGACAGTGCTTTCAAACTTTTTGAGGAACGGGACAACACCTGTGTGCTGCACTTCACCCCCACGGATTTTGCTGTTGATGCCACGGATTCTGCCTGCGTTAATCCCGATTCCAGCCCTTTGAGCAACGTAGTAACCAATAGCCATGTCACTGCTAAAGATGCTATCGAGGGTGTCATCAATATCAACAAGAACACAGCTAGCAAATTGCCTAAGGGGAGTCCGCACACCTCCCATGATAGGGGTGGGGATGTTGATTTTGTGCCTTGAGATTGCGTCGTAGTATTTTTTGACATAGGTTAGTCTGCTATCAAGAGGATAGCGTTGAAAAAGTGTAGCAGCGATCATGATATACATCTGCTGTGGTGTTTCATACACCTCACCAGAGGATCGATCTTGTACGAGATATTTATCAACTACTTGTCGAATACCTGCATATGTGAACAAATAGTCTCGATCATAGTCAACCATGTTGTTGATTTCGCTCCACTCCTCTTCGCTATAAGCGTCTAGAAGGGCAGGGTCATACAGTCCATGATCAATACAGTCTTTGATGTGCTGATACAAATGTGGATGTGAGTCTGGATGGTTGTCATAGACTGCTTTCCTAAGAGAAAACAGGAGCAAACGTGCTGCGACAAACTGATAGTTTGGTGCGTCCAGAGAAATCAAATCGTTTGCAGACTTGATAAGAATCTCTTGGATGTCATTAGTTTTGATGCCGTCAAAAAATTGAATGTTAGCATTCATTTCGATGGCAGACTCGGAGACTCCTCCGATGCCTTCACATGCCATCTCGACCATCTTATGAATTTTTTCTAAGTTAAGTGACTCAACACTGCCATTACGCTTGACGACGTTGGTGCTCATACCTTTTTCCAGAATGTTAGTTTTACTTTTGCTTCGGCACCCTTAAAGGTGTTACGTTTTACGATCTCTTTAACGTCATGACCTGCTAGGTGCATGTCATTGAGATCTTTTTCTTTAATTGTTTTAGGGAATATCACTACAGGATATCCTTTATCAATAGTATTACTTATTTTATCAACGATCTCCTTGTTTCGTGGTTCGTTGTCGAAGACGAATACAAATTGATAATCGAAAGTGCTGTAGTCAACATCACTACCACACATAGCAATAGCATTTCCAAGGAAATAACTGTCGAATGGTCCTTCTGTGACATATACAATCTCATCTTTGTTGATACGATCTAGTCCAAAGAGTTTAGTCTTATCTTTGTTGAAGATACATGTGATATATCTTAGCACACTTTTAGGTGCTAGAGACCTACCTTGTATTCCAAACCAGTTACCATCCACATCGATGAGTGGGATGATGATTCTTGGTTGGTCATTCTTCAAACTCTCAAAGTAGTTTGGACTTTGTTTGTTGACCCATGCTTTAAACTTGTCAACATAATACAGAGAATAGAATGCCTCTGCAGGTAGTTGCCTCTTTGTTAAATACTCTCTTGCGGGATGCTCATTATTTAGACTAGCAATCGATTCCAGACCTGTTGGCTTACTAGCAAAGTAAGGCTTTGCTGACAGGTCAGGTAGCACGTCTTTCTTCTTAGGTTTCTTATACTTTTCTAAGAGATATTCTGAGTATAAGTCTGATGCCTGATCCTTTAAGAAGGTAGAAAGAGACTTAGAGATACCACAGTTGTGACATTTATAAACGTAATCGTTATTGCGGACAAAAAAATACCCCCTCGCTTTACTCTTATAGCGTTGGGAGTCACCACAATAGGGACACCTAAAGTTGTAGGTGCGTCCTTGATGTTTGAATTTTTCTAACCTGACACCAACACGATCAATGTATTGGGTATCAATGTAACTCATTCAAGTCGGTGCATCTCTCCGACCATCATACTGGATTGTTGCTCAGGTGTCAACACGTTACCTAAAATTTTCTGGCCTGCAGGAGACACTACGAAAGAAATTACTGTGAGGGCACCTGCGATAGTCCACATTTTCTTCTCCATCATACGGAGTCTGTCGTCTACCAGACGGATGTCTCTCTCACATCCTTTCTTGATAGCATCTGTCTCTCTAGTAATATCTGCGTGGATTCTGTCAACCTTTTCAAACAAAACCTGATCGATCTTGTCTTGCTTGTCCAGTTTTTCATTGTGTACAGCAAGAAGTTGACCCATCTTTACAGAATTTTCCTGTAATGTGTCAACTACTCTTTCTAATCTTTCTAATATTGCAGAATTAATGTCAGACATTATACGCCTAGTGCTTTTTGTCTCTTGTCCCAGTAGAATTTGATTACTTGATTAGGGTATAGTCGTGTGATTTTAATCTTGTTATGCACCTCAGGTCTGTAGATCTTTCTGAGTTGTATCTTTATTTCTGACGGTGACTTACCGTACAAAACATATGAATCGATTCCATCGAAATGAATAAGGTAAGGGATGATGCTGCTATCTTTTTGATAGTGACTTGCTTCTTCTCCTATTCCTACGTTAGTTACAACGTGTCCTTTGGGTTTATACTTTCTCTTCTTGACTTTCTTTCCCCCTAGCATGGGGTCATACCCTGCAACAGGACCACTAGCAGCAGCAGATCCAGAGAATCCACCGTTGCCTGCACTCATTGTTGGGGCATCTTCATTAATCATTGATTGACGTCAAGGTATCGTATACATCCATATCAATATCCACATCGTTAAATGAGCCTGCATTGATTTCTGGATACCTATCTAAAAATATTAGAAAGGTTTTAAGTATAGACCAATACTCACGCTCAAGCTTATACATTAGCAACGGTATGGTTGCCTCACCAAACACATTGAATAGTATAACCAGATGGTTGATTATTAAGTTTGTACGTAATGTCCCAGTCTTTAAGTATCTTTTAAGCAGTCGCTTAAGATATTTGAATTTCTTCATGTCTTCCATGAAGTCATCCACGGTAACCGATTGCGGATTACTATAGTGTTTGATTGCAAACAGCAAGTGATTCTTATCGGTTAAACTTTCAAAACGCATTACGAATCAGGATTTTCCTGATTTTATTTATCAGCTTCCGAATGTAAGAGTTGCGGATCCGTTAGTGATAACTTCTTCAGCACCCTTAGAGGTGTTAACAACACATCTATATTTCTGTCCGTCCAACGCATTGCTTGAAAGTCCACTATATGCAAGAGTTGCAGTGGTGAAGTTTGCGTATGTAATACCTGTGTCTGTGTTGGCAGCGATGTCAACCCATCTAACAGTAGCACTTGCAGTCTGTCTCTGCCACTTGTAAGTGATGGTGCCAGACTGATCAACTGTGGCAGCAACTGCGAATGTCCCTGCTCCACTAGATGAAGTAGAGTTTGCAGGTTGTGTGCCGATAGTGATTGTTTCTTGGACGTCTGCTACCACTGTATCGTCTGCGTCATCGCCAGCCGCGGCTGCGGTAGCGTGAGTAAATGCGAGACACTCTGCCTTATGACGTGTGTCACCATTGTATGTGGTGTATGTGCGATACAACCACCAACCAGGACCAGTGATACCTCTAGACTTGTTTGCTGCTTTAGTTCTCTCAGTCTCGTCAACAAATACGAGCTGATAGTCAGAGATGCTATCGCCACCCTTGATAACGTACTCTGCTACTGCCTTAGGAGGAGTCCTTCTAACGGCATTTGCTGCGGTGATTGTTGCAGTAGATCCTGCATACACCTTATGAAGCTCTAGAGCAGTTGCTGACGTTACTTGTTTTACAATGTAAGCGACACCAGAGATTTCCAACACGTCACCTACTTTGACAAGGTTGTCAGAAGCGTCCGTGAAGTCTCCAGAAGTTGTTACGGTGGCATCTCCATTGGTTACACCAATGTTTGTGCCCATTGCTTTCGCATCGAGTAGTCCAAATACAGCCATTTTTCTCTAGTAGCGGGGTGGTATCATCTATATGTTATTTATATAACTTACTCCTTTGCAGCCAAAGCTTCCTTCACTTTCTCAAAGAGAGCGTCATCTGCTGTGGTTTTAGTAAGTTTTACTGCCTTTCCGATGATAAGGAGACAGATATCGATAAGTTTTTCGCCCAATTCTGCGTCGTCAGGAATCTTAGCGACTGCTGAATCAATTACCTTATAGGCAAGGGGCATTAGAAAGCTCAACATAATTCTATAAACAAGGGGTACCTTATTTATAGCTTTTTATATTCAGTAGGCTCAAGTCCAGCTTGTTGTGCATCATGTTGTTGTGTTAAAGAGATCATCTTTTGTCTCATTCTCTCTTTAATAACAGCCTTTGCTGCTTTATCTTCTTCGTCCTCATGTGGAATCACATTGCCTTCTGCATCAGTCTGATGATGCTCCTTCTTTACTTCATGAGGCTCATAGCCAATGCCATCACCATCGTCGTCCCACCAACGTTTGACTTTACCTTTGGTTTTGCCTTTGGCATTTTTCTTAGCAGCTTCTTTAAGACTATCTATAGATGCCTTAACGCTGTTTCTTAGTGCTTCTTTCATAAGATCTTCCTTCTTTGGATTAACTGTAATACCTTTCTTAGTAACAGTCTTGAGACCACTTTTCCTATCAACAGTTTTGCTTGTAGGTTGCATCAAATGTCTCCTTTAATGTTACTTCTCCAATCGTATCTGGACTGTTCTCCCAAACGTTTTGCGAGTTTGCCAGCTCCTTTGGAGACTAAACGAGATCCTTTACCAACAACTTTCTTGATACCTTTCTTAAGAGCAGATCCGAATTTCTTCAAATTCTCTTTAGTCTTTGATCCATCACCACCAGATCCAGAAGATCCAGAGGTTGTTGTTGATCCACCACCACTAGTAGAAGACGAGGAAGATGATCCTGCATCCTTAGGTGGAGTGTCACTCATTGTGGAAGAGGTAGATTTGCTAGATCCAGATGAGGATGTCCCAGTCTGGGTCGATTTGTAACCGTCTTTGGCAGCAGAAGCCATTTTGCCTGCTGTATTTTTTGCCATGCCTGCAGCTTTACCTGCATACTTAGCACCCTTAACGGCACCTTTAGCAACTACTTTAGCAGCAGTCTTAAGACCTGCCTTGATACGATCCTTGAGGGATGGTTTACCTGCAGGTGCTGCTGATTCCTTCTTCTTCTGAGGTGCCTGCACTGCAATATTAGGATTTGCAGAGTGCTGACTTGGTGCCTCAGTAAGAAGCTCCATTGAATCAATAAGATCGATTGCCTCATTGAGCAATGGTTGATCCAACTCAAGAAGAGTCTCTACACAGATGTCATGGATCTCATCAAACGTTAGATCCTCATACTCTGGTAGACACAATGCTTCTATCATTGCATCAAAACTTTGGTTACTTTCTACGTTAAGTGTCTTGGGGTAATCTTTATCACCAGGTTTTGCAGGTTTCTCGCCTCTCTTTCTCTTGGCGTGAATGTTATCCCACAATCCTTTCTTACCCTCAGCGACCTCATCTTCTTTAACGCAGTTAGGGACTACCTTTCCTCCCTTTTTCTTGGTGCCTTTAGCCTTGTATCCGTCCCAACAAGTAGACGCACCAACATTCTTACGAGCCTGTTTCATTGACTCATGCAGGTCATCGAGATCAACACCCACTACCTGCTCTTTAGCAACGACACCGATATCAACTGCATCCTTTGCAGTCTTACGACCGTCCTTACCCATAACAACATAGCGTCCGTCTGCCTTACGACCAGTGACTAGCATCTGATCTCCACCAGAGGTGACGACTCTACCTACATTCTTGTCACGCTTAAACTCCATCTTCTTCTTAGCAACTGCTTCCTTTTCAATAGGAAACCCGCCATAACCCTCAACGATAGGCTCCCATGAGTCCATTGCGTCGATTGCTTTCTCAGCACCCTCTTGTAGATGCTTAGTCAGTTTGTCTACAGTGCCAGTCTCTAGTGCATGGAAGATTTTTCTCTGCTCTAGGAAGGAATACTTCATGAGTGCAGCAGACACTTTGATATCTAAAGTCATTGCTTTACTAAGTTGGTCGTCAAGAATGTATTATTATTTAGTCTTAGACTTCTTTCTAAAGTCACTAAATTTGATTGTCGCTTGTCCAGGTGTCATGTCTTGCACTGCTTTACGGTATGCATCTGTGCCTACTTTCCATGTATTACCACTACCATCGTCTGCAGAATAGTTAGATTGATCTTCTCTCTCAGTGATGTGCTGTAACCATGCACGGTGCTCATTGCCATCTGGCATTCTGAATATTACATAATTAGTGCCACGATGCACAACATGTCCTGTAAGACCTGTGTCATCATGCTCTACTAGTGCACCCACCTTGAAGATGTGGTTAAGCATATAGTAGTCACGAAAGTTTTCGTAGTCTAGTTTAGGTGCATATTCCCATACAGATTCATTCAACCACTCATGTAGTCCTTCACCCTTCTTAGGTTTCTTACTCTTAGGTGGTGGGGTCATACCCTTAAGGACATCTGCCATCAGTTGTGCACTGTGTTTCTTGCTGATACCCTTTGGCATTCCACCATGGAATGAATCATGATCATTACCTTGTGCATGTGCACGCATCTTAGATGCTGACATGGTTTCGATAGGATCGTCGGACTTATCGTCCCTAGCACCTGCTGATTTAATATTGATAGATTTGAAGTCGTAATGGACTCCGTTGTATTTGTTTGCTAGTGTTTCAAATTCTTTTACTCGGTCATCACCGACAACCATAGTAACATGAGCATGACCTTCGTCATTCAAGTCTCTAAGGATGTCAAAGATATTACGGTGTGCCTCGTTATTTTGGATCTTGTCCTTGTGATGTGGAAACATCTTTCTCATGTGACCTACTTTTTGGTCTGCTGAGAGGGGGTTTTTCTTGTGGTCTTGGGATCTTGATGGGTAGATTCTATAGTTTCCAGAGTCTCCTCCGTAAGATCTAACAGCATCGAGTAACTTACCATGGCCAGCATGAGGAGGGTTAAACCTGCCAAAAGTAATTGCAACGTGGGGGTCATCTGGTTGTTGATTCTTCTTTGCACTGGAAGATTGACCCTTTGCGGACGCTGAGGGTTTCTTTGTCTTTGTGTCTTTTGCTTCTCGAATGAAATCTAGAAAACGCATTAGCCCCAATCTTTTGCTACGGTGAAGTTGGCACGACTAAATTCAAGTCTGTCAACGAGTTTGAGTGCAGTGCCATCTTTAATAGCAACAAACCCTTCTGGACTTGTTACACGATAACCTGTCTCGGTTTCGAGGAAGGTGCCAACACCTTCAATCTTTTTCAGTTTATTTATAACCATATTCTTAGCGTCCATTAGATTACGGAAACCTGCTAGAGCAGCGAACATAGTTGTCTTGTTACTATTTAGGAAAGAAATAGAGTCTGCACGACGCTTCTCCCATTCTTTCTGTGACTTCTCAGTCTTTTTCTTGATGATTTCCTTCTTATACCTGTCGTTTAGGAAGGTTTCAAACCCCTTTGCCATACCCATAGAGGTAGTAGGGATCTTTCCACTACGAATAACTTGGTTGAAGTAGATCTTAAACATAGATGCAGGAGAGAAACTACTCTTATCCTTTACTATGACGTCAAGAAACTTACCACCAGACTTAAGATTGCTCTTTGCCTGCCTAATAGTATTGTTGATCTGATTTCTCTCACTAATCGTTAGGTTGGCAATACCATTCACGTTTTGGAATGTCGATGAGAATACAGCAATGTCTTTGACCTTCTGTAAACCAGATACATCTACACCAAATGATGCAGACAAACTAGTTATATCACTACCAGAATAGCGTGTGTGAAATACGATGCCAAGTTTAGACTTTGCAACCTTTCCACCCATCTCACTATTCTGATCTACAAGGTAAGTGATTGTATTTGGTTTAAATCTATAGCCTCGCTTACCACCAATGGCAACAAGAGGAGGGGTAGAAGTATAGAGGAGATCACCTTGGAGGATACCCTCAATAGGGAGTTTGGATAACTCTCTGTAGCACTGTTTGAGGATGCCATTGATAGCACCTTCGTAGTGGAAGTCGATGAATTCTTCATTGTAACCTATTTTTGGTGTCGTCTTATTAAAGACTGACTTTGTGCCAACAAAAAACTGACCTGTCTGTGGATCTTTACCGCAGATCACAGCAGGTGCACCATCCCACTTCACAGTCACCTTTGTATTGGCACCACCTTGACCTGCTGTAAGCATGTCACGAAGTGACTCTAGAAAATTGACTGCATTGGCAGCACCTGCTGACCCCTGATTAAAGATGTCGTCTTCGAGGTGCTCTAGATGGGTGTTTTTTGCCATGCCTTTATTATAATGTATAGGTTACGGTAATGGTGAAGTAGTGTGCCACTTATAAACCTGGCTTGAGCAGGAAATTCGTGTCGCCATCTAGATCCATACTACTCTTTCTAAGTCCTGAGATCTTGAGTGCCATCAGAAACGACCATCTTGCATTCGACTTGGAGTTAGTCTTAATACGAATTCTGATACTACTGTTTGCTACAGAGGTAGAGAATTGTGGGCATCCATATCCCTCAACATCTCTTCCCATATAATATAGTCCCTTTCCTTTCACCTGTATATAATAAGTATTCTTTGAGTTGTAGTATTTCTCTACCTCTCTTGCTGCTGCTTGACCCTCTGCTAGAAACTTATCTGGAAATCTCTTAAGATCTAGTGAGTGTGCTGACTTACGTTGTGTAAGGGTTGCATCATTCGACAACGTAAACTTAGCAGGTATATTTCTTTTAGGATTCCAATGAGCGTTTGCTTCTCTTATAATATTATAAGACTCAGCAATACCAATCATTGTCTTTGCTGCTTCCTTCTGAGCAGATGCTTTAGTCTTGTCAATGGTAAACTGCATTGACCCAGTATCAAAATCAAAATTCATTTGAGCGAAGTCGGCAGACAACTTCTCCTTTAACTCAAACTTAATAACCTGTGCTTTATAAGTAGGTGTCAACTCCAAGTCTGCCTTGGCACTGTCCGCTCCTGCAGGATCAGACACGTTAAAACCTTTCTCTCTCAGTGCCCTGATGAGATCCAACTCATATTGAAACCCCGCATTTACTTTAAGAGGTTTTGCTGATGCCCCCTCTCCATCCATCAGGGGCTCTTGATCTGTCTTGCGTGACATGTGTCGTTACTGGTAACACCTTGTATTTAGGTTCGTCACAATCAGATCTATTATTCCAGTGTCTTATGACACCAGAAATGATAAAACAATTAGTAACCAGATAAGAAATGAAAATAACAGAGCGGACGGCAGCAACATAGTTGTCATATGGTTTAGTTTTATCATCACTAAAACTTCCTAGACTATACTTCCAGACCTTACCAATATTAGATATCACCTGGTTTCCTATTTTCGGAGTAATACTCATCAAACTTCATTTTAGGGTAGCGTGCTGCTAGTTTCAGAGTATTGATATAGATAACTTCATCCATACGGACGTCAAGTGCAGCACATGCATTCTGTGCATACCATAGGACGTCACCCAACTCTTTGATAAGGTGATCCTTGGTATCCTCATTCCATGGTTTGCCTTGGTATTTAAGTTTCTTTACGATCTCCATAAACTCACCGCCTTCTGCAGACATTCCTGAGGCAGCAGTGTCAAGACGATTGATATCGCAACCGTTTGCAGTCAACTCATCCATCCGTGCCTTAAAGACTTTGTAGTCTTTACTAGGGTTAGAGCATGTTTGATCTACAAATTCAGCATACCTATCAAAGTTAATGTTGATTTTGTTGGCACCTGACTTCTTATTTTTCTCAGCAGTCTTCATCTTCTGCCTTACCTTTTGCTTAGTCTTATAAGCACTATTAAAGCGTTGATCAGTTACAACATCTTCTGCATCCTTAGGTGCTTCTTCTGCTGCTTCTTTCGCTGCTCGCTCAAAGTTTTCTGCAGCGTCCGTTGCAGCATTAGAAAACTTCTCTGCTTGTTGTTGGATGTCATCACCACCACCTGTCTCTGGTGCAGGGGCAAAACCGCCAGGATTAACCTTCATATTTTAAAACCTTGAAATTTGGATTTGGTATCGGTTGTAAATTCTTCTTGATTAGCATCAAGAATATTGTCTTGAGCAGACTGCTCACAATCATACAGCCTCATCTTCGCTCTGTCAATACCTAACACAAAACGTTTGTTGACTGTAGGATCATTATATCTATTTTTTAACTGTTTGACCATGATTTGATTCATGTTTTCTAGATCTTCAGTTGCAATAAGTGCAAACATAAGATCAGCAGTTGCAGGCAGACCGAAAGACTCGCTAGTATCAGTAAGCTCCACGTCACTATTGCCGTAGCCTGAGCGAGTGGTTTGCGTAGCGGACACGATCGGGACTCTAAATTCGCCTGCGAGTCCTCGTAACTCTTCGGCAACTGATTTGACATAAGTATAGGAATTCACAATGTTGTTTTTATATCGTGACGATGCACAGATATTAAGATAGTCTACAAAGATAATGTCAGGATGAAAACCTTTCTTCAGTGACAACTCATTGAGTAGAGACTTGAAGTGATTAACATGTGCAGATGCAGTGGGATACTCCTTGATAACAAGGCGACCCTGTGTCTTCTCTGACAACTTGTCTATCTTAGATTGATACTTACTCTTACTGAATAAGGGATCACTTAGTTGTTGGATTGGGACGTCGAGGAGGTTGGCATCAATTCGCTCAGCAATCTTCTCCTCTGCCATTTCAAGTGTAATGTAGAGAACGTTTCTGCCCTGCAAGAGGCAGGCACTAGCGACGTGGCACATGAATAGACTTTTCCCGACACCTGTACCAGCAAGTGCGATATTGAGAGTCTTATTAGGTAACCCACCTTTTGTAATTTTGTTGAAGAAGTCGAGATCAAATGGGATCTTTTCTTCTTTTCTGTGATAGAAGTCATATCTTGACTCTGAATCCTCAATGTAATCGTGTCCTACATGGTCATCAAAGCACACACTAAGTGCGTCCGACATAATTGACGGAATTGCATCCTGATTACGAGTCTTATCCTGACCATCAGCAATTTGGACAGACTCCATGAGAGCATTATAAATCGCTCGCTCTTTACACCACTTCTCAGTAGTGTCAAGCAACCAATCTTCATTATACTCCGTCCTATCTAGTCCTTTAAGGATTTGTAGGACTTGATTAACAGCATCCTCTGTCAAATCTTTACGCTTCTCAACCTCTAGAGCAATAGCATTAGGCTCTGGGAGGTTGTCATACTCATTAACAAATTCAGATATCTCTTTGAAGACTACCTTCTGTGATAGATCATCAAAGTATTCTTCTTTCACGAAAGGTAAAACCTTTCTCATGTAATCTGGATTACAAATCAGATTACTAATAACAATTTCTTCTATACCTGGCATTATTGATAGTGTAGATATGTGCCTACAATGTATTTGTCATTGCTAATAGGTTGCTCTCCGAGATGAGGATACATCCATACAGGAGGGAAGCATAGCACACTACCTTGCTTTGGTTTTACCTTAAGATCTAGAGCAGGAAAGGTAGTCTCTCCTCCCTCATTGACATCATTAAGATAGAAAAACATAACAAGGAAGCGACGTGCCGTAGCATAGTCACCTACATCAATGTGAATATCAAATCGATCCTCAGTATCAACTGAATACTTCTTCATACGGATCTGCTCAATACTATTCTTAGGTGGCCAAAAGGGTGAGCACCCTGTATCACGCATATAAAATTCGGATACGTTTTGAATAGCAGTAATAATTTGATTCTGGATCGCTGTCCATTTCTGATTCTTATCTCTCTCAGCAAGGAGAGTGATATTCATCTGGGTAAACTGCGGTTTGTGAGAATTCTCCCAACGATCCTGTGCATCAGGTGTCTCGTTGAAGAGTTTAATCGCATTGTTGCAGCAGTTTGGGTCGAGTGCATTATCATACACTCGGATAAAATCTTTTAAATCACTCGCCATAACAGAATTCTTTTTTAGCGGCTTCGTCCAATTCATGCATTACTTCTTCTGTGAAGTACTTCTCGGGATCAGCGAGAATAGACTTAGGATAAACAGAAGATTCACCAACACGGTAGCGATTACCGATCCGTTGGAAGATTCCATACTTCTCACCCAATTCCAGTAACCCATAATACTTGTCCAGTCCGCGTTCGTCATAGAATAACCTCGTCTCTACTTGTGAATTTTCTTTTGTAAGTCGAGACTTTGCTGCCTTGACCTTGATAATATTCCCAACCACATCCGTACCATCTTTCTCCTTCTTTTTGGAAAGATATACGATAGTGGAAGCAGCATACTTAAGACCACTACCGCCACCCATTTCCTTCGTGGGCACATAACTACCGACAACATCATAGGTGTGATTAGTAACGATCATAGGTACATTAGCAAGACCTAGTTTCAGTGTCAAGACCCTAAAGGCACCCTTAAGGACTTGTGCTCTAGTCATATCTCGTGTGTCTTTGCCTGCCTCTGTGTCTCCAATCTCTTTTGTAGTGGATAGCATGCCCAATGAATCCAACACAAACATCAATGGTTTGCGATCAGATTCCTTCTGAGTTAAGTATTTATCAACAATCTTAACTGCCTGAGTGCGGAATTCCTGCACAGTAGTGACAGGCACAATGATCATGCGTTTAGAATCGATGCCTCTCTCCTCAATCATACTGCGAGAGATAGCAGACTCTGACTCAAAATAAATGACACCTGCATCAGGGTCAGTCTCTAGGAAGTGACGGACAACAGAGAGTGCATAGAATGTTTTACCTGTGCTACTCTCACCTGCTAGTGCTGTGATCTTATTAGAAGGTAGACCACCATAGATACTGCCACTCAATAGAGCGTTAAGAATATAAGATCCAGTATCTACATATTGAGTAATGTCACCTGCAGTGATACCTTCAGAGGCAACTGCTGCGTATTCATTATCAATCTCCTTTACAATTTCAGTGAAAAAACTACTTGTCATAATTAACCAAACATGGCTTCTAGTGTGGCACGCTTCTTGGCAGACCAACCGATCTGGTCAAGAATAACGGAAAGTGGATCAAGAAATGCTTTAGAAAATTGCATATCATAATCAATGTAATCCTCAAGTTTAAACTCCGAGGGGAGTGTCCTAAAGAAAGAGATGACATTTTGGAAGTCACCCTTCTCCCCATGGCGACCAAGTTTGTTAGGTGTCTTGAGGAAGACATACTTGATCTTTTCACCCTCTTGAATGAGGGGATACTTATGGGTAAGTTTATTCTTTTTAATAGAGTTATTATATAGTAGCACACCTCGGACGTGAATGGGGCAATGTGCTCCATACAATTTCTTTGGATCGTGATACTTCTTTAGGTTATTGCATGATCGAGGGAATGCAATCTCGTCTGTGGGCAGTTGTTTAAACTGCTTCTCGAAGTCTTTGACAAACTTCTGCACCTGACGCTCGTCTGTATTCATCATGAGTTTTAGGACATCACGGAGTGCTCCACGACATGATGATGGAGTAGAGGATTTGACTGCCTCAATACCCATGATCTTTAGGGAAGGCTCTTGATACCTGACACCCTCACTGTCCCATACGTTTAGAATATATCTTTTCTTAGCAGTCCAGACACCACGATTAGCGATGTTTTCTCGCTTCATAAACATCTTCTGCTCGTAGGCATTTACATAGGTTGCCAATTCTTCATAAGAATTCTGAATATACTTTTCAAATTCCACATCACACACCTTCGTAAGGAACCGCAATACGCTTTGATCGCTCTCCTCTCGCTCTTTGAATATCTTTTTAACCAGAGGATCCATATGCAAATAAATGGAATCGGTATCAGAAGCAATAACATAATCTTTATCTTCTGTCTCTAATAGTTTATTAAGAAATTTGTTTATCTTATTTTCAATCCATCGGATAGAGACCTGACCAGATAGAGTGATTGCCTCAGCGTTTGCCAAGTTATAGTAACGGAAGTATTGATTACCAATAGCACCATAGGCACTATTAAGTTGAATCTTCCTTGCCATTTGGATGTTGTTGAAGGTGGAGATATCATTCTTTAGTTTGGGATCACCAGTCTTCTCAAACTCCTGCTTGGCAGCGAGCATTTTCTTCTTATAGATCTTCCTTTCATCGTAGATGCGTTGCATCATCTCAGGAAGAAATCCATGTATATCCTTACGATACTGAGCACCATTAGCACAGACAGCGTAATCAGGATGGGCAGTAAACTCTTCGTCAAGGATCCTATCTACTGATACTCGTGGGTGTCTCTCATCGATAAGTGTCTCGGGAGAGATGTTATACTGCATTATAAGGTGAGGATACAGAGAATTCAAGTCGAAACTACACACCCAGTCATAAACACCAGGCACAGGCTCTTTGACGTATGCCCCTGCATACTTATCATCCTTGTCGGATGTTTGCTTAGGGGGCACAACAATATTCTTTTGATACAAATCATTATAGATGAGAGTATCCCACATCTTTACTTGTGAGAATACATCATCAATGTTTACCTTGGCATCGTATGCCATGGTGACTGCCAACTCAACAAGTTTCATCTTGCCTTCCAGACGGTCAACCAATTCAACGTCATGGATGTTGTAGTCTACAAACTTTTGCCAGTCAGATGTATAGAAGTCCTTGAAGTTTTCATACATGCTGTGATCAAGTTTGTGCTCACCCAATTCAACAGTAGAGATATGCTCTAGACTGTAGGATTCCTGTGCAGAATAGGTAAACTTTTTGTATAGATCAAGGTAGTCAAGGATAGTAACACCAAGAATATCGTAGACAAGATTTGCTCGGCCTTGCACATTTACTGTGCGGTCTTTTACAACATTCCAAGGTGAGAGACTCTTCATCCACTTCTCTCCTAGGATCTTCTCAATTCTACGACAGATATAAGGCATGTCATAGAAGTTATTATTCCACCCTGTGATGATGTCAGGGGTGTCATGCACCCAATGCTTATGGAAGTCCTGCAGCATTTCATGCTCAGTGTTGAAGACACGATACTCCACACCTTCGGGAGGATCATACTCTCGTGTGCCCCATGAAATGATCTTCTTACTGATCATATTCTTCATGGTGATACACAACATGTCTTCTTGACATGCATCTACATCAGGGAATCCATTCTCACATGCAACCTCGATATCGATTGTCCATATACTCATCTTAGACATGTCATAGTTGACACGAGTAGGGTATTTCTGGGCGATATGTTGGAATACAAACCGCTCATACCCATGGACTTCCATTCCTTCTACGTCGGAATACTTCTGCAGGAAGTCTCGTGCCTCACGGACACCATCAAACTTTTTCTTATGTGCATACCTACCATCCAGAGTCTTATACTTGGATGGTTTTGATTGATTTGCAGGCACCAAGTAGAGTGAAGGGGAGGTCTTCTCACGGTATTGCACACGCTCACCGTTACGGTATCCCCTTACCAACGCAGTGTCACCAAAGATGATTACGTTAGTGTAAAAATCACTCATTCTTGTCTGTCTTCTTCTCTTTGGATTCTAGCATTACTAGGTATTGTTTTGCAACCTTTGCCGAGGGATCTACTACCGTTAATACATCAGTACTGTCGATGAATAGGTCGTCTTGATCGCTATAATATGGAAACTTCTTGAGTCCATCCTCTGTTACCTCGTGGCAGTTTTGGATCAGGAAACTAGGCTCCTCATCCATCTCCACTAGGTCACCCAATAACGAGACCTTCGGGTGGTACTTCAGAATAATCAACTTTAACATCATCTTTTCGTGATTTTTTAATGGTTTTCAATGCGTCTTCATATCGCTTGAGGACTTCCCAATGTGGATCAGCAATACTCACAACGTGTTGTAGAGAAATAAAATTAGATCCTACAGTCAATGGGAAGAATGGATAAAATCTCATACGAATATTACCAAGAGGGTTAGATTTACCCGCCTCCTCGACAAGATACTCTTGGTCATTCATTTCTAATTGAATAGAGAAAGAGTCTTTAAATTCATATGCAAGGACACGAGCTTCATCACCTTCGGAGTCTCTAACTTCCTTGATGTCAGCGATTACGTCCTCGCCGTTTGCCATTCTTGCTACCTTTACGCTCATAGTTTTCTTCTAGTAGGGTTAGCACCTCATCTAGTTTATCAGATGGCACGTCCAAAGTCAACATAGTTAGATCTTTGCAATGAGGTGGTGCCAGATTTACATACATGTTCATAGTCAGTGTCTCCAAACAAAAAGAGACCCCTGTGTTAAGAGTCTCTTTTCTTGTGTAGTATATAGTATACCACAGTATAGGTCTATGAAATTGTTGTCGGTGTTGAAGCACCCAGTGACCCAATTCAATCTACTTATCCTAGGAATGCTAGGGGTCATTCAAATCATACACACCCATGCACACTATAAAATGGAGATGGATGTGCACGCATACTGTAGACAGAATGCAGAGTGGGTAGAGTCCCAGTCTACTGAATATTGAAGACCTTTCTCTTCTGGTGATCTGGGATAATTTTATTGAGAGTGATAGATAACATACCGTTGTTGAAGGTAACTTCACTAACCTCTACGTCATCAGATAGATTGAATCCTCGTGTGAAGGATCTACCTGCTACACCTTTGTATACAAAGTCCTCTTTGTCTGGTTTCTCTTCTTGATCTACTGACTTGACAATTAGGATATTACTCTCTGTGCTTACCTCAATGTCTTCTGGTCTCCATCCTGCTAGTGCTAGATCGATTCTCCATTTGACGTTGGATTCCTTAATGATATTGTATGGAGGATACTGACCACCTGGTGATCCTGCTCCATATGAATGCAGTCTGTAGAATAGATCGTCTAGTCCTACGCTGTAGCGATTGGCTGCATCAAAAATTGCATCGACATCCTTAGATGTCCACTTAGTTAGTTTCATAATTCTCCTTAAAAAGCGAGTTTGATTGTGTGGTCCCCGAAGGCAACCACCTATATTTAGCGTGTATGACTAGGTTTTGTATAGGGTAATACCCGAAGAAATATTTGGTAACAACCGTCTAATAATTATTTCGCTAAATAGAGCTAGCACATCCCTCGCGAGGATAAAATGAAAAAGATTTCAGCAGTGCTCTTCGGAATGTTTATGTTGACCGCACCCGCACAGGCGGATATCACGCATCGCTTGTCCAGTAGTGTACAACTCACTGTGGATGCAGCTGCAACAAATGTACAGAGAGTTGGTAGCTCATATGCTGTCACAGGTAACAACGTTACCACACAATATACACCTTCTGGTGGTAGTGCAACAAGCTCTATTGGTAGTCTGACTGTCTCCTCAGGCGTTGGAGCGATTCCTACGTTGTCAGCGACCCAAGCAACTGCAGGGGAAAGTTTCAGCTTCTCTCAAACTTTCTATCAAGGTGATGCTCTAGGTTCTAGTGCACCGACAGTTGGTGAAGTACATAACTTCAGTAACCAGACAAGTACTGCTGCAGGTACTGCAGGCAATCTAGCTGGTACTATTGATTCATCATCAACGATGGGTCTAACAGCTGGAGGAGCAGGCACATCAGCTACTGGACAATTCACTAGCGAAATCCTAATCAAGTAGGATGATAAAGAGGTTTACTATAGGCATGTTGTTACTGTGTAGCAGTGCTGCACAGGCAGTGCCTGTAGTACCTAATTTTCAGCAAGGCCAAATGACTAGCCATACAGAAACTACTTCTGAAGTGACTGAGGTCATAAATTCGATGGATTACTCCACAGGATATACATACAGTATATCAGGTCATGGGGTGAAACCACAGGACAATGGGACAATCACACCTGGTGCAACAAGCAGCATTGGAGTGACCGCACCACAAACGTCTACAACTAGTAATGGAATTAATTCGACATGGACAGGATTAAACCTAGACCCAAGCAACAAACCAACGTGGGTCCAAAGCACACCTGGTGGAAACTTCAGTTTCATGGAAACGTATCACGGACCAGGTCTGCAAAATCACACGATCATCGAGAGAACAACAAAAATTCAAAGCGTAACAGATACCACAAGTATCTTTACCCAGTAATTGCACTAGCATTTGCAGCACCAGTTAACGCTGAGACTGTAGGTGGTGTGTCTGCGACAGCAAACCCAGTCGCGAATAGCTCAGGCTCAGTGACCAACCAGGCAATTCAAGTTTTACAAGGACCGTATATCCAGAATGGATATGGTGATGGTATTGTGTGTCAGGGACCTACCGCTAATTTTACTCCATATGTCACTAGGTCAACTTCATGGAATTTTCCTTACGAACCGACCTATCAAGATCCTGTATACAACATGCTTGACCTTGTTGGAGACTTTGATGACAATGGCAACGCAATTCCAGACGGGATTCCCGATCATCCAGGTCAGATTTTGTATCATAGAGAAATAAGAACGGGACAAAAAGATAACTATAACTGGAATGCAGGTTTCTCTGCCACTATTTCATGGCCATTGGACGGAGAAGCACAGGAATTGTGTAAGGAAGCAGCAAGAAATCACAACATGTTGCGTGAGCAAATGACTGCTAATCGTAGATTAGAATTTGAGCTTACAAGATTATCCAGATGTGGTGAGCTTGCCCAGAATGGTATTACATTCGCAACTTGGAGTCCTTATTTTGACCTATGTAAGGATGTGGTAGTGAATCCTAAGATGATTCAAGGTGTGCCACATACACATAGTATCAATCCAGTTTCCTCTTCAAAGGTGGTAACCCCCTCTTCGAACGGTAACGGTCAGTCCTCCTCTCTGAAAGAGATAAGTGTCGGGGATGTGACCCCTTAGAACTAATCTTAGACATTACCTTCTTCACAGCAGGTTTTACAACCTTTAATAGTAATTCTGCTAAAGGTTTTGCTAATAGAGCAGAGGTTGTTGCAACTACAGCAATAGATGTAGTAGCCATTATTGCCCCTGCAGTGGGTATATTTCCAACAACTTGGTCAGGTATTGACACCTTGACCTTTATAGGCACACATTCTATCTGTGTGCCATTTTTTATGAGTTTATACTCGACAATCTTTTGATCACCAGTTACTGTGCCTACTGGCTCCTTCGCTTCTTGGATCTCAGTAGGGCATTGCTGCTCCTCTTCTTTAGTTACACCACTTGTATCAGGCACTGGTGGAGGACCTGGCAATTCTGCCTCTGGGGGTGGTTGATATACAGGGACAGGTGGCTCATACTTATATTGTATTCTACTTGCGTCGTAATCTATAGGTGAAAATGATGGTACACCACTATCACATAAGACCATATTACCGTCTTTATCATTCTTCCTCAACTCATCCTGCATCTTACCAGTGGTTGATTGCTCCTTATGATAGGTAACACAACCAGGTATATTAATAATAGGAGATCCTATCTGTTGGGTAATAGGATGAAGATTTGGAAGGGTCGTAGGCATATTGCGTAACCACTCAGGTGTATAAACCTGAGGGATTTCTCTTACACCTACCTCATTTATCTTGATCGAAGGTATCGTCATCACAATGCTCACTAAAATCAGTTGCCATCTGACCACCTATCTTGGCACCTTGATCAGCACCACCTAGTGCGACAAGACCCGCCAATACAGGTCCCACAAATGGTATACCAGAAACAGCAGGGGCTGCTGCAGCACCCATACTAGCTCCCACCACACGTCCTGTTTGCTCTCCACCGCCCGCCGACTTGATACATGCGACTGCACGGTCGTCGAGCTTTCCCACCGAGGGGGATCCACTCCCATCCTGCCATGATCGAGGATTTGACACTTGTCCGCCTTGGTTGGTCTTACCATCCATGACGTATTCTTCTACTACTTGAGTCCTCTTTTTACCTAGACCAAGCAGTCCAGCTGGTTTTTCAATATCTCTAGTGATATGCATAGTCTTTGGATCGTTTGCTCTATAAGCAATCGAATAACCATCCTCATCAACTCTTGCTGAGTATGTTGAATAAGGTCCTACAGGAGGTTGGATAAGTGGCAAAGTATTATTCTTGGAAATCATTCCAATCATACCAATATGTCCTATACCTAGGACAATACCAAGTCCACCTGCAAACCAATTAATAGGTTTCATTTTCCTGGTAGCGTTGGGATAGCGGGTCCTGTCGCTTTAGGAATCTTTGGCACCTCTGCATCAATAGCAACAGGAAGTGCATCAGACAATGCAGCAGTAATAGCCTTCGTAACACGAGACTTTACATTCTCTTTAATCTCTTCTCTCTGTAGATAAACATATCCACCTGTGCCTACAATGGCAAGAGAAACAACACCTGCAAAGATCGCAAGTCCGTCAATAATCTTTCGCATAATTTACTCCTTTTCTTTCTTAGCGACATATTCCACAGTGTATGTGGTCTTAGCACCTGCACTTGGCTTCTTCTCATCACCATTCTTCTTGGTCGTAGCGACGCCAAAAGTAGCTAACGTTCCTGTGAAGACCGAGGCTATGAAAGTTGGATCAATATTGGTCTTTGCTAGACCTGGCACCTGCAAATAATTAATAGTCAGGATAGCCGCAGACCACCCAAGGATAGTAAGACGCACCAAAGTGGCGACACCTTCATCCAATAAGTCAAACTTTTTTTCTTGCTTAACTTTAGGAGTTTCAGCCATGATTCTAGTGTAAGTACCTCTATTTAGCTACTTACAGATTCCACTGGTTGTTTCTTCTTTCCGATATTATATTTACTCTCTAACGTCCACTCTCCCTTGTCCTTATATGACAGGACTTTGATCTGATTAAGGGGTGCCAACTCATCGTCACCTACTGGTGCTACAACTACGATAAGTCCCCAGTCAGATAGGAGTCTAGCAATACGATTGCGTCTTTGTACATCATTCGTAGTCATGTTTGATGGTTTCCCATCTAGTGCAAACAATTCTTTGAAGTGTACTATGTAATACTTGCCCTTCTTATGAAGGATATGGCACGATTGATATAGTTTTTTCTCTTTACGAGAAGCTACACCGATCCTAGTAAGGGTTTCTCTAACTTTTAGGAAGTCATCTGGTTCTTTTAATGTAACCTCAACCATCATGCTAGGAGACCAAGAGATCTCATCACTCATTTCATTCCTCCGCTATTCAATTTAGACCTAATAACTTGGATTTCTTCCTTGTTTAGCAGTTTCAGTGCTTGCTCTGCCTTCTCTGTAGAATAGTTATAATACTTTTTAACTAGGTCAAGATCTGGATGAGTGGACTTCTTTGCCCAAGGGGAAAACCTTTTAGATTTCCTAACACTATGTATAAAAAAATTATATTGCATGTCCTTATCAAGCGTGCTACCAAGGCGATTCATCTCGTTGGAATGCATGATGGTATCAATAAAATATGACAGTGCCTTGTTGACCATGAATGCAGGATAATGTCTCATATACCCCTCATCTTGGGTATAATCTGCATTCTTTAGGTTGATTGAGTTAACGTAGTCAAAGGGATTGTAGTCTGCGGACATTTGGTTTATCAAATAAAATTTCATTAATGTAGTTTTCTGCCCATGCCTCATCAAACCACTGTGATAAGACCGCTTTCGTCTTCTTATTCTTTCTTTGTGAGAGCACATAGTGACACTGGTCGTCTATCCTATGCATCACAGGCACCCAGTCTCCTAGTTTACCATTGTCATCATCATACTCTGCATTCTTGATGCAATCAGTCATTACTCTCAGGTATTCACTAGTCACATCCAGATAACTTTGTCTTGACTCAGGATCTTTTAACCTAGCAAACTTACAGAAGGGAGAAAAGACACCCTCTGTCCATAGTGGTAGCACTCTCCAATCTTTAAAGAAATATCTTGATGAAATTGGTGCTAATTTATCGCTTAAATCGACCCCAAATACAGGTGATATATCAACGACGGCAGCAGTAACTTGATCAGGTGTTTCAATTATATCACATCCAAAGATAGGGATGCGATACTTAGGAATAGGGTAAAAAACACAGTGCACAATCTTTAATTTCTCACCTAGAGATGCTCTTTCGATGTGCAACTTTCTCATGCCCCTACACTTCCACATCTCATTGCGGATAGTGATATCACCCTTCCGAATTAACTTATGATTCGTCTCTAGGATCTCTATAGCAGGCAGTGAAACCAGACTTTGACGTATGAGATCGGCTAACTCATCCTGCATACATGACCTCTAGAGGAGATGCAACTTTTGCTTCGTAATTTCTAATCAATAACTCTTGTTGATTACGATTTCTACTTCCTCTATGCTTCATGCCGTATGTTAACTGAAAATACTCTTGCTTATATCTATCATACCACTCCTCGATCTCCTCATCAATATTATATGTAATCATCCAGTCATGAGGACACACTTCACAGTTGTCAAAGAAGATTTTATGGTCAAAATCCTTGTGCAATTCAGCGTTTGTGCCATACAAATATGACTTGATTTTGTATGGAGGATCTAGAAATACAAATACATTACCACGATGATCATGATCGTCATTCATGACCTCTGCATAGTCCTTATTAGTGATATTCCAGTGACCTATGAGTGCACCTACTGACTTGAGATTCTCTGCTCCACGGACAGTAAAATTTTGCTTTGATGCAGTCTTAGAAAACGATGAATTCTCCGTCAAACCACTGTAACTACACTTGTTTAAGATCCAAAAGTAGCATGCTCTATCGAATGATTCAGCATCAGCAATAGACTCCTTGGCAGTGTTAAACAACTCTCTTGCCAAGACCTCATCATTGTGTGAATTCTTGTATTCAATAAGAGAATCAGACAAATTCTTATAGTCTGTCTGCAATACACTCCAAAAATTATAGAGGTGACCATACAAGTCATTGACCCACACATCTGCAGTAGGATTATCTTGTGTGAATCGTAGTGCAACGCTACCACCACCTAGAAATGGCTCTCTAAACTCCTTACACTTAGGTGCTAGTTTGAGTAGTCTTTCTGCTGCTCTAGATTTACCGCCAGGATATCTGAGCGGTGTCTTAATGTATCTCATAATACTTCAATGTTTGCCATTGGGTAACCAAAAGGACCAGGATTTATATTTCCTGCAGGAAAAGCATTAAAACTAATGGTCATCCTGTCATAATCAAAAAAATGGCGATCAGATTCATGGACTAACCATGAAGGAAACAGAATAAGTTTACCTTCTTCTGCTGCCAACTTTTCTATAGGACCTCCACGATCTGCAAGGTTGTCAGATATGACCTCCATACAGTCCATAACACGAGGATATACAGGATCATGAAAAACTGTCGCTACACCTTGTGTAAGATAGAAAACTCCTGACACAAGTGACATATTATGTCTGTGTCGTGGGTGTCCTACCCCTGATCCTGCAGGTGCAACGTTGCCCCACATGAGAGAGATGTCTAGTCTATCACATTGCAGGGCATTTGCTACTTTATATTCTTCAAGGCACTCTTCAAACCACTCTACGAGCGTATAGAATCTCTCATTTTTGTGAAGGTTTCCACACGTCGTTTCAACTCCCTCTGGAAAATTAAACTGTTCTCGTTTTTCGGATCTAAGAGCGTCCTTAATTTCTTGAAGATCTCCTTCATAAGAAAATTCGGGGACAATAATAGGAAACAGTTGATTTATTTTCATCTTACAATCTTTCTTTCAAGATTCATCATAGGGACATCCCATGCACCTAAGTTTTGATTACCAAATGGAAAGAGATTTGCTGAAACAGTAAACCTATCCTCTGATCTATCATTAGGTTGTGACCCATGCATCAAATAACTGGGGAAAATCAACAAAGTACCAGGAAATGGACGGTAATTATATCTTGTCTCCGAGTAAGGACCTCCATCTAAGTGTAATTGTGCCCACTCTCGCTGTGCTAGAGGGTCAATAAACGTGGTGGGACTACCACCAGTCAGATAATATACACAACTCCAATAGGACATGGGATGCCTGTGTGGAGTATGATGGTGACCTGTATTTGCATTCGCTCTGTTACACCACATAGAGGTGATTTCCATCCTTTCAGCAAGGAATTTGTTATCCTTTAGGACATCATTAGCACATTGCTCGATCCACATCTTCAACTCAGTCCACTCGGGACGTTGCTCAAGGTGTGGGTAAGATGTGCCAACACCACCATCTAGATTATACGCTCTATATTCCTCTTTTTCTGCAGAAAAAAGGGCATTACTGAGTAGATGTTGACTACTTTTAAACTCCCATACCCTTACAGGAAACCAGAGTTTTTCTTTGTAAGTCTTCTCATTCATTACGCACCTCTTCTGTTTGAGTTACACCTAACCATACACCGATTACTGGGACTGCGAAGATAAGCACCCTTGCAAGACCAGTAACTGCTAAAAAGATTAGCACTCTTTTAGAGGATTTCCATCGTCTATTCATTTGAATTCACAACGCATCATGATTTCAGTCAAGAAAGCAACAGAATTGATCTCCAAGTCAGCAACAAACGCTGCCTTATACTGATACTCACCAATGATGAGCACCGCCTCAGGGATTGATTGAGGCTGAAGATATTCATATAGCTTATCATATATAGCACGAAATAGTAACTTGTAATCGTTATCCATATTCGTGACAATCCACTTACGCATGTTGGTAAACTCTTTGTTTTTAAGGTAACCAACAAGTTTGTCGATGTTTGTGTTGCCAGATCTACCTAGAATACCAACATCGATCTTTCCTGTAGCAGAGTATGCTTGCAACTCATTAAGAGTGCGACGGAAGTCAGGGAAATACTTACCAACAACCTCTGCTGCAACTTTTGCATCGTAGTCAATACCTTCTTTAGTAAGGATATCCATAACTCTTTTATGGAAACTTGCTGCAAGCACAGCACGATCCTTACCTTTTGTAGACATATCAACAACAGAGCATCGAGACTTGATAGGATCGATGATTTTGTTGATGTAGTTACAAGTGAAGATAAACCGACAGTTATTCTGAAATTCCTCGATGACAGCACGCAATAGCAACTGCACATCGGGTGTAGAATTGTCTGCCTCATCAATAATTACAACCTTATGCTTGCCACCGACAAGCGAGGAAGAAGATGCAAAGGACTTACATTTTGTGCGGACAGTATCCAAGTAACGTCCTTCATCAGATCCGTTGATTAGATAGTAGTCAGCACCAATTTCTTCACACAGTGCCTTGGCAAGAGTAGTCTTACCAATACCTGCGGTGCCAGGCAACAGAAGATTAGGGATCTCTCCCTTATCAACGTAACCTTGGAAGACCGCACGATTGACATCTGTTAGGATACAATCAGAAACTGTCCTCGGACGATACTTTTCAACCCAGAGAAACAGTTTATTTGTCATTAGTCAGCGTCAGGCTCGAGTGCGATGAAATAGTTGAGAGATGATTCAGAAAGAGAGTTGAAGTTAATCACATTCTTGTCTGAGATGCACACATGATATGTGCCGTCGAGGATCTTAAGATTCTCAATCTTCAAGCAGTAACAGAAGTTACGCTCATGAGTAGGAGTCGTGCCCCAATAGTCTGCTTCCCATACAACCTTTTCAACTGGGACAGAGAATACATGACTGTTGTCAGTCTTCTTATCTCTAACAGAAATAGACAACTCACCTTGGAAAGAATTGACACAGAAGTCAGTCACACCAAAATTGTATGCTGCTTCCTTAAGGAGTTTAAGATTCCTCATGGTCAACTCAAAGTTTACGACCTTCTCAGGAAGATTAGGATCGTAAGTCTTAGGAGGTTGGACAATAATATCAGGGTCAGACTTGACATAAGTTGCCTTACCCTTGGTTGCTTTATCTACGATATAAACTTTATTCTTGCCAAGAAAAACTAGGTGTGGTTGCTCAAACATAGAGCAAGTTTTCACAAACAAAGGCAGGTCATAGATAGGAAGATCCTCTGGAATGTCTTCTGCACAGGATGAGAAGGCAAGGATATTCTTATTGACTGCCATTGTTGCTAGTGTTTTTTGAGAAGCTTTAATAACAATAGATTTATTAATCTCACTAAAGTTTTTCAGAAAACTGAGGGTCTTTTTAGAGAGACGAATTTCAAGTGCTTCATTCATGGAGTGTTGATTCAATAAGGTTTTCTTGTCGGACGCGATTGCGGTCGTTAAAACACATTAGAAGTATACAATAATGCATTGCCTTCATAATGTCAACCCTTGCGGTGCCTTTCTTGTCATAACGAGACAAGTATTTGATTGCGTTGGATCGGCAAAATGCTTCAGCATCACCGACTGCTTCAATGAGATCCAGTGTTTGCACACCGTCGCTACCAGAAGAGTAGTGTTGCTGATATGTGCCACTAATATAGGATGAGACCTCCTTCAAGATCCCATCCTCATTGTATTTGTATGCCATTACGAATTAAACAGATTTTCTACTTGAGACATGTCTACCTCACCATCAATCTTATCATAAAGATCGAGGAATGACTGCTTTGTTTCATCGTCGAAACGGTTAAGGCAGACCTTGATTGCTTTTGCACGGTCACTGAAGATAGCATATGCACGGATGATGTGCACAAGACGACGTGTAGAGATCACTTCGTCAACACCACCTTCCTTAAATGTCCTACGGATCATGTCTGCCCATGTGACAAGGTTAGCGATATACTTATCGTCGCATGCATCCAACTCTTTGCAGTAGTTGTTAAGCATCTTTGTCTCGATAGCAGGAGTAGGATACTCTTGCTCAAATGTGAGGGGGAATCTCTCAAGGAATGCTTCGTTGAGCACGTTAGTGCCGATAAAACGACCATCGTCGCTACCTTTACCCTTCGTGTTTGCAGTAGCAATCACTGTGAAACCTTTTGCAGGTTGCACATACCTACCGATCTTCTTGAGGAAGACTCCTTTACCTTCAAGGATAGACTGAAGACAAAGGATTTTGTTAGACGCAAGGTCAATCTCGTCTAGAAGGAGGACAGCTCCCCTCTCCAAAGCTTCGATGACAGGACCGTTGTGCCAAACTGTATTGCCATCCACAAGACGAAACCCACCAATAAGATCATCTTCGTCTGTTTCAATGGTAATGTTTACACGAATCAACTCTCTATTTAGAGCAGCACATGCTTGCTCTACACCAAGAGTCTTACCATTTCCTGACAGACCTGTGATGAATGCAGGGTAGAATACCTTGGACTTGATGATCTTTTTGATATCAGTGAAGTTACCAAAAGGAACGAAATTGCTATCTTTAGTTGGAATCAACCTCTCTTGGACGGTGGGTGCTTGGAATGCCTTCTCAAGATTCTCTTTCTTCTCTGTCAAAGTAAGATCCCACTTGCCAATACCTTTCTTGTATTGCTTCAAGCGTTTCTTGACAGTAGCAACTGAGCAGTTAAAATGATCTGCTGCTTCAACAAGGTTTTGGAAGGTAACATCGTTACCATGCTTTGCATGGAGGAATGTCTTTAGGTCGTCGGTGGTCACAGGGACAGGAGCGAATGGCATGTTTTGTATTTGTGTCTATACAGATATTATACAAGTAAAAAGTCTGCAATGCCACTACTAGTGGACACTATCCAATCTGGTCTACGCTCTGGTTTACGAAGGTAATTATCAGGTGCCCATGGTTTACTGGCAACATAGCGTTTGTATGCAGTCACTGTGGATATAGACATGTCATATTTGAAGTGGTCTGGCATGGCACGAGCGAATGGTGTGTGTCTAGCACTACAACCATTAGGTGCAATCATCATAGCGAGTCTTATGCTATCTTCACAACCGTGCTTCTTATCATATCTATAAGTGTATTCCTCACAAAGTGCAATGCCATGCTCTAACAACCACGCAACATTGTCGAATGACTCCGCTACCCACTTAGTGCAGGGGTGATTACGGAAGGCACCCTTCTCTGTTTTGTATGGTGTGCCATCAGACTTGAAAACCTGACCGATATTGTGATACCAGTCAGAGTAAACAATGGATAGCATTTGGCAGGTTTCTAGTGGCATCTTTACAACGTGCTTATCTGGCAACTGATACGCTGACAGATAAGGATCGTTGTTGACGCAGAATATATTCATGCAATTTGAGCGATAAAGGAAGAGAGAATCTTCTTGTTGTTTGACTTGGCACCTAGAGACTTCTTGAATGCAGTCCTGATCTGAGCATTAGTAGCATCTTGCTTGACCTCAAACTCTGAATCCTGATTAAGGTTAGTCTTGTTGATTAGATACAACTCTTGGTAACCATTTGTGTTAGGTAGGCAGATAGACTTCTGCTTTTTCCATGTCTTGAGGATAGGATCTTCTTGCTGATACTCACGACCACAACCCCATCTTAGAAAATGACCTGCATCCTGACCACTGATGATGCGGAAACCAACAAAATTAGTGGTAGGGAATGCATACTTGAGATACTCAAGGATACCTTTAGTCAATGCACCGTGGCAGTTGTCAGTCATCTTTCCATGGTAACCTATCTTTTTGTCTCTGACAACACAGCGACCACGAAGTCCACCACGAAACAACTCTGCCTGCTGTCCTTCAAAGCGTGGACGTTGTAGGACACCGATGCTGTTAGACTCACCGTCAGTCAAAGTAACAACGTGTAGTTTCTCAACGTTATACTTCTTCTTGAAGTCAGGAATCATAGTCCTTACTGCAACCAGTGTGTCATTCAGAGGTGTGCCACCAAGACCTAGACATGGAGCAATAGGGAAGTTGTAACCCCAGTAGTTATAACGATTCTGGAAGTGAGCACCGAGACGATATAGGTAGTGCATGCACTTGTCAAACTCTTGATTGTTAGAATCGCTTGTCAAGAATTGAATGAGACGTAGGTGTGGGTAGATAGCAAACTCACCTTCATTTCCTTTGCCATTTTTGTATGCACTGAAGTCTTGCTCTGAAGATTTGAATTCATAGTCTCCATGATAAGACCAGTATTGATCGCTGAATGCATGTGCTACGAATGGAATCTTTGCTTTACGGCAGAAGAGTGCAAGAGAAAGAAGTTGCTTTACAGTCTGGTGCATTTCACCACTCATAGATCCTGACCAGTCAAGGAGAAAGATCAGACCGTGATTCTTACCATCAGGTGTGATTGTGATCTTCTTGAAGATATCGTCGTTGTATTTGTATGTGAATAGTTTTGTAGTATCAAGGACACCAGTTTTAGAAACAGATGCACGAGCGTATGCTGCAGCAGACTTCTTACACTCAAACTCTTTCACCATGTAGTTGACTTCTTGATTGACTTGCTTACGAAACTTAGCGTAGTCTTTATCAACTTCACTGAAATCAATACCAACATAGTGCTCAACATTAGGATCTGTGTAGCATGGACTATTCCAGAAGTCCTCAAGATCTTTGATCCAAACGTCATGATGGATAGTGATATTCTTGAGATTCAACTCAGGCACATCAGCGTATGATGGATGGTGATACTCAGGCATATCCTCTGCCAATTCTTGTAGATTCTCAGCGAAGTTTTTGTCAGTTACACCTTCGTTGTAGTCGAAACCACCTTGGCGATCAAAGTTACCTTCGTCAAGATCTTCCAATTCTTCATCTGCATCACCCTTCTCTTGTGAATTCTGAGGTTGTGGCATGTTGCCATCCTGCTTGTCATCAGGTTTAGCATCAGATTCAGTTTGGATAGTATCGAAAGACTCAGAGTCATTACCTTCTGCCTCAGACTTAGCAGGCATATCTTCCATCTCTTCTTGCATATCCTTCTCACCTTGCCACTCATAGATTCTTTGAGCAAGTGCAATTACATCTTCAAAAGAATTACATGTGTCTGCCTCAGCAACCCAGTCTTGCTCATCCTCAGAGAAAGGAATAGGTTTAGTATGATCAACAACACCTACCTTGTAATGTAGATTGATACGGTCGATTAGTTTTAGTCTAGGTAGATCTAGAGACTCAACACCGAAGAAGTCCTTATCATTCAACTCACGGTATCCTGCAAAGAAGTCTTTACGAAGACCTGGAAACTTCTCTTTCATTGCTTTCTCGATACGCACATCCTCAAGAATATTGACGTAAGACTTAGGCACATCAGTCATGCCTTCCCAACCTTCTGCAGGTGTATATAGAGCATGACCTACTTCATGACCCACTAGCATGTCGTAAACGCTCTCAGAAGCGATCCAGAGGGGCAGAGAGAGGACACGATTTTTCACATCAAAGGATGCGGTCTCGCACTTGATGTGCTCAACAGTCAGATTCTCTGTAGCGAGGAGTTTTGCAAGGGTGCCTTTGATGTCGTGCATGTGATTATCGTTTGTATATACACATTATAATAGAAAACCGCCTCTTGGGGCGGTGCTGCAGACACTTTATCAACTGTCCACGACGTTTCCTTGCTTGACGCAATGCTTGTGGCTTCAAGTGTCGTTTCTTTTCTTTCTTAGAATGGTGTTGCCAGTTAGGGGTTGTCACGGTCTGAATACCTTACGGATGAGAATTCGTTTTCTTTAACAAACTCAAGACTAGATTCAAATGCGTCTAACAATGTGTCAATCATCTTGTGTGAAATCACATAGATGTTGGATTTGTCAGTCATTTTACGCAGGATCTTAAGTAGATCTCCTGTTGCATTAGTGTCTAGACTGGAATCAAATACTTCATCAAGTAGAAGAAGGTTAGTTGCTGCAGAATTTTTCATCCTAGCAATGTCTCTCCATGTAAACAGGAGTGCTAGGTCAATCTTTTGCTTTTCTCCCTCAGAGAATGAGGCATAGGAAAAAATATCTCTATGTCTACTCTTAATCACCTCGTTAAATTCTTCGTCAAGGGTAAAATTGACGTAGAAATCCATATCTTGTAGATATTTATTGATGTGAGTGTTGATAATAGGGATAAACTTCTTAATAATCTTACTCTTGATTCCATTATCACGCAACAGAGTGCTGACCACTTTGTGATGTGACTGCTGAGTATTCACATCTGCACATTCTGCTACCTTTTTCTCTAATTCTTCCTTATAAATTGCTAATTGTTTCTTCTCACACTCCAAATCCTTGTTTGTAGTCTTCTTTCCCTTGACAGCATTCAGTCTAGCAGTGATAGTTTTCTTCTCTTTGTTATATCCTTTGACTTCTCCCTTCAATCTTTGGTATTCCTCTGCCATTTTGCTGTCTTCCTTGACCTTTTTGTCAAGTTTATCCAAGACACTCTCCATCTCTTTGAGTTTTGCCTGATAATCCTCATCTTTTTTGGTAAACTCTTCTACTCTGGACACCTTTGTGTCTTCATTAATAGACTGTGTGCAGGTAGGACAGGTATCATTCTTCATAAAGAAGTCAAGATCAGACAAATTTCTGCTGACCTTAGTCTTTACTGACGTAATATACTCTCTCATCTTACCATACTGTGCCTGTGAGGACGCAGAGCTAGCAAGTTTGTCAGTCAGATCACGCAATTCTGTCTCTGCTTTCGCCAGATTTGCTTCTACAGTAAAGTTTTCTTCTTTCAGTTGTAGTAGTTGTGTTGTAAGATCATCCTGTTGATCCTTGACCATGCCTTCCATGCGTTTCACAGTGGCAGTTTGCATGTCAAAAGTCTTTTGATGTAGTGTGACTGTGTGCTCACACTCTTTTACCTCATTATTAAGGTCTCTCAAGCGATCCTTGAGCAACAAATTCATGCGTGAGAATACTTTGATGTCAAGGAGGTCTTCGATAACTTCTCTTCTATTTGGAGCATTAAGTTGCATGAATGGAACGAAAGTGCTAGACCCAAGAATAGAAATCTGAGTGAAAGATTTGTAATTAAATTTGAGTATCTTTTGCTCAAGATACTTTTGGTAGTCATTGTTTGCTGCAGACTGGTCAATAAGTGTGCCGTTACGATATATCTCAAAGACATTAGGTTTAATTCCCCTTACTACTTTGTAACTTGACTGCCCTACTCTAAACTCACACTCAACTACAGTATCCCTTTCATTGATCGTGTTAACCAACTGCGATCTACTAATCTTTCTGAAGGGTTTATTAAACAATACAAAGCACAAGGCATCAAGCATTGTTGATTTCCCTGCACCATTCTCTCCAAATACAACAGTGGATTTGTATCTCTCAAGATCTAAATATGTGAATCCATTTCCTGTCGATAGGAAATTTTTCCACTTCACTTTTTCAAAAATAATCATTCTACAACAGAAGGAGGAGGCACAACAAAATCATTCTCGGTAATAATACTATACCGATATCCATGATGTCTACAATTAGAGATGACATCCTTACGCTCTACTTGTGCTATTTCAAGGTCTTTAGGAAAATCAACAGACAAAAGCATTTCATGATACCTTTCAGCATCATCCTCTAGAGCAAATATTTGGACGATACGCTCATGGGTTTTGTCATCCTTTACAGCGTATACACCACCAGTTGTTTTTTCTACGAGGACATACATCATACTTCTACCGATTCTACATACAGATTCTTTAAGATAGCAAAGATTTCTTCCTTATGTGGAAGCTCTTGGACACACGTCTCTAGGATAGTTAGCGTGTCTTCTACTTCTACATCAGTCACATCCTCAAGGATGTAAGTATTGTCTTCAATAATTTTCAAGTCTGCTACACCTGCACATTGGATGTAGCGAATGGTCTGATCAAATTTTGCTTGATCGGTCTTGTCGTCAACAATCAGTTTAACATAGGTATTAGTAAAGTCAAGACCTTTGATATCATCTACAGTTGTTTCAGAATAATAGATCTTATGAAAAACATCATATGGATTGTGCGTAAATGTCAGTTTAAGATCATCTGTATTTAGGATGTGAAATCCTTTTTTCTGACCGTAATCATTCCAGTAGAGTTGATTCGGATTACCGAGGTATTGAATATTCTTTTTCTTACTCTTCAGATGATAGTGTCCTGATAAGACCATATCGAATTTATCGTAGGCTGATGGGTCATCCCCATGAGACATAGTAATTCCAGGTATAGCTTCAAAACCGCTAAGCTCGAGATGCCCCACACAGATATCCGCAGCACTAGTCTCGATTGCTGCTCTTGTGGTATCTCTGCTCTCATCACATACCCAAGGAATACAGCACACAGTCCTGCCACCAATATTATAGTCTCCAGGTACGTCAATAATATTAATGTTGCCATAGTCCTTAAGCAATAACTCTGGTGCATTTACCTTAAGAGTATTCTTAAAGTAGATATCGTGATTACCAATCAACATATTCATAGTGACACCACGATCACGGAGTGGGTCAAACCACATCTCCTTCGCACTATCTAAACTATTGAAGTTGATAGTCTTCCTCTTGTCAAATGTATCACCTAGGCATAGCACTTCAGTGATACCCAATTTATCAATGGTGGGTATAACAATTTGAGAATAGAATTGTCTGTATCTTTCTAGGAAAATAAGACTGTCATTACGAACTCCAAAGTGTTGATCTGTTATGACCAATACATTCATGAATTATCCTCTCATAGTTGTTTCAATTCTGCTCTTGATAGAATTCATCTGAGCATGATCATCCTTATTGTCTGTTGAGAATACCTCGTCGTATCCACTCTTCTCAATCAGTTTGTCTTTAATATCCATCTGTCGCTTCTCTTTCGCAATACGACGTAGAAATGCATAATACACTATTTGTGTGAAGTATGCAAATGGGTTTGTAGATTTAGCAGGATCGAAGTTATCAATATACTGTACACAATTCTCTATCCCATCGCAGATCATGTCATCCTTATACATGTAATTAATAAAGTTAGGACGATAAGAGAGGTGTGTTGCAATCTTTAGAAAACACTCTCCGATATAGTTTGGGATTCTTGGTTTGGGTAGATCAAATTCTGCAGCATGCTTGACGTCCTTGCGGTATACCACGAGCTCGTCGAGAAACTTTTTATTGTCTACATAGTGTTGTTTTTTCGCTTTCCGTGGCATTTATTGCTTCCGAATAACTTAAGTATACAACAGTTATATCTTTACGTCAACCAGTGTTACGCCACTGCTTCTCTAATTTTTTACGGAAATCATCAACTCTACCAATGAGTCCCATGGATTCATTCACTGGTGCCTTGTAACCTTCTTCAGGACCTCCATATTCTCTCCGCAACCACATGCGATACATTGCAATAGATTCATCACTCATAGGAGCAACACAGATTACATCAGGCTCTCTGATGAGATAGAAATCTTCTTCACTAAACATCATCCATTTGGTGAATCCAATAGCAAGACCTTGATTGCCCTTGTTATCATTCACTGGTGTGGGGTGTGGTTTAGCAGGATTAGATACAAAGATCAATGTATCTCCATGATCATCCGTTGCGATCATAGGACCGAGCAACTCTTCCCCAGAGGTCAACTTAACGACTCCGTAGAATTCTTGATCGTGTTGGATGTAGTTAATCATTTTTGAATCTTACTTTGGTAACTTCATAATCAAACTCCTCAGACTCGTATATCTTCATCCTTTCTATAAGATGTCTGAAAGTGTAGTTGTGATATGACCCCTTAGTGCAATCGTCAGCAATGTCGTATAAGGTTGCTTGTGATTTGTTTTCTCCCTTCCTCAAAACCCTACCAATAGATTGGAGGTTTCGGACTCTAGACTTAGAAGGACTGGCAAAAATCACGTTGTGCAAATTGCGAATATTGATACCAGTAGAGAAGGTGCCATAACTTGCTACAATTATAGCATCTTTTTCTAATTCGGTAATCCGTCTCGCTTCTTCACGCTCTTCTGTGTCAATACCGCCATGTATAAAGAATACACGACGTTTAGTATTGTAACTATTTATCAATTCGTAAAGAGGCTCACCATGTTTCTCGACGTAATTAAAGAGGATTAAGGTGTTGCCAACCGTATCTAATGCTAGTTTACTGATAAATTTGTTACGTCTCTCATGCATACACAGGTATTCTATCTCCTGTTGATAGTAATCAAACGGCACCCATCCATGTTTAAGTAATATTACATTTACTTTAAGTGGTGTTAGGTGACCTTTCTTCTGTAGATCCTTAGTCTTTGTGACTTGATTGACACTACCAAAGAGACCTTCTAATACTAGTTGGTGGGTTTGCAACCCATCAAGTGTCCCTGTTAGACCGACACGATACTTAGTATCAAGCATCTTGGTGAGGATACCCGACAATGATTTTGCTTTATACAGGTGTGCTTCGTCTCCAATGACGGCATCAAACCTTGCAAAAAATGACTTAGGCTCCTTGTATATACTCTGCCAAGTAGATATTACTACTGGGTTATCAACATATTTCTCTTTCCCTGCTCTAATCTTATGACAGTAGGCACTTGCCTTCCATCCATAAGTCTCAAAATCTTTATACATCTGCTCTACCAATGATGTGGTAGGCACGATAATCAATACCTCTAGTCCTTTCTGCAGATACCAACGGACAAGAGCATAGATGATCAGGGATTTTCCTGATCCTGTGGGGGATAATAGAAGCTTCCTACGCGACTTAAGTGCTTGATATATGCCTCGTAGTTGGTAGTCCCTTGCTGCGAAAGGGAGACCCAGAGACCTAACAAAAGACGCTGTGCTTTCAGGTGTGACATAATCTTCTTCCTCCTCGGGGATACCGTAATTGTCATCTAGTTTGACAGTATACTTATATCCCTTGTTAATAAAAAATTGTTGTAAGTAATCGTATAGTCCAACGTATATTTCACCTGTGCCTGGCGAGTATAGACGGATCTTGCCATCCCATACACGCTTCTTATAGTGTGGCATAAACTTTGCGTTGGGCACATCAAAACAGAAATACTCTGATAACTCTTTATGGATATGCTGCTCAGTCTCTACCTTTAAATATACCTCATTCTTCTTGCTAACGTATGTCATAGTATTTGATGATGTCAAACGCATTCTTAATAGAGAAACCTCTAGAGTCAATCTGCTTAAGAATCCTTTCACAACAATTTATACACGTTTCTAAGTAGTGTATCTTTGCTGTTGCTCTACACAATTCATCATCACCGTCCATGTATACAGACAGATCTCCTTTCATAACTTTGTAAGGAAATGCTCTGCCATCCTCGTCGGTTTTTTTACCAGAATAATATTGCCACTTCTCTAATCGCATTACTTTAATATCTCTTTCTGCCTCAGATAGCATGAGACGAAATTGATTCAACCACTTGAGATACTTGGAGTGTAACTTTGCAGTCTCTAATGAGTCATTTGCAAGCAACTCAGGCAACTCCCTATGGAGTTGTGAGTCCTTCTCCCACATCTCTTCAATTTTGTTAAGATTCACTATTCGTAACTAGCAGAGCGTACGTTAGTTTCACCACTCTGAATCTCATACAAGATATATTTAAAGGTGGCGGTCGCTGTTGCGTACTGTGTGCCATCTATTGTAGCATTAAAATCAAGTCCTTGCAAGGCAACAGGGAATAGACCCTTGAATACTACGTTGAAATTTGTATTAAAGTTTGAATTCAATACAGTAATAGATGCATCTGCTGAGAGTAGATCCCAATCCTTTGCATCATACTGAAATCTTGCCTTCATGAATTCAATAAACTCTGTCCTCTCTTTTGCCTTCTCGGGGACACCAAGTGCACGCAACCAGTTATGTAGGAGAAGATAATTCTCCATGTCCTCATCTACAATGAAAGACATTTCAAAGTCTTCATACTGGAAGGTGCCTTCTAAGGGCAACTGACGTCCATACCTTGTGGACTGCATTGGTTGTGTAAGACTGATAGCAGGAATAGCAGCAGACTGAGAAAAGTACACTACCTTAGGAAACTTCGGCATCACCATCTTAAATCCTAAGGGTGATAAGAAATTTCTATTCTCTATCTGTTTATTCCAAGTCGTCATTACATCGGTGCATATGCAGGGATCATGATACCGCCTTCGGGATCATCATCGTCGTCATCATTATTTATATCTGTAAGGTCAAAGACTACCTTTAACACAAAGTGTGCAAATAATCCTATTGTTAGACCTCGAATTAAATTAATCAGCGTAATGCTGCTATCGTAATCCATATCTTTGTATTGGTGCTAAGTCGTGTTTGACTGCTTCCACAACTTTGTCCAAGATATCAATATCAATCCCCATGAATGGTGGAATGATACCAAGCAATCTTAGAGTGCCGTCTAGGAATAGTGCTAGGCATGTGAAACCTAGAATCATACTGATTACAGTAGCGTCACGATTATGCTTTTTCATTGACTCTTCGTCAATTCTGCGTGCCTCTTCCACGGCAGCAGCAATCATGGCATCTACTTCACCTTTTGTGTAAGCATACTTACGGATTTTGTCTTCGGTCATAGTCCACTCAACAATTTCAGTAGTAGGGAATGCTTCAATCAGTTTTTTGATCATGAATGTCCTCTGGATGATTCCAAAAATCTTTCCAGTCTTTCGGAGAGTCAGTGACGTCCTCAATTCTGGTGATTTTGTTTTTCATGGTTTCGATGTCATCAAGAAGATCATCGATGTTGTCTAAATCTTTTCGCATGTTATGCAATGTATTCTTGGAGCATGTCTAGGACATCATTGAATGCCTTATGTGCTGCATCCTTCTGCTCTTCAGTATACTCCCCATGATACGATCCGTCAAATAAGCCTTTCTTATACTTGTAGACACGAGATAGCATGTCTACTTTCGTGATAACTCCTCTGCTCATGTTACGATCCCAACCTCAATAGATAAATGAAAAATAATCCAATGATCAATGTTAGCATAATTCCGTAAACAAAATCGTATACGACCATGGTGCTAATGCGTTTCGAGTATTTAGGACCATCCTAATAAAAAAGGGTGGCATTCGCCACCCCCTGTCTTTGTATCGTGACAATACGATTTACATGAGATTGTCAACAAGCACACGTCTGTAGTAACGGTTCTTGTTAGGATCAAGATCGCCATTACCTTGAGTGGTGCCTTCAGCGAATGGGTTAGCAACCATGCCGTAACGAGTCTTAAACCCGATTTTTGGCTGGAAGGTGTCCTGACCCACAGCTCTGACCATTTGTAGAGGCACATATGGACAGTAGAAGAGTCCTGCATCGTATGCAGAGGATCCTTTGTAACCTGCAACATAGAAGTGTCTGTCACTTACGTTTGCAGAGTAAGGATCAACATAGACCTTGATTCTACCATTCAAAGTACCAGCAAGAGTGCTGCTGTTATCGTCTGGAAGAAGGTTGCTGTTGCCAGAAAGAGCAGGAGTGTAATCAAGCACACCAGCCATTGAGAGAGCACTAGCCACGTCTGCAGAGCAGATGAGGATGTTACCCTTTCCACGACGAGTTTCATGCCCGATAGCATTCATATCTCTTTCGATCTGGAAAAGAAGACCTTTGAATTTCTCAACAGACCAACGACCATTAGAGTCAACGTCTAGGTCGAAGATACCTGCAGTTGCAGTGTTGTTTTGTGCACCAGGTCTTGCGACTCTGTATACAGATCTAACAACTTCACGGTTGATTTCAGCCAAAACTTCAGTTGACAGAATGTTTGCCAACTCAGACTCAGCATCAAGTCCGTGGACTGCCTTAAGGTCTTGAGCCAATTCAAGAGAATACTCTGCTTTGAGTGCTCTGGACTTCGCAGTCACAGTAACTTTCTCAATGCTGAAGTTCATCTCAGCGAATTGGTTGCCAGCTGCGTCACCAAGTGCTTCAGCCTCAGCAGTAGGCATACCATCAGAAACGGTATAAGTGCCACTGTCATTGAGAAGACCTGGGTTGCTTCCTGACTGAGCAGTTCTTCCAAGGTCAGACGCTGCGTTTTCTGCTGAAAACTCGGAGTCTGCTTCGTTGAAGAATGCTTCTGAACCTGCGGTTCTGTTAGTGCCGTAGCGAGATCTCATCGCGAAGATAAGTCCAGTAGGACCAGTCATAGGTTGTACACCTGCGATGTCGTAAGCGATCAGCTTAGGCATGGATCTCCTGATTAGGGAGATGAGTACTGGGTCGAAACCTGCGACAGGACCTGTAGCTGTGCTGCTACCACTGAAACCTGCAGTACCTGCAGACATGGTAGGAGCGGCTTCAGTCAATACGCCAGCTTCTTCCTTGATAAATCTTTCTTGGTTCTCGAGAAGAACTGCGGTTACCGCTTTTCTATAGTTATCACCGATCTCAGGGAGATCGCCGTGTGTAAGAATGGGTGACCACTTCTCCTGCAAGTGCTCAGAATTAAACATTTTCTGTTTTACCTCTAGGAATTGTGGGGTTAATTACTTTGACCAACGGGATAGAGCCTTAACATAGGCATCCATTCCTTCATTGATTGGCTCAGGATTCGCTACTTCGTTGTCCTCGGAAGGTGCAGATGCAGCTTCAGCAGACTTAGTAGAGAAATAAGACTCTCTTAGGGTATGGATCTTTTCCTTGTATGACTCAACATCATCAAACTCAACAGCCTCTGCGAGAGCAGACAGTTTTTCGCGTTGCGAAAGGGTCAGACCCTCGGACGCTTCATTCACAATCCCATTCTTAATATAGCCGCCAATCTCTTTGGTCAGAGAAACATTCTCTTCGATTGACTGGTTGAGTTTATCTTCCATTTGATCGAGTTGTGAGGTCATCTCATCAACAAGATCAAGTTTTTCCTCGGGAATCTCAATGTGATTCTCGACGAAAACTTTTTTGATTCCGTCTAGGACGTTTTCTGCCATCTCATTCTTGATACCATGCTCAATAGCAAGGGAATTGGTATCCATCCAGTTTTTAACTGAGTATGAGAGGTAGTCGTCAACCTTTTCTGCAAGGTCTTTTTTGACAGATTCAATTTCTTCTTCAAGGACTTTAGCGTATTCCTCGTGCATGCGATCCAACTCTTCGTTGAGTCTAGAAACAACCGCAGCTTCAAAGATAGTCTTTGCTTTCTCTTTGAATTCTTCACTTAGGTTTTCGCCTTCAGTCAAAGCTTGCACGTCAGCACTGAGGTCAACCTCAATGACGTTTTGCTCTGCGTCCTCTTCAGCAATTACTTCGCCTTCAGGTTCATGTCCCGCCTTGACATCACCTTTAGTGCTAAACTCTGCCTTCTGTCCACTAGCATCAGATGGTTTAGTGCTAGGAGGAGTAGCAGTAGGTCCGCCACCAGTCTTGTACTTATTAGACTCGTCGTCAGGTTTTGAATTCTGAGGAGTAGGTCCACCAAGATCCTGATAACCAGGTTGACCAGGTGTGCCAGATTCAGCTTTCGGCATTGGATCCGCAGGTTTGGCGTTTTTAGTTACTGCGTTTTCATCCAGTGTTTTTTCTTCAATTTTAGACATCATTGTCTCCTAAGTGTACAAAGGGCGGTAATTGCTATAGTTATTTATATATTAGAAACTTTGAAGATACTCAGCAAACGCGGAAAGTTTCCTTTCTTCCATTTGTGAGCGTGCAGCGTTGTCGATTCTACGCTTAATTGTCTCGATGGTTTGCTCGTGAATTGCTCCACCTGCATAAACCCATTCCTTTCCTTCCATGATGCCATCTACAAAGGCATCGGGTGCGGAAGGATCGGCAACAATATCTGCTGCAGTTGCAAGCATAAAGTCATCCATGACGACTTTCATGCCATTTTCTTCCTTGATTGTCCCCAATCCTCTAGAGGAAACGCCAAGTTTTACACCTTCATCAAGAAGATTCTTGGCAATGTTACCCATAGGAGTGTCGAGGATTCTCGCTTTTCCAATAAAGTTGTTTCCCTCATTAGTAAGGGATGTGATTAGATGTGACACGCGGTCGAGATTAATCGTAGGACCATCAGGATGACCCAACTCTCCGAGTGCACGTCCTTTCTTAATGTATGATTCGTTATATTTATCAACCTCTCTTGCAAGAGTCTGCACAGGATACATCCTACCATTACGGTTTTTGATGGCACCTTGAAGGAACACGCCCTCAATGAAGTGACGTTTCTTTCCATCCTTGCCTTCGGTAATAGTTACCTTAGCGGATTCAATTTCCTCCCTGATCAGTTTCATCGGGTGTCTCCTCTGGTTGTTCTTCTGTTTCAGTTGATGCTTCTGGTTGCTCTACCTCTTCCTCCTCGGGAGGCTCAGGTGCAAGAATGGTCTTGCCAACCTCTGCTTTTCTCGCATCGATTGCATCGACGGCAGCATCTTTCATTCCAGTAGCAACGTAATCACTTACGTCCTTCTTTCCTGCAAAAAGTGCATTAACGATATCTAAGGCTGCTTGAGTAGGCATAATTTAATAAATCAATAATATTATTTATATATTTCCCTGCTCATAGTCTGCGGGATCAATACCTTGCTCCGCAGGATCAGGCTCAGGAGGTTGTAAAGACATCTCCATTTGTGCCAATTCCAGTTGTTGCATCGCCATTGGGTCGATCAACTGTCCGCTATCGATTTCTTTCTTCATTTGCTTATCAATTTCGTTAAATTCTGCCTCAGTTTGACGTAGAATTTGACGTCTTAGATACTCTAATGAGAAATATTTACCCGCATATGGATCCATTTGCTGCAGCAAAGCAAGTCTTTCGTTAAGAATTTCTTGTTGCTTAAGCTCAGAGAAGTAGTTATCTGCAACGTAATCGTATTGGATATGCTCCTTCATGTTATCCCAGTCTTCAAGTGTGATAACACCTTTGAGGACTAATTGGGTCTTCAGTAGATCATTAAAAAGATCACTGAAACGTTTGCGGAGTCTGACTATAAACTTTTGGAATTTAACTTCGTCTCTGGTGATCTCTGCAGACCTACCAATGTTGAAGCTGTTATCTGATTCCAGTCTGGACTCAGGGACGTTGAGTGCACGATATAATTTCTTTTGGAAATACTTGACATCCTCCAACTCACCTAGGTTTTGACCACCTGGCAATGTAGAGATCTCTGTGCCTCTTCCTCCTTCACGTCTTGGTAGCCAGAAATCTTCTAGCATAGACATGAATTTCTTGTCGTCTCGAATCTCACCAGTATCCGCATTGTATACCAGTTTGTTTCTATATCGACTCATTACCTCGCGGAGGTATTGCTCTGCCTTTTGCTTAGGCAAGTTTCCTACATCGATGTAGAAGATTCTTCTTTCGGGTGCTCTGGATAGACGATAGATAACCAGAGAATCCTCAATCATTCTTAGTTGATTGAGTGCTTTGATTGCCTTATGTAGGTGAGATAAGACAATATTTCTATTCATGTCCCTCTTACCAGAGTGGACATAACAGATAGCGTCGGGTGCAATCTTTACACCTTTATTCTCAAAACCACGGAGTCCTTTAGGAGCATAGATGTAATACTCTAAACTCTTTGGCACCAGTGATTCTGTAGTGGGATCGCCAGGTCCGTTTGCAAGACCAGATCCTCCTTTACCTCTGTCGTATTCGACAACCTTTTTGATTTTGCGGGGGTCGATATATCTTAATTCTGTGATTCCTTCCTGAGGTCTCTCAGGATTAATCATCTTATGGTAGAAAAGTCTACCATCGATATACCATCTGCGGAAAATATCGTACGCTCTTCTATCAAAATCCAACAAAGAAAGGACGTTTTCAAACTCCTCTCTGATTCTTTTCTTCATAGAATCGGAGACTTGGAGGTTAGAAAGCTCGATATCAATAGGATGATCGTCTAACTCACCTGCGATTGCCTCATTAACAACATCGTTGATAGCAGCATCCGCTTCTGGATGCAAACTCATCTCACGATATCTACCAATGAGATCCATCTCCGTGCCTTTGGATGACTCTTTGTCACCAAAGTCAACATACTGACCGAAATAACCACCCGCTACAATAGGTTCGGCTGCGTCCTCACTATCTTTACGCACGAAAGAAGGACCCTTCGGTTGCGAGGAGCCCTTCTTCTTGCGATCAAGAGAATAACCAAATAATTGAGCCATTCAAATAAGTAACTAGGTTGTAGTTATTTAGCGACTTCCAAAAACTAGTTTTTTGGTTGGTGGTGTGCTGCGTTAACGTCTGACGCATAAGTCCAGTACTGAACCTGGAACTCAACAGTATACTCTTCGGGAGTATCGTTGCTATCCCATGCAAGATCGATTGCACTGATGTTGCTTGGCCAGATACCTTCAAACTTGTATGCACGAGTCTGCTCAGATTGTCTGTCATACTGACGGACGATTGCCTGAGTCTGGTAGTTAGCAGGTGAATCGAATGATTGGAAGTTCTGTTGAAGTGCTTGGATCTGTGTAGACCAGTTTTCCAACTGATTTCTAATCACGAAGTTAGCGTCGTTAAGAACGGTAACTGTCCATGGTTCGTAAGTCCTGTCTCCTGCAATCTTAATGGTGCGTCCTCTATAAGGGACTTCGATAACACCAACAGTGGATGCGGGAATGTTTGCTGCTTTAACAAGAAGAGTAGCAAGGTTACCACCGAAAGGTTGACTTGCTGCTTCTGCTTCTGCTGCGTCGGATGCACCACCGCTTCCGCCGATGTTTGCAGATTGAGAAAGTTGAGGGAAAGTTAACTCTACTTGGAACAGATTAGGGCGAGCAAGATCCCCAATCTTATTTCTGAAGTCGAAAATAGGAGAGTTAATCTGCCCTCCTTCGACGTTATTGACTGCCATGTGAAAAATCTCCTATTTAATCGAATTGACTACGAAGTCGTAGCACGGTTTACTTAGGTTGCAACCTCGGAGAAGCTAGCTCCAGTCCTTGTTGCAGTGAAGGTTAGTGTGATGAAGTTAATAGATCTAGTAGGTTTGATGAAGATCTCAGCATAAAACTCGCCTCTGTCAATAGACTCAGGTGGGTTGTTAGTGCTGTCGCAGACAACCAAGAAGTCAGTAACGCCACGACGTGACTGTACGGATCTCATGAAAGGTTCTACGATATTCTTGAAACCTTGGCGAGTAAACTCGTCATTCAATTCAAAGAGTTGTGTCTTAGCAGCTTGTGCGATCGCACCTTCCAAGACAAGGAAGAGACGTCTTACGTTGATTCTATCGAATGCAGACTGATAAGCGAGAGCGGTCTTGTCTCCGAAGAGGACGATACCTTCGCCAGGGAATGCAACGATTGGGTTAACTCTAGCAGCGTAAAGTCTATCTCTGTGATCTTTAAGAGGAGAGTAAGCAAGTTTAACTGCGTTACGAAGTTGTCCTCTATTGAAACCTGCAGGTGAGAACCAAGGCTCCTGATTCAGAGTTGTGCTAAGTGTAAGACCTGCAACGTCTGCGTTACATGGGATGTAACGGTAAACATCGTTGTAGCGGTCATAGATGTATTTGTAGTTATTGTCAAATACTGCGTAAGAAGAAGATGAAAGTTGATCAAAGAAACTTACAGTCTTGTCAACAATGTCTCCAACTGCAGAAACACCAACAACGTCACCTCTGTAAGGTGAGATGAATGCCATGCAGTCTTTACGAGTGCTTGCGATATCGATAACCTTCTGTGCCTTAGCGATTGTGTCGCTGAGGTTACTCATTGAAGGTCCCATGAGGACGTAATCTACTTCCTCAGTCTCAGCATCACTAAAGAGATCGTAACCTGCAAGTAGTGAAGGACGGTCAACAGTGAAACCATCTACACCACCTTGAAGGTGATACTTAACGGTGCCGTTATTCTTAGTGCCGATAACAGGGATGCTGTTAGGATCAAGACCACTGATGTCGTCTCCACCATAAAGAGCATTATCCGCTTTGATCAAGTCAAAGTCTCTGTTAGTTACGCTACCACCCCATGATCCGTCTGCTGTGCCAGAGCGGTCAAAGATGTTATTGGTCTCGTGAGATCCCCAGTAAACATAGGAGGATTTATTCATCAAGACATCGACGTAGTAAAGTGACTCGCCTTGTGGAGACTTAGCGTCGGATGCCTTAGAAAGGTTAGTAAACTTCTCAAGCAATGAGCCAGGTGTGCCTGTCAAACCTCCGTCACCATCAAGGATGAGGACGTGCACGAGGTCTCTGTATCCACCACGGTCATCTGCCCATGCAGAAGTGCCAGGACGAGGAGCGATGTTGATCCACTTCTCGTTGTAACCATACTGTCTGCTCTCGTAGTCACTACCGATTGCAATAGCAGATACAGTAGCAGCGTTTCCGTCAGAAACAGTTTGGTTTGCTTGGAAGAGAGGAGAAGTCTTGTTAAGAGAAACTCTCAATTCTCTAGAGATAGACAAGATCTTACCAGATGTGCCAGTAGCAGATCCAGGTGATCCTGCATTGTTTGCCAACTCAGTAATAGTATCTCCAACTTCCCAGAAGTCAGATGCAGTGCTATCAATGCTTACTTCAAGTTTCTGTGTTTCCTTGTCGAAAGCAACAACGCCACCAGTGATGTTACCAGAAAGACCGTTGTAGAAGTTACCTGCTTTGAAGTTACCCACTAGAGTGCTATTCTCTTCAAGAGTAATAACAACAGTGTAGGAGTAAACCTTACCGAAGATGTTAGCAGCAGAGTAAGAGATTTCAGCACCAGATGCGAATTCCCACTCAGCAGAAGATGGTTGTGCAAGATAAAGTACTTGATCAGCACCTGCATCAGTCATTACGACTCTAATGCTGTTGCCGAATTGACCAGGAGTCTTAGATGCCCACTTCCAGTTATTAGAAGCATCCTTAACAGTTGACTCATATGCATCAAGATTCTTAATCAAAGGAGCAGTAATACCAGTAGAGGTTTGCTCGTTGATTTGAGTCTTGTTAGAAGAAACCGTTAGGAGAGTAACAGTAGATCCATCAGTGTGTGCTGCTGCAGTAGAGCTCAATGCTGAGCGAGTAACAGTAAGGTCGTTACCTGCAACACCAGTTACTTGGAGAATCTCATCGTCAATTCTAATATAGGAGTTAGTACCTGCTCCAAGAGTTGCTACAGAAGCAACAGTAAGAGTGGTATCAGCATCAGTAAATGTAGATCCTTCGTTGATGGTAGAAGTGCTACCTGCAGTCTCGATCAAAGTGACTTGTGATCCTGCTGCGTGAGAAACCCCAGATGTCTGAAGTTGTCCACGAGTAACAACAACGTCGTTACCAGACACAGACCCAATGGTCATGATCTCTGCGTCAATCAAAAGAAGATCAGCGACATCAAAGTCAGTGGTAGACAATACTGTGAGTGTAGTGTCGTTAGCACTAAAAGTAGTATTAGTAAACTGTGCAGTGTCAATAGCATTCTTAAGTGAATTGCTCATTGCACGGACAATCTTCATGGTGCCACCATAAAGAAGGTATTGTGCTGCACTAAACCAATACTCAAAGTTTGAATTACTTGGTCTACCGAAAATTGCGAGAAGCTCCTTCTCACTAGTTACCGAGACGATTTGCTCTACTGGTCCTTTCTCAAAACTTCCAACCATTGCTGCTACGTTATCTACGGTAGCGTTAACAACGTTAGTGAGATCTCTTTCCAGTACAACAACACCTGGTGAAAGTTGCGTTGATGCCATGTTTGTATACTCCTAAAACGGGTCAATACGGATGCTATGAATATTTATTGTTTTAGGTTTTTCAAAGGGGTGATCATGACGTGAGCATATTACCAGTCAGGATAGTCAGACCATTTTACTTTTCTTTTTCGGGATTTATTTACTCTTCTTACTGTGCATTCCTTACATGTATATGCGTAGGCAGATGGGACGTTGCCTCGGTCTTTCTTTGTCATATAAAAACCATCTATCAAGTCAAACGTCCTCAGGCATTTCCTACATTGCCTTTCTACGAATAAAAGATTCTCTAAACCAAACTGCTCTTCAATACTCATCTTCTTCGGACTTCCTCGCCCAGTATCCAAACACCACACCTGCAGTGAATATCATTAAGACAAACAATATGTTGCCCATAGAAACTAAGTTTGCTTCTATCATTTGATAAAGTTATGTTTAGATGTGCTGCTCTTTGTCCTGTTATGGATAACGATAAATCTATCTGCTGCAAACGTGCCTGCAAGACAGACATCAATCTCGTCACCATCTTCCCAGTTGATATCACCATTCTTCTTGGTGTGATTCATTGCTTCTTGAATCTTATCAATAATCGCAGTCGTTAATTCCATAGGGTGTTAGATCATATTTAACTTGGGCAATGCCCTCATGTTCTATTTTAACAGGTTGTCCGATAATCGCGAGGATATCGGCAGGGATTTTTTTCTTAGTGATATCATAAGGGATGGGTGCATTTGACACACATACCCTTATGCATTCCCATTGCTCCTCCGTGAGGGAGTAACTAGTCGTCATGGTCATCCCATGGATCTGCTAGTCCTTTATTATCAAAGAATGCTTTGTATACACCAAAACCTGCAAGCAACACAGTAATGACTACGAATGAGATAGCAAACGTAATGTTTGGGTTAGCGTTGTAATGCGGAATAATTGCATTACACTTTGTCCAAGTGCCAGGCAGTGTGTAGACTGGCGGACAAGAAATAAAAATCATCGAAATTCCCACATGTAAGATCGGTCACCGTATTCGTCAGTATGCCATCTATCACCATCTTTGTCAACAAATGTTTCCTCATCCATTCCATCGTCGATGAAACCAAAGGGTGCCATGTCTGCTTCAATCTGCTCTTTCTGCTCTTGATACAGACGTGCTCGGACATCATTGTCATGCAACTCTCTGAAGTAATCAGATGTTGCCAACCAACTAAAGATAACAATACACATGGCAAGGTCGTCGTTACAACCTTCTTCTGCTTCCCACGCTTGACCTTTCTGTATGAAAGTAGTTAACTCTGCAATTATATCATAATCTAGGAAGGTTAGTTTATCTGTTTCAATCAATGTTTTCATATTAGAACATCCAGTCTTCTTGACTGTGGTGCTCATCTTGACACCTAATTGTGTCTTACTCCCTGAGAATCCTTGTCCCACAACCTGTCCTGCACGTCCCCGCATAGCACACATCAATAGATTGTCATACTCAAGATCATACTGCAGGATGTCCGCAACCTGACCGCCGATATCATTTACCTCTGCCATGATATACGCATGGTTATAACTGCATGCAACCTGATGAATTACATTAGGGAATAGCATAGGTTTAATTACATTATTCCTATACTTTGCTACGATGCGATATGGGATAGTAGTGGTGTCAAATACAATAAATGCTGAGTAATCCTTTGTAATACCTCTTGCTACGTCAACTGTCATCACATATGTATTGTCCGCAACAGGTTCTTCGTATATGTCTAGTCCCGCATTCCTAGTCAAAGGATCTTCATATGTGAGAATCTTTAGTTTACTTGATGTGATCAGTGTGTTGACAGATCCTAGAAACTCACACTCAAACTCTTGGTTAAACTGCTCTTCAGATGTGTTAGCAATAGTTTGCTCTCGCCAATTCTCATCTCTACCTGGCACCTCAGACCAGTGCACTTCTGTTGTTACATACTCATTCCTATTCAACTCTGCGTCATGCCAGAGTTTATAAAACATATTCATACCCTTAGGGGTAGAAATGATAATCACCTTAGTTGACTTACCTGAGGATATAGTAGG